TACAAATGATAAAATAGGAAAGTATACCGAGGCAAATAATTATTTGGTGCAAATTACAACAGACAGCAACGAAAAAGAGAAGTTCGAAAAGTTACTAACACAAATTACTGGCAAACACGAACAATTGCTCGCTGTATTTACACCCAGTTCTATTTCAGAATTATTTAAAACAGTTATACGTGAAGATGTGTTGGAACGAAGTATTGGATTTATAGACCGACTTATAGGTATTTATAATCCACCACCTCCTCAAGATGAATCTTCTCCTAGTAGTCCAGATACAGTAATGATTCATCCATCAATAGCAAAGACAATTATTGAGTTGGTTGTATTACAAGCTGGATATACCGTATTTACAAACTTTATAGAATGTCGTCTATCTGATACTGATATTAGTGGTAACCCGTACTTGTCTGTTGTTGTGAATCAGTTTAATAGGTCTAATATTGTAAAGAATACGCAATACTATATAGACAACCTGAAAGGCAATTTTTCTAGATTTATAGAATCAGCAAGGCAAAATAACCAACTATCTGATAAAGAACTTGATAAACTTGATAAACTTGCCAAGGTTATAAAATATGACGTGAATGAATGTAAGTCGCATAGTAGTTCAAGTGTTATTTCAGGTGGTGGTGGTAGTGACGATGCATCTAAACAACTAACCTTATTTGATGAAATTGGAGAAAGAACTCTTTCAGGTACTCTTAACCAAGATTATATAGTATTATACCTTGAGACTGTATATGGAAACCGCGGACATGTTCTTCAAACAACATTCGATGAACTGTATCAGGACCTTTTAGATGATCAAGATGACGATGATGGTTTCATTAAAGATAGTATGGATGATGTTATAATTAATGACATAAAAGGTGGAATAAAACAAATATCAGATAATATTCATGCAAAATACCAAGAAGTGGTAAAAGAGTTTATAAAAAATAAACCACACGATTCCCCGCCCTTCGATTCACAACCTGTATATGGAGAAACACAAACACTTGAGTCAGATGTTGAGGGGGAGGGGGAGGGGGAGGAGTATCCGGGTAGTCCTACTACCAAAAAAACACTTGGGGGAGGTTCATCTATTACTAGAAAACGTAGAGTAAAACATAAACGTATCCACAACTCGCGCAATAAAAGGCGAGTAACCAAACATAGGGAAACAATTCGTCGAAGTAAACGTCGTCATATTCATAAATATAGTAAAAATAAACGAAACCGACGACAAAAACAACATGTATAATACACATTACATCCGCGGTATAATTGTCACAATATCTTATTGTCGAAATTATATTACCATTTCAGTATATATAGCATGACAACGAATAATAGTTGTACAGTGTCACATTCCTATGAACATTTGAAAACCGGAGATCTCTTATTATGCGACAATTTAGGGCATAGCGGACTAGGATTATTCGGATGGTTAATAAAGTACTTCACATATAGCGACTACTCTCACATTGCGATGATAATAAAAGACCCCCAATTCACAAAAGAACCACTCGATGGGTTATTTGTATGGGAAGCAGGATTTACATCGAGTGATGTAAATGACGCAGAGGATAACATTCATAAGTCAGGTGTACAAATCGTGCCGCTATCTACGTTTCTTCAAAAATATGAAGGAAAAGTATATGTTCGAAAGATTGAGACACCAGATATTGATACATATGAACATATATTTAACACGGAATCGCTGCGTAAAATACATGATGTAGTATATGATAAGCCATACGACCTCGTATTAAGCGATTGGTTAAGTATCTACGCTCAACATGACAAAAAGCCCCAAAAAACAAATCGATTTGTGTGCAGTTCTCTCGTTGGTTATATTTATTCGAAGCTCGGACTTCTTCCGTCAACGATTGATTGGAGTATTTTATCTCCTGCATTCTTTTCATCAGACAATAAGTCATTTCCTTTAGTTTCCGGGTTCTCTCTTCACAAAGAGAAAGAAATATCATCGATGACATAATGCGTCAACCCTCATCATCACCATGACCCACTTGACAAAAATAACAATAATAATGTCTTCGTATATTACATACAAACACATTATACACAGAGAGAATGTATCCAGTAAAGTATGTGCCGATACGTCTCTCACAAAAAGATCGAAAAACACAGCGACATCTTCTTAACAAGTCCCGCAAACTTTATAAAAAAGGGATTTATGTCAACCGAGTAAAGGATGGCAAAACATTATCATCATATCCTCACAAAAAGTCGAAGCATATATCTCATGCCGAGAAAATATACACAATCAAAAATATTCATGCATCGCCTGAACTCGCAAAAAAGACAGGATGTTCTGTCAAAGCTCTCGCTGAAATAGAGCGAAAAGGGGAAGGCGCGTACTATTCGTCGGGAAGTCGCCCTAACCAAACTGCACAGTCATGGGGTCGGGCGCGTCTAGCGAGTGCAATTACTGCTGGAAAAGCAGCCGCAGTTGATTATAGTATTCTTGAGAAGGGATGCAGTGCAAAAAGTAAGGCGCTTACACTCGCAAAAAAAGCAGTGAAAAAACACGGACATGGTACTAGACGTGTTCCCAAGAAAGGTGGCGCACCCCCTGTCGTTGTAAACACCGATGATGTGATATCAATTCTTGGAGATAATAATGAACTTCTTTTATTCAATCGAAACCATTGGGATTATGACAATGACTTTTACGATAAGTATACATATGATGGCAACTTTCCGCTTTCATCTGTCCCATTGAAATACCGTAGTATATTAAACAACCACGGATTCACGATTCCGTTAGGTTATACCCAAACAAATGCTGATGCGCTTATGAGAAGAGTTTCAACTCCTATTTCGTTTTCTTCTTCTATGTCATCACCTGGAAGTCCGCGAACACCAGGAAGTATATTATCTAGGTATGATTCATCATCACCTGGATCCCCGAATATCGACACTTACCAGTTTTCACCAATCAAAGAAGAGGTCGACCTGTTGAAGTCGCCTCCTAGAAATAAGAACCATAAACGAGAAAAACCATCTCCCGTTAGGCAAAATCCATTTCAAATTGATGTAACAAACTCAAATGCAAATCCATTTCAATGGTATCCAAGTCCGCCAAGGTTTGTTGGACCACCCCCTCAATCCGATTCTGATGATGATGATGAATGAACGAATGAAATAGTATTGGTCAGTGTCTCGTACATGTTACTTTTATTACATTTATTTTCTAGATCGTTTTGTATAACAACGCGTCGATGCAATCATATCATTTTTCTTGTTATGTTTGTTTCTTTTTGTATACTTTCTTTTATCATTTTTTCGTTTGGCAGTCTTTCTATTATTTTTACTAGTACTTCGAAGCAATGAGTGTGACGCCCTTTTCGTATATTTTGAACCTCCTTTTGGTTCTTTTAATACTTTCGAATATGTAGGTCGAGGTAGTGGGGGGCCTGGTGGCTGTGATGGTTTTTCAGATGGGTGTCTCTGTACCACAGCATTTGCATTATGGGGAAGAGGTGGTTGAAGTTGTTGAGGTGGTTTAGGCTTGGATGAAGAGGACTTTGTACTAACTCTGACGCTACCTTTAATCTTTGCAACAATAATATCCATAAGACTATTAAGATTATCTATCCCAAATGTTTTGTTTAACCCAAAAAACCCTTCATCATCTTTTATTTGTTTTTTAATTAAGGAAAGTTGCTTTGTTTTGTTATTTAAAGGTAAAGTAACTTCTATATTATAATTATCTTTGGCTACTTTTGTAAATATACCTTCTTTTTGTATATTTGTATCAAGATATTCTTTCCATTCATCAAATATTATATCATCAACCTGATTGATAATCCCTTTATCGCCAATATCCGGATCGTCTTTAATGCGATTAATAAGCGATGTCCTAAATGTATCATATGTTTGATTTGATAATCGCTGGATTGTTTGTATTGGTTTTGACGCTGTTTGTTGTGATACAATCTCACTACTTTCTCCAAATAACTTGGCATACTTATTATATACATCAGGATTACTTGTTGGTGTTAGTAACATGCTTTCAATGTTACCAAGAGAAAATGAATCTTTTAGTATAGATTGTATATCGTTTGATATTATTTGTATAATCTCTTGGAACGTTTTAATAATAGTTAATACCTTCGCATTGAACTGAATTATGTTATTTCGTATTTCACGCTCTGTACCACTGTTTTCTTCGGGTATGTTTGATAAAGGGGTAGAATGTACACTAACTATTATATCTCCTTGTTTACGCCCAGGAGTAGTAACAACTTTTAATACGTCTATCTGATTATGTAATGAAACAGAGGGTTCATATACTTTTCCCCATGTATGTGTTTTATCACCTCCGAAATCAATATACTGTGTGAATAATGAAAAAAATAACGCGAACTCATTCTGGTCAATAATAAGATCACGTGTCGTAGATTTTGTCTTTTCTTCAGACATCCTTTTTTCAGACATTTGTACAAGGTCACCAATTGGATCGTTTGTTAAACGTATAAGCTGATATACCTTTTTGGCAAGTTTCAGTTGGGTTTCATACGTTGGATCGGAGGTAGTCGTTTCATTTTTCGATATTTTTTTCATCACAGATAATCCAATATAACGAATTAACGTCGATATATGTTGACTTTGAATGCTATTGAATCCCGTTCCCATTTGTGAAGCGACTGTTTCACGCGAAAGTGTTTTTGTATTATCTTTCTGCATTTTTTCATATATTTGTTTCATCATTTTATACATCGCATGTGCTTTTGTACTACTCGGAACATTGTTACCGGGAGGTTTAGCTTCAAATAGAGGAAATGTATTGAGAGGTATTATTTCATTTATACGCTGAATAATTTGTTTATTAATAGACGAAAGCTGAATCCCTTTATCTTCTTGAGTTGTCTGGTCGATAAAACGTTCTATTTCATCCTGTAATACCTTGTATCGGGTTTCTTGTGGTTCTTCAACTTTTGATTGTTGTTCTTCCACCACTTCTTCGACAATTAATTGTTCTTGTAGAATAGGAACACCATACCTTTTTATAAGTTCAAATAATTTCTTCAAATATGTAAGTGTTTCTTTCTCATTATCAATAAATTGTGTTTCTTGTTTCATTAATTTTGCTTCTGCTGCTGCCTTGGCTTCTGCTGCTGCCTTGGCTTCTGCTGCTGCCTTGGCTTCTGCTGCTGCCTTGGCTTCTGCTGCTGCCTTGGCTTCTGCTGCTGCCTTGGCTTCTGCTGCTGCCTTGGCTTCTGCTGCTGCTTTGGCTTCTTCCTCCTTCCTTTTTTCTTCTTCATCGTCAAAATACTTCTCCATCGATTTCAACTCCACTATGTTCTTTGTAACATTCGTTATCCTAGTAATAAGTTTGTAACTTTCCACATCATCCCCAATTGTAATATCAACCAATTTGTCACCGTCCTTTTTTTTATTCTGAACATTTGTAAATGCTTTCAGGTTAGTAACATATGCTCTATAAGATGTGTTATAAGGTGTGTATGGTTCATCTATTCGCCCCCTTGATATTTTATTTGTAATTCGTGTCATTTCTGTGTCAAACTCTGCAATATATCTGTTTAGATCAGCAAGACGTTTACTCTTTTGCTCATTTTCTTCTTTCTGTTTCGCGGCTTCTGCTGCCGCCTTGGCTTCTGCTGCCGCTTTCTTTTTCTCCTCTTGAGCTATTCTCTTGGCTTCCGCTTCTGCTGCTGCTTTTGCTTCTGCTGCTGCTTTTGCTTCTGCTGCTGCTTTTGCTTCTGCTGCTGCCTTTGCTTCTGCTGCTGCTTTTGCTTCTGCTGCTGCTTTTGCTTCTGCTGCTGCTTTTGCTTCCGCTGCTGCTTTTGCTTCCGCTGCTGCTTTTGCTTCCGCTGCCGCCTTGGCTTCTGCTACTCGTCTGGCCTCTTCTTCTTTTAGTCGGGCTTCTTCTACCATTTTTCTAGCAGCCTCTGCCTCTGCGGCAACTCTTGCTACTTCTGCTGCTCTGGCTGCTTCCGCAGCTGCCCTTGCTTCCGCAGCCGCTGCTATTTCCCGCCTCCTTGCTTCTTCTGCTACTCGTTTGGCTTCTTCTGCTAACTTATTTGCTTGATCTTTTTCGAAATATTCATACATGTCATCAAGTGATTTTATATTTTGGTTAACCTGTTTTATTCTATTTTGTAGACTTCTATCAGAAATATCATTGATTGTTACCTCACGCATAGAATTATCATATAGTGATACAACTTTACCCTGTTTAATAGTTGACTCATTTAGGTTTGTCATATATAGATCATATGTAATGTTTAACCCACCTACATTATAACTTTCACCTTTTTTATCACCAATGTTTTGTATAGCGAGTTGTAATGTCGAGTCAAAAAGTTTAATCTGGGTTTTCAATTCATCGAGAAGTTTTGTTTTTTTAGCATTCTCTTCTTCTGTCCTCTTAATGTCATTGATAACGGCTGACTTTAATGCAATTGATGGTGCAGTTGTTGTAACAATTCGGTACAGGTTATCGATATCATTAATAATATTAAGTTTTGGCTGTTCGTTTGATGTGGCTAATGAAGTAGCGGTTCCGGTAACAGCTGCAATTGTTGTGGCAGTGTCATCAGGAAGAATGGGAGGTGGCTGGTTATCAATTTTCGATGATTCTGTGGCTAGGAGTTCTTGAACCCCGGATTGTATTTGGTTATCAATATTCGATGTGGTTAACGCAGCAGTGGCTCCTGTGGTGAGTGCAAGTTTAGTGGCGGTGTCATCGTGACTAACGACGGAAGGTGCAACAAGAAGAAGAGAGGGTGGTTTATTATCAATATTTGATGTGGTTAACGCCGCAGTGGATCCCGTAACGGCTGCAATTGTTGTGGCAGTGTCATTAGGAAGAATGGGGTGTGGTTGTTGTATAACAGGTTCGGTTACTGATGCATTAGAACCAACCGGAACAAGTGGTTGAACGGTTGAAGGGACAGTGGAGACGATTGTTGATAACGATGAAACTGCTCCAGTCGTCGCTGCTAGTTTTGCAGCAATGTCGTTGTCGTCATATTCAGATGGATACCTGGAGAATGGATTGTATGGGTTAATAATATTACCAGTAGCTCCTGTATTACCTTGTTGATAACCAGTAGTTCCTGTATCACCGGTAGTTCCTGTATCACCAGTAGTTCCTGTATCACCGGTAGTTCCTGTATCACCGGTAGTTCCTGTATCACCGGTAGTTCCTGTATCACCGGTAGTTCCTGTATCACCGGTAGTTCCTGTATCACCGGTAGTTCCAGTAGGTCCTGTATCACCGGTAGGTGGAATAACAAAACTACTAGGTCCGGGTAAAGGTAAAGGGGTCTTGTTATCTTCTCTCGCCTTCTTCTCTTCCTCCTCCAAACGTTTCATAATATCTTGTATAGTTTGATTATTCGATACATTATTCACAAGGGCATCATATAACCCACTAATATGATTCCGTTTTTCAAAACATGTATTCTGTGCCGAACCAAGAAAGTCTTTTGTCTGTTGTCCCACTATATTCGCAGCGCCTATACCCGGAAGCCCGGTTTTCATACCAGTAGCGAGTCCGAAACTCCCCGCATTTCCGCTACTAGTAAATAAGGAAACCTTTATATTATGCGTTATAGGTTTAGAACTGGAGGTAACCTCCTTATCAGCGATTGCATTAATCTCTCGTTGTGGAATCTCTAATTTGTTCACAACCTTTATAACATATTCCGATGGTGCAATTCGTGTAGAACGATTATACATAATCATCTTCGGTGAATAGTAAAACGGCAGGGTTCTGTCCATGAATAAATTGATAACTGTTCGAATATTGTCAGCATATCTTTTCTTCAATGTATCGGCATTATTACTACTATTCGCAACGTCATTCGTTGTGTTAGAAAATCGTTTATTAAACTCCTCTTTTTTTGTATTAATGAGAGGAATTACCTTGGTTTGTATTACTTGATCAACCAACTCTGCATGAGCAGCATAATCATACATATCGGACTTATTAATTGGCTTCTTTTTCAGTAAAGATATATCTGGAAACACAAGTGTACTATCATTCGACGGTAATATACCCATCACCATATTTGCCATATTTTTCATACTAGTTATGGAATATAACATTAATTGCTCAATACGTGCCTTTCGAGAGGTATAATCCACGGTAAGTTTGGAATATGACTTATTTACCAATTTTTCCACATTGTCTGCAATACGAATATACGTCGATCGTTGAGTACTTGATAATATATTCATTTTTTCTGAAACACTACGTTTTATTTCAGTACCAATCGTATTCAAGTACTGCCCCATTTCACTGAAATATCCTTGGATACCAGTAACCTCAATTAACTTGTCAACTGTATCTGCAGAGGTTGGAATGAATGCTGGGATTGTTATGTTTTTAGAGGACGTTGATGATGACAACGAAGTAACTAACTCATTCGTTGAACCTTCAGGGGGTTCATTTACTGTAATCTTATTCTTGGTAAGGTTATCTATGACCGCTTTATAAAACGCATCAATCTTTGTTTTGTATTCTGGTTCAAGAGGCTTATATTCATCATTATACATCTTCACCACATCATTTTTTGTTTTCGACATAATTTCAATAACTTGTTCGAATGCATCACGTGTTTCATCTACCTTACTATTTGAGAGAGAGGATACATTTATGTTTTGCTTAAACACCTGTACATAACAAAAGAATGATAAATTGTCAAACCATTGTCGATTGACTGGTTTTTTCTGTGAGTCGATGTAAAACTCTGATCGAAGTTTCTGAAGCGGTGTTCCTGTAGAATAGGGAGGTGCAGAGAGGTTAGTGGTTGTCGCAAACTGCATCAGTATATCGCTCGTTAATGTAATATTTTTTGGAACAATTAGTTCAAGAATGTGGAGAGGTTCAGAGTCGGGTTTTGTTGCAGTGGTGGGTACTGTAGTAGAGTTGCTATTCGCTCCGCCAGATTGTGCAGTAACCAGTGGAGGTACCTTACTACATGTATCATTGTGTAAGTCAATAAACCATTTTGGAAGTGTTGTACCAGATGATGTATTATAACGAAATATACATTGTGGGGGAGTATCTAATCCAATAAGATAAAAATGCTGATTATTATCATTGTTAATTAGTAGAACATGTGTGTATTTTGTATCATCGTCAGACGTCAGTGAATTATCAACACAGTAAAATGGGGTGTCTTTACCTATTTCAGTAATAATAATCCGAACATTATACTTCTTTTGAAACAGTATAAAGTCATTCTGGTCTCCCCATCTTCCTTGCTTATTTAAAATGTGTAACATCGAAGTATGAAGTGTTGTTAATAACTGTGAGTTGGATAGTATGTTTTTCACAGTAGTGTCTTTGTCAATATTCTTCAGAATATCATTAATAATATCATTAATTTCATTCTCTTGGTATCCTCTCGTTTGTAAGAATGATAATACATCCGTGTCGGGCGAACCAAAATCATTTAATTGCTTCGTTAGTTCATCTTCTGTGAACAATGTATGAATATCTTCTCGAATATATTGAGCTGCCTCTGTCGTTGCCCTTGTTTCTAGATTATTCTCATCTGTAGTATACATACCATTTTCTCTAACCTTGGTCCATAGAGAAGTAAGTTCACTATTATCCCCGAGATCATCGTGATTCAATGATTGGATTCCTCTTGCGAGAGATAAGAATAGACAGTCGCCTCCTCCGCCGCAATCCTTTTTATATATGTTATGGTTATTCAATGAGGCATCCTCCCATTCCTCCCATTGTATTGGTTTAATATTGTTAACAACATTAGTTACTGTTTGGACTACGGTAGTTGTTATATCGGGGTTGTTGGGGGGAGAATAACTAACGGAGGTATTTGAGTCAGTAGGAGAAGAAATATTATTATTATGTAGCGTCACCGATGCAGGAGAAGAAGAAGGACTTTGCACGTTAGTAGTAATGGGTGGAGATGGTGAAACATATTTTGTACGAGTTGGATCCATCATTTCTTCATATAATAGTACCTGCATGGGCTTCCCGATATTCTGTCCAACAATATCATACAGTTCTAAACTTACAGGTTTAATATGAATAAACGAATTATCTGGTGTGGCAGTCATGTATATTTAATTCAGTCAGTTATTTTGATGGTTTATAATCCGTAATTATATTTGTAATAAACCAGTATACTACTAATATAATATGATATATTTATTGCGTATTATCATACGTATACCAACACACATGGTGTCACATGTCATAAACTGTTACATGGTGTTATTTCGTTGCCGGTTTTGTTAATCCGGATATTGGCGTATTCTTCGCATCATCTTTGAAGAGTTGGTGATATTGCAGGACAGACACATGATTATTCTCTTCTTTTTGCTTCTTTGCCTTTTCAATGGTCGACAATGCCTTACTTATTTCAAGGTCAGATATTTCACCATCCTTGTTCGTATCAATAATCTTATGTATATCTCTAAACTTGTCGGGAAGAATACAATACTTGCTCTTTCCGTTCATAAGATGATCAGCTACAATACTAAAACACGCAGTAATTACAAGAGCATAATAAATGTTTCGTGTACCCATCCATGCAACTGCAAATACAAGGACTTCTTTCTTCATGATATATTTGAGTACGGATTCGGTTGATTCACTTAAATCCATCTGAATATACCGTGATCCAATGTTTAAAATAAGCATAACAAATCCGGCAAAGAATGTACTTGTATTTAAGTTATGAAAGAAGTTATGCGCGGCAGTGAGGACCTTTGAGTCCATTATATTTTCGGCAGGTGTTTGTAACCCGAAAAACGAGTTTTTTGAGTTAAATAGGTCGCCGATTGTTTTTAATTTGAGAGGAGGAAAGAACGGGGCGGATGCAATCGATGGAGATACCCCACCTGCCTGTCCTTGTTGTGGCTGCGGCTGCTGTTGTTTCGGCCCCCCTACATTTGCTACGCGGTTACTTTGTTTTTGTCTCATTTTTTTATTTTCGGTCGGTGTAATAAGTCAGGGAATTGTACTGCTACTATATTATGTAAATACTTTTTTACCTACGTCTGGTTTGTTTCCTCTTTTTAGAAACACGTCTTTTTGTGTTACGACGTTTTCCTCCATTCATTGCATTATTATCTTGGTTTTGTCTAACGGTTCTTCTAATGTGACGTGTAGGTGGAGAGCGACTTCTATGACGGCGGCGAGACCTAGGAGACCTAGGAGAATAAGGCCGAGGTGGCGTATTTGCCGCGGAGAGAGCCTCTCTTGTATGAGGATAATTATCCATATCAACATTGATATCGACGCTTATTTCTTGTAGATATTGAAGTGCAACATCTATGTCAAGTTGATTAGTAGGTGGATGACTCACTCGGTTTTCTTCAAGTAAATGAACAAATAACGTTACAATTCCCTGTTTATCATCCATTATATTTCCATCAGGAGGAGGAATATGAAGGGCATTTACAAGACGACTTACAACTGCTATATTTTCCAAGTTAATAAGCCGAGTAAGTGGAACAATCTCTCTACGTATGAGTTCTCTTGATGAACGCACATCGTCATTTAATGTTTCTGCATATTCGACAATTTGTCTACTTAACATTGTATGGTCTCCGTATGTTTGTTCATACATCGAGTCAATAAATGATGCATGAGTAGGCGGTTCTACATATGGGTCTCTCATGTTTTCAGAAATAGTATATATTATATTATTATAATATTTACTTATAACATTCACTTATAACATTCACTTATAACATTCACTTATAACATTCACTTATTATTATACATTCTCTCTCCTTTCTTCATGTGTCACTTGGGTTATATGTTTCGATCTATCCTGTTACTTTCGTCCAGTAAATAAATCTCGCACAACTCTCTTTTTTCTTCTGATGGCACGTTTAAACTGGTCACGTACTGTCATACCTTCAACATCGTTCGACTTCACTACAACATCATCATCGTCTGGTTGTTCAACCGATGAAACTGCCATAATTCCTTCCTGGTTTCCCCATTTACTAAAAACCTCATCAAAGAAAGAGGATAATGTTTTCTTGATTGCCTTTGCTTGTTTTATAAATGGGGAGTCGATATCATTATCAATAACAACGTCTTGCGTATTATCATCGTCGTCGGAATATTCGTTATATTTATTCATTTTTTCATTGAAATGAACTTTCTTGTCATTTGTACGCGCATCAGCCCCTTTCACTAAAGTGTCATATTCACCATGTTTGGGTTTTTGTGCAGCATCTCTCGCATTTTCTTCTTTCTCTTCTTTATCCTTCATGGCTCCATAAATGGATGATGTTAACACAATAATGAACATTGCGACAAGTATAAATATTGTTCGTTGTTCCATGATCGTGTTACTTATTATACTGTAATAGAACCGTCCTATGTATATATAGTATAATTTCATTTTATCGAATACTGTCATTTATCTAATACATTATCACGCATACGATATACTACTACGTACATGCAAACTGTGAGAAATAATTATACATGACACCTAACGCGGTTAGATCTTTCGCATCTATATTATCGATCGTGTCGGGGTTCATTGCTCGAAGTTCGTCACATTTTTGTTTGGCTATTTCATTCTTAAAGTCAAATGATTGGCAAAACTCTCGTGTTCGTGATTCATCCTTGAATAATGCAGTTGGGATACATAATGAATTATAGATTCGTATCCCATAATTCGCCATATTTAAAACGTCTGAACCTCTCGGTATAGTTTGAATAACCATATTCCCTTTGTCATCCTTTACATATGTATACTTCCCGGTTGCTGCATTTTTTACTTTACCGACATACTTATTCATAAACTTGCCGGGCGCTTCATTATATTCAGAGATAACCTTGTCATATGTATCTTTGTATGACGGGTTTTTACATATCGCGTCTTTAAAATACGAATATGTGATTGCCTCAAATGCAGGGTCATTTACACTTACTGGCGGGGTCGGATACTTACTATTTACAATCCGGTCACCATAATATACGTTTTTTCCGACTTCACTTATCCCGCCAACACCGCCATATAATCCGCATTTCTTCGATTTGAAAAAGGTATCGGAAAACTCGCTACTTTTTGCTTCATTGGTGCTATCTTTTTCAGCATGATAATCTAATGCAAAAAAACCCTCGGTTACTGTCGAAGTTTGACGGATCCAGTTACCAAATAATATAAATGCTAAAAGAATAATCATTCCAGCATATTGTTTTTTCAATGTGAATGCGACGATAATTATTACAATTAAAATACGAATAATAACTGATACGACGGGATTATCAAGTACATTATTGTAGAACGAACTGCATAGAACCCATAAGTTAGTATTACATTCCATGTTGCACCTGGTATTGTATCTTGATTTGTGTGGGGCGTTGTTATATATACCCGCGAAGATTTCTTGTAGAATACGGGGTCGATCATTTTGATTGATGACATCAAACATATGGTGTCATGAATCATGATAACTTGTGTAAGCAAATGGTTGAAGGAAACAAGCGAATTACTTCGCTTCGGCAATCTTGGCAATCTGTTCAAGAGGATTATCGGACTCCTTCTTCTCTTCGCCTTCCTTCTTCTCTTCGCCCTCCTTCTTCTCTTCGCCTTCCTTCTTCTCGCCTTCCATACCTTCAAAGAGGTGGCTAGCGCCGGTGAGAGAAGAGATCAAGACAACCATAATCACTGCCAAAAGACCAGCAGCAGTATTTGTCAAGGTAAGGTAGACAATCAAAGCAATAAATACAAGTTTGCCTAAAAGGTTGCTGTACATAAACCCAAGAATATTGGGCTTGATGTAAAGGATCGCAATCAATACAGCGAGGATTCCGAAGGAAGCAGTGTTCTTATCGATTTTCATTGTGTTCTATATACATAGTTAATATATTTTTCAACTGTAATACCAAAATATACACTAAAATAAAATCTCCTTTTTTTATAAGAATATGACTTCTTTAGGTTATTCCGAGTTCTTAAATACCGATGAAGGAGGGGATATACTAAAAGGAAATAGTAAATATAATGGAAGAGGCGGCGCGAATAGCGGTGGCGGCACATCATATATAGACGCAAAACGAAAAAACAACCGCACACTGAAGGTTCGAAATAACTATCAAGATGGTCCATCTTACGAGAGTGGAGAGGTATATCCTGCATCTGCATCTTCATCTTCATCCTCCGGGACAAATATGAATGCTAAAAATGATATTCCTCAATCTAAAATGTCAGAAATACAGAAGGCAGCAAACAATAAAATAAAACAATTGAAGGATTATATCGAAAAAATACATAGTAAAGGTGGAGAAGACTCGGATGAAGATGATGATAGCGGTGACGCGTATTCACCTGATCTACCATCTTACCCAGGTCAAGGAATGGGTATTAATGTAAACAAGAGTTTTATAGCTCATGGTAATCCGGCAACATATAATGCTGGTTCAGGTCCAGTTCCAACTATGGCTTCTAGTTCTGGTGCGCAACATCTTCAAAGTACTGTCATGTTAAATCCAACATCATCATATAACTCTCTATTGGTTGATGGATTTACATCGAGTGCAGCAGAGGTAGGAACTATTCCAAAACCAGTTCAACCAAGTAACAGAACCCCAGCTGATACAACTAGCACATACGCTCGTCAATACTATGAACAGTTTGTTCCAAAAATGGATACAATGACTTCGGGATTAACACAGCCAGGGACGAATAGCGCTCTTATTGAAAAGTTGAATTACATTATTCATATGCTTGAAGAAAAACGGGATGAAAAAACAGAGAATGTTATGGAGGAGTTGGTTCTCTATTGTTTTTTAGGAGTATTTGTTATATTTGTGGTTGACTCATTCGCACGAACCAGGAAGTATGTTAGGTAAAATGTGAGAGGTTGACGATGATACATCTATATTATCGCTAATTTCGGTGCAGTCACTTACATCTATAAATCGAAATACAATAGGTGAGTTAGTTACTGTAATAGATGATTCACACGTACTCATGCCAACATCAACATTCGTACACGTAGTCTCGCAATATTTATTATTGATACATCCATCTATTATGGTATCAATAATATCATGAATGCCATATTCGAACGATATGGCGTCAATATACTGTTTATAGTCTGCTGACCTAACAAGCGGTGTTCTACATTGTGGACAAGTTCTCATTCTAACATCCGGCGTTTTATATATAACTTCATAGCACTCATCACACATAATATGACCACATGAGAGAATACGACATTCTTCACTATAGCACACTGAACATTCGGATACGTTCCCACTATACATTTTGCGAGGAACTTTGTATTTTATACATGGGGGTGGAGGTTGTATGATTGGTGGCGATATATTTAGCGTATCAATATTTACAAAGTTATTTATAATTGTAATCGATACATGTCGGGATGAAGGCATACCATTCCCATCATCATATTCATTCGAACGCATGTCAATATTCGGACGGTAAACACATGTATAGTAGGCGACATTTCCGCAACATAGAAATAACCCTTTCATTATAACATATATTGGTACAACAAGTAGCCATGCATATGATCCGGTTACATAGTATATATATGACCGATCATCTTGTTCAGGGCAAATACGAAACAATTCATCCTCATTAAATACATTTACGCTTCCTAGTAATGCGATACATACAATTGAAATAATCATGGCTAACATGTTAAAGCCGTAAAAATGATTCGTAATATTTATCGCATTTCGTCTCTCCTCTCCAAACTCTCCAACGTAGAGTTGTTGTGAGATAATTGTAAACATTGCTCTTAATATAATGCATGTGTATATTACATGAAGAACTAATATTGTATTATGGAACTCGGATAAAGATATACTGTCGCATTTATTTTTTATATATCGCCCGAAAGTGATTAACAAGACAAACCCAATGATCGATAATATTGTCATAATTAAGGTGTATAATACAAATAATCCTCTCTTATCTATACGTCCGTTGCACATAAAGTTATTCATTCCATCATGAGATTCCATTATTCTAATTATGACAGATACACGTTTGATACAAGTTTGATGTAATATGAACATACAACAATAATGTGTATTCAATTTTACACATAGCTTTCATCTATGCCTCTATCTACCTTTTCATTTCATAAGAAAATACAAGTACTGATACTCGTTCATACAGTCAGTTAGGTCAGCAGTTCCGGTAACTGAAAACCCAACCTCTTTCGCTGTATCCAGAATGACACGACGCGTTGGCATGTAATAGACATGATTGTTCTCTCGCACCTTTCCACTTTTGTCGTCTTTAAATACCTCGTTAAACTGACATTCGATCCCCTTCGGGGGCATTTTAAAGTCAGCTTTATATTGAAAGTTATTGAAACGTACAAGAGAGTTGGTGATTCTTTTTTCAGCAACCGACTGTGGAGAAACCAAAAGCATCGGTTTTCCAGCAGGAACAATTGGGTCAAACCGATTTCGATCTACCAAATGAACAATAAGAAATCCGCCAGGCTTCAGCCATTTATAACAATTATCAAAGAATAGGCGTTTATCTTTCATATAATAAACAGTGAATGTGAAACACGTAATAACATCGAAATTGTCTTCCGGAAATAACATCGGGTCATTTACATCCCCTTCCTTAAATATACTAGATGGGTATAAATCCTTCGCAGTCTTTACCATTGCGGATGATTTATCCACCCCTATAACGTTAATTCCATTTGATTGAAACTGATCAACATGATGTCCTCTACCGGATCCAACATCTAGTAACATTGGTCTATTATGGCTGGTACTATGTTCTTTCTTTCCGCCAATCTTTGTCAATTTACTAACCTTTGACACCTCATATTCCAGTTTCATTGGTTGTAAGAACAGTTCATCATAAATATCAGCATAAAACTCATCATATAGTTCATCATTATTCATTAATAAATACTTCTCTCGTTGCTCAAAACCCTCTTTATGAATCATAAACTCCTTTCGTAATGATACTAACACATATACAACTGCAACGATTAATAATATAATTCCCCATTTCGTATATGTTTTTACCTCTCCATGCAATGCTCTATATAATCCTCGATATATTGTTTGAAATACCATTAAAAATGAATACTGCGGAAATTGGGGGAGGGATAGTCGCGCGGTTTCTTATATGTAATATTGTGTTATTTTTTTATATGAATGGATGCCTCGGAAATTAATGACGTAAGAGAAGAACCTCACTTTCGAGGCGTATCATTCTCCAACTTTAAGAAGACGGATGTACGAAAAGAACTACTAAACTCTCTCATCGATTCGAAAATAGAACCGGCATGTTATTGGAGTGCAGAACTTATTTGTGCAGGACATTTTCTCGAGTTATGGGATATTATTCTATGCTTCATAGGAAAGTATGTTCATTTAGCAAATCCCCGACTTCCAATATATATCGAAATGAGGTATGACCGTTTCAAGACGATTATTCAAAATGGATATGGAGGTGGAAATGAGTTTCGACTAAGAAATAATCCAATGATTCGAAAGTTGTTCGCTGAAATGATGTGTATTCTCTGTAATACGAAAAAACAGCATAAATATGATTCGGTCAAAATCAAAAAGTCGGAAGAATATGATATCACAGTTATGACTCAAAAGTTGAAGGCACCGAGAATAACATATGTTGAAGGTATTTTTCGGTCGAGAGACCCTAAAGAAATATTCATTGCATTAAATGAGTTTGCGTATCATATCTCGAGTGAATCAAAAAATAGTCTTTTGGCGTGTTACTGGATTGAATGGATTATCGAGTTTGATGTAATATGTAAGCAACGAAAGGAGGTGTGTCGATGCGAGAGGAGGTCGCATATTAATGTTGATGATAAACTTCAATTTGACCCGATATGGATTGTATGGGATATTATACTAGCCGAAGCATCCAATGCTGAAAGCCACGATACTCTTACTACGAAAATTGTAACTAGTTTATTTAACCTATACTGTATGCGATTTACAAGTGGTGTACGAAAACGACGAAGATACATCATGTATTTTGCAATATCGTTACTTAATGATGCGTATAACCCTCGATGTGAGATAATTGAAAATAAACAGTTAGTTGAGTCGATTGTATCGAAAATAAATGCGATTTATAAACAAATTAAGAAAAATGAAATAACACCCTCGACTGATTATTTATTTAATGGAATTGAACGTAGCGACCTTGATAAAACATTTGAAAAGATCGAGATGTTGAATGCAATGAACACAATTATTCGCAAAGATGGTGGAGAGGGTGAATGAATATCATATCATATCATATCATATAATCTTTATAGCTGTCGCCTTCGGTATAAATTATTTTTCAACCTAATATATACATAACCAATACGTAACATATATATAATATGAACTCAATAAATAGTATACCCACATTTAAAATAAAAGAAACCGTACCAAGCGGAATCGCATCTATTACAAAGGCAACGCCAGTTGATGTTACGCCATCGATTATTTCTGATTCAGATTCAGACAACTGGTTTTCAGGATCAATGATTGTTCGAGTCATACTTGTAGTACTTGTATTATCATTCCTAGGGTTTAACTTATTCGACTATTTAGGAGATATCACACAGGTAGTAAGTGACTTTTTGAAACCGATTGTTAGTAGTTTTTCCGGATTAGTTGCTTATATTACCGGAAACATGGCTGATCAAACATTGGATATTGCAGCCGGTGCCGGAAAGTCTGGGATTGATGCGGCTACTGCATTAACTGAATCAAGTGCGGGGGTTATTCGCGATGTAGGAAAGGGGGCGATCGATGTCACTGCAGGGGCTGCAAAGTCCGGTGTTGGATTATTGACACCATCCGCGTTACCTAGCGGTCCTCAATTTATGCATATAGATGATCATAAAGAGAGAAAAATGCGTGTAGATAGGCCGGTTCCTCAAGCAGACAGCAGTTCAAGTGGAACACAGTCACGAACTACAGGGAAAGGTTTTTGTTTTATTGGAGAGGATCGAGGATTTCGCACATGTTTAGAAGTAGAATCGAGTGATAAATGTATGTCAGGAGAAATATTCCCAACAAGAGATGTATGTATAAATCCTAGTTTGCGTGTCTAGAACAAATATTTATTCTATATGCTGACGATTCAGTATAGAATAAACAAAATAACAATCTATCTCTATCTCTCGACCTATATCTCTCGGTCTATATCTCTCTTTAATTCTGTGTCATATTTACATAAACCCAGCAGTTACGACAACCGGGTTAATTGTAAGTGATTGAGAGGATTCAGCACTTGCTCCCAACACATTTGTAACAAAGACCTTAATCCCATAAATTGATTCATCGAATAATAGCTGCTCTCCTTCATATATTGTCGGCAAAACAATAGTTAATATACCAACCCCAACATCCGATGTGAGTGTCTTTGTAAACAACTGATTATTTCCACCGTCGCGTGAATAATATACATTGATTGATGTAATTGCAGAACCTCCGCTACTTGCTTGAGAGAACGCCAAATAAATACCATCCGAATCTCTATCTTTATACTGATACAAGTTGTACGGCTGTGAAGGAACAGTTACTGTATGTATTCGTATAACATTCGACGCAGTAGATAAAATCGACGCATTTCTTGCAAACACGCGAAAATAATATTGTATTCCTGCCCCAAGAGATGCACCGTTAATGTTGGTAAATTTGTAACTACGAGTATCCGCCGGTTGAGTTGTTGTCAAGTTAATCCAAACAGTTCCATCCGTGGAATAGTCAACCGAGTAATATGTAATATCTGTGCCACCATTGTCGAATGGCGCGTCCCATGTCAGTTGTACATTATGATCGAGTAGTATTGCCACCCCAGTATTCAATATGTCCGAGTATGATGCGTAACCCACCAAGTTTAATGGAGAAGATGGTGCCTTCATTGTCGAAGTACTAACTATTGCCGTTGCTGGACCATATCCAATATTATTATATGCACTAACACGAACATAATATACAGTCTGGTTATCAATACCAGTAATTGTATACCGCGTTGGTGGTGGCACAGATGTATCAGCAAGGTTGTTTACAGTGAGACTATTCCATATACCATTAATATCTGACGTATATTCCAACTTATAGCCAATTAATGTCGGTCCACCACTATCGGACGGGGCGCTCCAAGAAACCGGCAATGAAATATCCTTACCTCCTGATAAATCAACTGCGCCAGGTATGCTCGGGACTGAAAATGTAGTCTGGACCGTAGTTGCAGGAAAGGTGGATGGCCCAATACGATTTACGGCATAAATACGGACATAATATCTCTTGTTATTCTCTAGGTTTACAACATCTTCTGTTTGGATATTCATTTTCTTATTTGGAAAAGTTCCAAAGTTGGTCCATGTTACGCGATCAAGAGAATATGTAACAACATAAGAGAGAATTGTATACCCACCATCGCTATCTGGTTGACCCCACGAAATAGTAAGCTTGTTATCCCCGCGAACTGCAGTGAAGTTGGTAGGCTGTGTAAGCGCAAGTGTTGGAATATTCGTGGTTGTCTGAAGTCCGGCTTTATATACATACTGTCGGCGATAGTTATAAAGCGGCACCTCGGGATTATAACACAACAGCATTGTTTTACCTGGCACATCGCATGCAGTTGTTAGACCACATAAAACGGGCGTATTATTACATATAATCGCATTTCCAACTACAGGTAGACCTGATACATTCGGGTTAGTAAATGTGTCGGTTTGTACAGCAAACCCTTTCTTTCGAATAAGTTGCCCTCTGGATGCCTTTGCATACCTCTCGCTCTTTGTAGAATTGCCAACATTATTCTTATGTTTTAGTATTTCCACCTTTCGCCTTTCATCCAACTGTGTTGTTGTAAATGAAGGGAAACATGTAGGTGTAAAACGAGACCAAAAGGTAGATATGTATGGATTTCCGAAATTATAGTTGCAACTCGCGATATTCGGGTTGTTCTCGTAAATGTATACGAAGAAGTTGAGAGACTTTTCGAAATAGGTTGTGTTTTCAACTTGCGTACAAATAAACTCGGCAGCACCACTATCAACAATCGTAACTTCATTCCCGATGACACGAGCCACCTCCGGATTAAGTGCGCGATAATTAAATGGCGATTCTGTATTTGTTGAAACTGGGTCAACCAATGTAAATGTTTTATCCGACAATAGTTTTGTTATGTTTGAAACAGAAAACTCTGGTTCTGTTTTTGTAACAATCAGTGTAGTAACCCTAGCACCTGATTTATAGAATTTTCCGGTTGCGCGTTGAATAGCGGTTACAAGAGTATCACCTGGTCCATTAATCGTAACAACACCAAAATCGCCAATTGTTGCAACACGCGAGTTGGTTGTAGTATAGTCAAATATGCCATCAGTATTGTTTGAAATTGGAGGATTTATTGTAAATGAGGGGCTTGTAGTTGTTTTATTGATGATCGTGTCAAATCCGAAAATGGTAGGATACAACTTTCGAATATAAAGTTTTGCAGACATTGTTGTTCCAGCCCATGCCCCACTTGGATCTTGACTTATTGTTATGGTTACACTGCCCTTGTCTGTTTCAACATCTGGAAAGCCCTTGATGCTAATATAATAATCAAATGGAAGAAGGTCATTGTTTCGGTCTTTAATTGTGGTAACAGTTGTAGGGATGAGTTCCGCCAAAACGGTATTATCGATTTCATATCGAATTGCACCATCACTTTGTGATCTTCGTCGAAGTAGCGGAAATGGTGGTACGTTTGCAAACTTATAATTCATATCGAATAACCGGGGAATAAGTGTCGGTTCTGGTAATGAGTTCAACACAAACTCTTCGGTATTATATGCGGGAGATGGAGTTGTCATTGTATCTACCTATATGTATCGTATGTGTATGTATCGTATATGTCTGGTTATTGAAATATGTTGATATCGCGTATTATACAACACCCGTTATATAATATGCATACAATCTCTCTTACATGATAAACCAATCCATCTATCCATCCGTATACACTCTCTCGTTATACCCGATTATTATTATAGAACCACTGTGATGAGAGATAACTAGATGGTTTTACGGATCCTTCATCATCCTCTCCTCCGCGAGATAGCATCTTCTTATTTGGCCCATCATTCACAACAGTAATAATCTTTGTTGCACCAAGTGCATAGTTAAAATATTTGAGAGATGAAATAAGTCCAGTAAATGAATCTGCAGATGACTGCTCTCCGATAAATATGTTTCCATAATTCTGCAAAGGAACGCCAATTGCTTTGTGTCTCTTGGCTAAACGTCCGTTGATATAAACATCAATTATGTTGTTTGTTACACGAACCATTATGTTAACCCAACGTTCCATCGGGACATTTGTAACCTCAATCTTCTCATAGTATCCATCTCCTTTACTATTTGCAACATTCATAATAACTGCTAAAGCAACCACTTTATCTGTTCCTTCGCTACCCTTTTTCACATAAATACCTGGCGCATTATTCGGAACATAAATACCCTTGTCTACACCACTAGTGGATTTTGATATCGCAGTTCCCTTGTTAAATATACGAGAATACTTATCCCCTTCGGGAGGATTACTAACATTGATCCACACAGACCATGTAAACTCGATACCTGATGTCTCATTTGTTGAACGAACAATTGGAATAGAGTCATTTTCATTTGGGTCTTGATAAATTGTTCGAAGGTCATCTGCTCGGACACTTCCGTCCAAGAGAGTTGGACTCGACCCCGGTGAGAATAACCATACCAAGAGAAGTACACCTAGACGAAGCAACACCATAAATAGAATAAATACCATGAGAATAAATGCAAACTTGGCAACATAACTATTTGACTCAAGAAATGCTCTCACATCGAAATTAGATGAAGATGCAGTATCTGTTCCTACCTGACTTCCATTCCCAAAAGGCGATAGCATATTGCTTAACCCGGATGAACCAGAGGAGGATGATGATGATGATGTAGATGATGATGATAATGAAGAAGTCACACCAGATGATGAGTCTGATCCATTAAATCCTAAAGAACTCATATCAAACGGTATATATTTTTAATGTAATATACAAGTAGACTATATAGCTTATATATTATATATATTTTTCATAGGAATGTTCATCGTGGTAAAATTACGTTGAGACACTGCTTTGTTCGATATTATCAACTACAAAACTGAGTTTCACCTTGTATTTATTCAGCATATCACCGAATGGATTGCCACCATACCCTTCAGAGTACATATCCCATGCTTCCTGTGGAGCTATTACATCTTTCTTAAACTTCACATTTGTAATAAACCCTTCAAATCCTCCACCTAAAATAATTTGTGAGGCATCGGAGAATTTCGGCACACCTTCAAGAACACATGTCTTGACCAACTTACCATCAACGTACACATCCAATGCACGACCATTCACACTGACAATAAGATGTACCCATTTCTGAAGAGGAAAGTCGCCAACACTGCATGTGCTTTCTACTCCAGCAGAAGCAGTGGTTGTGGTGCATTTTACTTTAATATTTACTTCATTTACACAATTTCCTAAACTCACTGAAAATAAATTGTTTGCCTGTGCATTCTTAATGCTGATAATATTCTTGGGCTTTACACTGGACGCATTTGTTTGGCAGGTCCAATCTCTCACATAGAACCACATAGAGAATGCGCTAGTATTCGGTATTGTTTTCGGCATTGAAGCGGCAGGAATCAATGTTTCATTGTTCGCATTCTGCATTGACCCGAGAGATGTGTAGTTTGATGTAACGATTTTGTAAAGTGCATACAAAAGTATGATAGCAATCACTGTCATAATAATAAACTTTGTACTCATCTTTATGGTTGACTTGTAATATACTGGTATATCGGTCTATATATACCAGTAAATATTTTTATACATGCGAATACTTTTTATACTGTATGGTAGATAACTTGTGTCTCTATTTTTCTCTCATCCGCATCATTCGAATCATTCGCATCATTACATTCGATTAAGCATATGGACTTCGATCAACCGTAATATCCTTTGCCAACTTCTTCTCGGTTGGTTCTACATGTAGGGTTGGTGGATTAAGTGTTTTTAATGAATTATATATCCACCTCACATCACTATCATTTAATACGCGGTTATAAAATGTAACATTGCATATATTTCCCATAATTCCATCAGAGTCTCCTGTAATAATTGCCCCGTTTGTGATATTCGGAATAACATTCTTGTTACTCGACACTAACTCCCCATTTATGAAAATATCCATATTATTTCCATCATAATTAATTACAAAATTATTCCATTTCTGAATCATAATCTGCGACGGTTTTCGAATAGTTTCATTCATAAGTTCTTCATCCATTATCATAATCACCTTATATGAGTTTTTATTTACCGGACGATTCGTCGGATCATCGGATGTCACCGCATTATTCTTTGATTTGTCTAAAAATCCAGTATATCCATTCGAATCAATAATGCGCGTATTTCCATTTCCATCGAGAGATGCTCTCTGTTCTCTCTTTTCCGGATTTGTTTCAAATAATATGCGGTCATCATTTGTCTTCACCTCTCCATTCTTTCCAACAACATCCGTTTTTACGGTGAACCGCAAATTATTCGTAGCGTTATTATATGTTATCTTTGGAACACCTGCTACGTCTAATATATTCTTATAAGACATGTTCGCATTTCCAGCGGTTACAGAGTGTATGTAAAACCATCCCGATACCGAGTATGAAAACCGCTTCTTTTGTTCAGGGGGGCAATCTGCAGCCTCGTCTTCCTTGTTTTTACGGTCTGCGGTATTATGAAATATAAATACTCCTTCTTCATCGAGAGATGATACATTTATCGGTTTTCTTAAATCGTTCACATATGGTACAACTGGTATGCTGCCTTTTGAAACAATATAATTCACCAAGTACGGTGCGCCGAATATACCTGCAATAAGAATGAACTCAACCAAGAGGATGATAATAATTGGTCGGGTTGTCAGATTCCATTGTTTTATAACCATTTCAATAAAGTCGAGCAATAAGCATGGAATGTATTTTATAGCAGACCATATCAACTTAAGAAGGATAAATCCGGGGCCATCATCTTGGCTAGCAGGATTATTAAGACGGTCGAGTTTATCAAACCATGCGAGTTTTCCTTCCGCGGCCGCCGCATCTCTCGCATACTTAATATATCCTGAAATACCGAAAATAACTGCAAGAATGCTTAATATGGATATAATAATATCACTGTATCCTTTTCCAATCAGATAAAACATTCCGAATCCAATAATTGTGGCACCGATAATCATAGTAAGTAATACCCCAACCAAGTCGAGTATTCTCTTAAGAAATGAAGCACGTGACCGTCCATCAATAAACGCATTGGTTCCTGTATCTTCCTCTTCTTCTGGTGTTTTTCGAAACAAGTACATTCCATTTTCCCAGAACTTCCATTGAGAGGCTGATCCCCATCCTGGAATAAGAGACTTTGCAATATCTGTAACATTTTTGTAGAGAGAATCAACAAGTATTTTTAATTCAGACATGATTTGACCAAATCCAGGGAGAGGTTTTCTAGGAATATTGCTATCATCGCCACCTGTTTGCGACTGCTGCGATCCATTATTTTCTTTCAGTGAAGCATTCGGATCAAATAACTTATATATCCATGTGGTAATAGAATGCAGACCCCATGTAAATGCCCAAATAATGCCGCTTCCAATGGTCTTACCTAGTGTAACAAAAAACCACAAGATCGACCATAAAAACGTAAATATGGTTCGAAAAAACATGGTGAGGTATCCGTCGTTCTGGTACTTGTCTTTTCGATCATTTGTAGGAGAGAATCCTTTCCACTGCCAGTCCTGTACTGATTCAATAAAGTCCATGAAGTTACCCTTTATGCTAGGATCAAATGTTCGGACAAAAGGAAGAAAGATGATGGATGAAAACAAGAGAACGAATAATACAGCGGAGAAGAATACCATCATTACGTTTTGCCCATGCCGAATCATTGTGATTGGGAACAAACGCAGAATTGTCTTCTCCATTTTCTCGGATGTATAATAATATACCATGAGTGTGGTGACCCATAACAAGAGCATGAACATAAGAGCAGAATTGTTATATATGGAGAGTTTGGCGAACATTTGTTCAACCTTATCAAGGAAACTTGGTTGCTGTTTATTATTCATCTTCGTAAAAAATGTATCCCATTCTTCGCCGGTATATTCATCCATTGCCGCCTTCTCTTTCACATCAGTAAGGTCGCGTTTAAAGTACGATTTATAGTAGCTTGAAAATATAGTGATAATTACGACAATACCGCCGACTACAACCGAAAAAAGAGCCATCACATCGACTGGCTTATCACCTCCAATATTAATATTATCAAGTTGTTTTATTGGTTTCGTTGCATGATTTGTAGCACTATTTACTGTATTCGCATCGACATTCGCGATTGCCACTGCATCACTAACGAGAGATACGGTTTCTTTCGCAGCTTCAACCACTTTAACAAGTCCATTTATTGATACAACGATGATCCCTTCGAATATATTATTCAGCATAGTATTCAACTTAATGAGTTGTTCACTGATACGACTACTTATTGCTGTTTTTGCTTGTTCAACAGATGCAGTTACTGCAGGAGTGGATACCAAATAATCGCTCTTCATGCGATTCAGGGTTGTTACAACGGCTGCTATATCTTTATCGAGAGAACCGAGAGATTGTTCTAATGAGGTTATTATTTTAAGTAGTTCATTTACAACTGGAACATCATTGGTTGGACTAGCCCGAACATCTTTTACTTCTGGAAGTAGCGTCTTTACTTCAGAGATAGAAGCAGCGATTTGTTTCATGCCTGTTTCCAAGGAAGTAAGTTCATCGACTGTATCATTTACTTTGTTAGAGACATATTCCTTGTAGTTTGTTGAGGTAAGTGTATTAATTGCTGTTTGGGTATTCGAGAGAATCGAGATTGAAAGTTTAAATTGCGGAATATACCTTGCTACATCATTCTGAATATGAATAAGTTTGTCATAAATCGCATTGAGGTCGTCGGTTGCCTTTTCAACTTTTCGATTTGTTTCTTCTATAGAGGGTGCCACGCGAGGAATGTCGGCAAGTTTTTGAACATCATGTGTGTTTAATAGAGAGAATACGATATACCATATGACAACTAGAGCGCCGAGTACAACCTGAATAACAGACCAAATAATATCTCGGCGAAACCAACTTGTTTCAGTACTTACTATATTTATATTAAAGAACTGACATAGTGTGTATACAATAGAGAGGACGATTGCTGCTACAAGAGACCAGTTTAAATCGAGAGCATATGATATATAAACAAGAACAATCGAGAATATAAGTGTTATCCAGATCGACCTACTAAAAAATAATGTTTTTAAATCAATGGATGAGGTGCTACTATCATCCATACCAACAATATAATTATAGTTATAATAATGATAATATGTTGTAACACAGATAGTAGTGTCTATTATAATAGGGTAATATTTTATGTGGATAATACGAAAAGAGGAAGCATCTCTCGCACTCTTCATACAACTCTATCCCGGCCATACGTAATGTGTGTCAAGCATCATTCATCATTCTTATAAAAACATGTATAACACAATGCCACTAAATTGTCGAATTGATTGCTACCTCCTTTATCGAAAGGTATAATTGGTGAAATATGATATACTGCCGGAAGATTGTTACTACAGTGACCACATTTCCACATTTGTTTATCGGCAATAAACATTTTACGTGTTTGAGATATATGTGTCGAATCAGCGGGTTGCATTTACAAAATGTTTATCAATATACTATATCATAAGTATCTATTTATGTTATACCAGCGAATATTTGAAACCGCACCCCGTAGGTGTGCTATATTTCAATTCGCTATTGGTATCTCTGTTGAAGGTTATATCCGCTGTTCGGATTTAATTCTTCAACGGTGTATAATCGAAATACACAGTATTCCAGTGTCTCATCCTCATTCCCAAAAGTTCAAAGATTTTCCATCGCCGTCTTCTTTCCATGACAGTCACGGCAAAGAGCAACTAAATTGTCAACATGATTTGACCCGCCATGTTCAAGCCTTATTACATGATCCACTTCGAACCATGCCGGCAATTGACGACGACAGTCTCCACATGTCCACCCCTGCTGTGCAGCAACATACTTCTTCTTTGTTTCACTTACACAACGTTTGCTAGATGTTTTACCAGAAGAGAGGATCTTTGATTCGCCTGATGACATCATAAGACCATTTCTCTCTTGTCTTCCACCTCTCGCTCCTGCCCCTGATCCTGCCCCTACTGCAGCAGCCACCGCTCCTCCACCCACCGCCATCTGTTGCGCCGTCATTCGTTGCATATCCGGTGTCATTCCCGCCGCAAACCCACTATTACCGCCATGGTTTCGTGTAAAGTCAAAAAAAGGAGTTATCATATCAGCTGTCCCTTTACTAATTGGCATATATTTGATGATATCATTCATGTGATACATAAGTTGATGAGATTGTGAGGGGTTCTTTCGTATAAATAAAAAGAGAGATAACCCTACAAACCCATACATCGCCATTTTTATAAACTTCTGATTTGATGTGACTACTTTTAATAAACGACCGTCATAATATGTATTCGCAACTAATACAATTGTAACTAAAAATACCATATATTCAGTTTTAAGCATTTTGCTTATGAAGTAACTACTATATTATATCAACACAATTAGTAATCATATTCAGAATATTCATTGTTTCGAAAATAATATACGTAGAAAACTATTATCTACATATATTACCTGTATCCAGCACATTGGTTCAATGCAATCCCGCGTAATTTATGTAAGCAAAATCGCAGATAAAAGTCCCGATAATATCATCGATGCCACTACCGCAAGTGTAAAAGAATGCCAGTTTATTCCAATCCGATCCGGTACAACACAGACAGACAACAGTAAACCTAATGACTATACAAATAATATGCGACATACCCAATCCCGACTAGTATCGAAAAATATACCAGCTTTTCTTTGTATTGCAGCTCTTCTAATATACTTATATGCGGCGGCTTATAATGTAGGTAATATGCCTCAAGTGCATGACCTAGTGAAACTTCATCTTTGTTTAACATGGTGTTAATACGATTATGAATAAAATGCACCCATTTAATAAATGATGTACGATTATCTAAATAGGGAGTTACAGGATATTTATCTAATAACTTACTAAAGTCCGCCGATATTGTTATATCTGGTATAAACATTGGAAAGTTTTGAATAAACTCGTAATACTTTTTTCGAGTCACTTCATTTGGATTGTCCGGATAATTAATCGCTGTTGTTAATAAGAAAAACCAATAATGCGGTCCCCATACTTTTGGGTCTAATGTAGCCATTACATTCAAACGATATAAAAACATTTATAATTAAACAAATAGTATACCCTTCACGATGGATGACCCGCAACTTATTATAAACAAAACAGACGTCGTCACAATGTTAGATACAATACCACCAAGTAGTTACGTCATTGAGGGCGACCAAAGTATCACTACATCTTCTTCCCAATCTATGAATAAGTATAATATACACTCCCATACACGTAAAAATACAGTGAAACACTATGTTCCTCCATCATCCTCTGCATCATCCTCGGCAACATCTGGAATACATAAAGTTGGTAATGGAACCGAGAGATGTCATGTTTCTTTATCATCTCAACCACAATATTGCAATAACTGCAATAAACAAGGACACACATATAATACCTGCAAATCCCCTATAACTAGTGTTGGAATTATCGCATTTCGACCAGGTCATAATGGAATCGAATATTTGATGATACGCAGGCGCGACTCATTCGGGTTTGTAGACTTTATACGAGGTCGTTACCCAGTATACAATGAAGAATATATACGCAGAATTGTAGATGAAATGACGATTGATGAAAAAAATAAAATACAAACACAGACATTCCAACAAATGTGGAATGGATTATGGGGATCATACTCTGGAAATCAATACAAGTCAGAAGAGAGCTTCTCTCTAGAAAAGTATAACTCTCTCAAGAACGGGGTTCGGTTTCGCGAATACAAAGACAAAGACAAAGGTGATCCGCTAATCGCACCATCACCGCCCAAATATACAATTGATACAATTATATCGGAGTCAACAACACGATGGACTGAAACGGAATGGGGATTCCCCAAAGGTCGTCGTAACTATCATGAAAAAGACGTGGTGTGTGCATTGAGAGAATGCCTCGAAGAAACTGGCTACGAGATTCTCGCAGAAAATATTATCCAAAATATCGCACCATATGAAGAAGTGTTTATGGGGTCAGACATGAAATGCTATAAACATAAATACTATTTGGCATACATGGACATACAACATTCACAATTGAAAACACATGACTCGATGGAAGTTAGTGACATGAGATGGATGACATATGATGAATGTATGAAGACAATCAGACCATACAATTTAGAAAAAAAAACAATAATTACAAGAGTAAATCGACTGTTACAAGAGTATCGGTTAACATAATAATATTTATATCTTACCGTACTCGGATAAGTAACAATGCATGGATTATTATATATAGTTTATATAGTAATACTATCGACTGACAATAAAAAAGTCTATGGATAAACAAAATAAAGAAGATAATAATAATAAACCTCTTATACCAGTTACATCCGAGAAACAAGACAAAATATCTATGAAAAATAGTAACGCACTTATTCGGCAAAAGGAAGAAGAAGAACGGCGCGATGCACTATCAATTACCACATATAGTTACTTGTATCCTGATTTAAACGACCCCAACTTCAATACAAAAATCGCAACTCGCAAAGAGTTCTTCGATACACGATTTGAAGTAGACTCACAAGAAGATGTAGAAAAACAAGCCGAAATATTATGTAATTCTCCGTTTGAACTCGCGCCAAATCAGTTATTCGTACGCAACTTTCTCTCGTTTGAAACACCTTATAATAGCCTTTTACTATATCATGGTCTTGGAACCGGAAAGACATGTTCTGCAATTAGTGTCGCCGAAGAAATGCGTGATTACATGAAACAAATAGGTATATCAGAGAGAATTATTGTTGTCGCCTCTCCCAATGTTCAAATGAACTTTCGGCTTCAACTATTTGATGAGAGAAAACTCAAAGAAGTGGAGCCAGGTGTATGGAACATTCGATCATGTACTGGAAATAAATACCTGAAAGAGATTAACCCTATGAACATGAAAGGATTGCCGAGAGATCGTGTTATAAAACAAATAAACCGCCTAATTAATGCATCGTATTTATTTTTAGGATATATCGAGTTCGCCAATTTCGTGAGGAATGTAGCTTCAGTTGAACAAGAGAATCCCGAAAGAGGTAACAAAACAGGTCGCACAAGCGACAATCTCTCTATATCTAAACTTCGAGCCAATTTCGCAAATCGATTAATCATAATTGATGAAGTACATAATATTCGAATTACCGATGATAATAAAGATAAACGTGTCGCGAAAATGCTATTTCAAATTGTACAACATGTCGATAATATTCGATTACTTTTACTCTCTGGTACACCGATGTTTAATAGCTATAAAGAGATTATATGGCTACTTAATCTTATGAATATAAATGACCGCCGCTCAACCATCGATGTTCGCGACGTTTTTGATAAAGATGGAAACCTCTTGGTTGATATTGATGGAAACCAAGTAGGCGCAGAACTGTTGATACGAAAGGCTACAGGATATATCTCTTTTGTTCGTGGAGAGAATCCATACACATTTCCATACCGTATATTTCCAAGCGTATTCTCTCATGAACATACGTTTGCAGGTATGAAGAAAGAGTATCCGAGACTTCAAATCAATGGGAAACATATCGACCAACCAATTGAACATATTGATACGTTTTTAGTAACATGTGGAGAGATTCAAGAGGTTGGATACAATTATATTGTTGACCAACTTCTTACAAAGAAACAAGAGAAGGAGACAACTGCAAAAACAACCGCCACTTCTAGGAGAAAGGGGAATAAAGCGAAAAAAGAAAACACTGCCGACGTAACAATGATACCTACTAACCCAGAAACCGGCGAAACCATACTGCATGACGATTTCCCAACATTCGAAAATATGGATACTGTTGGGTATGCGATTATTCAACGACCTCTCGAAGCTCTCAACATTGTTTATCCACATGAGTCACTCATACAACATATGAAAGAGAAAGAGAAAGAAACAGGAAAGTATCCGATTGATATTCCAATGATTATCGGAAAAAAAGGATTGAAATATGTCATGAAATACCAAGAAAAGGTGAATCCGCCAATGAGGTACAATTTCGAATATCGCACAGAGTTTATTAAATCATTCAGTACGCCGAAAGAAGGGCGCATATTTGCATCCGATAATATCGGCAAGTATAGTTGCAAAATAAAGTCTATTTGTGACCGAATTATGGGGTCTACTGGTATTGTCCTCGCATATAGCCAGTTTATTGATGGCGGAGTTGTCCCGATTGCACTTGCTCTCGAAGAACTAGGATTTACACGATACAGTAGTCGTGGATCAAATATGAACCCCTCTCTGTTTAAGACCGCCCCATGCGAACCGATTGACGCAATAACAATGCTTCCTCGATCAAAACATATCGCCGATAATCCAAACACTCCATTCACTCCCGCAAGATACGCAGTCATTACTGGTGATCCATCTATCTCCCCTGACAATAATTATGAACTAAAAGCTCTCACCGATGATGAAAACAAGTTTGGAGAGAAAGTAAAAGTCGTTATTATATCGATTGCTGGTGCAGAAGGCCTCGACTTTAAAAATATTCGACAAACACATGTACTCGAACCATGGTATAACATGAATCTTATTGAGCAAATTATTGGACGAGCGATTCGAAACTGTTCACATAAACAGCTCCCATTCTCTCATCGAAATGTCGAAATATACTTGTATGGAACTCTCTTGCAGATTAAGAAAGAATACGAAGCGGTTGACTTGTATTTGTATCGTTTATCCGAGTTTAAATCACTTCGAATTGGAGCAGTTAGCAGGTTGTTGCGAGAGACTGCGGTTGATTGTATTCTGAACATTCAGTTTAATACATTAAGTGAGAAGCAGTTGAATCGTGTAGTAAAACAACATCTCTCGAGTAATAAAAAGATAATTGATTATAAGCTTGGACCGAAACCATATTCAGCAATATGTGACTATATGGAACGATGCGATTATGTATGTAGACCATCGCTACCACATATGTTAAAAGAAGATGATCCTGAAATACGTATGGATACATTTAACGAGAGATTTATTACCATGAACATTGACAAGATTATTCAGAAGATACGCGATCTGTTTAAGGAGAGATTCTTCTATAAGAAGAGTGGAAGTCAGGGAATTATTGCGCATTTAAACACTGTAAGGACATATCCTCTCGCGCAGATTAATATGGCCCTTACCCAGTTGGTTGATGATACGAATGAATACGTTACCGACAAGTATGGACGTATAGGGCATATTATCAATGTAGGGGATTATTATATGTTTCAGCCAGTGGAAGTGACCGACAAGAAGATTGGTATATATGAAAGAAGTGCGCCGGTTCCATATAAACATGAACATATCGAGTTTCCTCTTCCAAAACAAGTATCCGACAGTTACCTAGAGATACACCCCCCTGCAAATAATGAGTCATCTAATGTAGTCGTGAAACAACAACCCTCTGCATCCCAACCGTTGACTACTTTAAAAGAAACCGAAACCAATATACCCGAGACAAAGAATGTTGTCGCTACTTCTTCCACTGTAGAAAATGGTCCAACCTCTCGTGTGAATACAATCATAGCGAATGCAAAGAAGACATATGATACGTGTATTACTGTATTTGATTCTCCCACGAAGACCCAAGACGAATGGTATTATTATTCAGGTAAAGTAATTGAATATATGTCACTTATTGGTGAACTTGGTGTTACAAAGACCACCTTATATGGGTTTGTCATTGCAAATATAGTAGAACATCTCTTATATAATGATAACCTCTTGTTACTGAATTATATTTTTACGAAAAATGCCAACTCGACACTAACCGAGTTTGAATCAATGATTATGGAATACTACAATAAATACATATTTCGAAAACCTCTCGTTGGACGGAGAGCGCAAATGGCTGCTGATACAGCGGCTGCGGAAATAGCAGAAGATAAAGGAATACTCTTGTTTCGAGAAGGAAAATCAGTACCACAGCTACTTATTATGCGCTATGGTACCAAAACAAAACAATGGGTTGAAGCAGAGAGCGAAGATATTCGCGACTTTAGTAATATATTAAGTAATTATCAACAAAAGATAATAAAGAACTTGAATAAGGTGGTCGGGTTTATAAGTATCTTCAAGAATGAGTATCTAGTATTTAAGGTAAAGACAATGGATGAAAAGAGAAACAAAGGAGCAAGATGTGACCAGTCAGGTAAATATGATGTAATTACCCTCATCAATAAAATCCTTTCTCTCAATCCATCGACAAATATTGAACAGTTTAAATTCACAACAATGAATACCAAAGAGAGAACCAACAAGGAACTTTGTGTATTTGAAGAATTATTACTTCGAACACTGAATGAACATAACGCAAACGGAAAGTACTGGTTTTTATCTCCAGCTGATGCAATGCTTTGCAGTATTGAAAAGTTATATTTAGAAGCGTAACTTTTATTGACATCGAGAGGATTGATATCGTATATGCGCGACATACCACGCCACTATTTTTTATTACAAATATATAGGTATACCCTATTTACTTATTTATTTATACATAGTAACATGTTACAAACAAATGATAAAAATGAATCTGGACCAGTAAAGGGAGAGATATATTCGAAGGCGTTATTAACTAGCAAAATACAGATGCCGTTTAGTTTCATTGGGCGAAATGTTAAAGACGTATTAGAAGAGATTTTGGCAAAGAGAATCGAAGGGAAGTGTTCAGCGGACGGATTTGTAAAACCGGGATCTACTCGTATTATTACATATTCGTCTGGTGTGGTATCAAGCAAGTTTGCGGTATTTGAAGTGGTATACGAATGTATGGTTTGTACTTTAGTAGAAGGTATGATTATCGAGTGTATTGTTAAGAATGTAAGTACAGCTGGAATACGAGCATTGACGAATGAAGAATATTCACCCGTTTGCGTATATGTTGCGAGAGATCATCATTATGACCGGTCTGACTTTGCAAAAATAAAAGAGGAAGAGACAATCTATGTTCGCGTTATTGGACAGAGATTCGAACTCAACGACCAGTGGATATCCGTAATTGGAGAGTTATCATATACGTCTTCGGATAGATTCAAAGAGAATGCGAAGAAAAAGAATAGTGTGGCTGCGAAATAAAAACATAACCGTACGTACCGTTACTCGCGTCACTTGTAAACATAATAAAATTGAATGAATATAAACATTTATTATGTATATCATATAATCGTTCCAAATACCTTAATCCAGATATGCCTAGAAAGTCATCGAAAACAACAACCACTTATGTAAGTCCTGCGCAAAAAAAACAAATGCTTGACAAGTTACATGCAATCGAATTATATAAACCAATTTGTTTAACTCGTCGTGTAACTGCATCATTTGCACAGTTAATGAATGCGGGTGGTTCATCTCCCAACTCATTGAAGAATGAGCTGAAAGGAATGGTAGCTAATATGGTTGAAGGGAAATGTACGATTGAAGGTTTTGTTAAACCAGATTCAGTTGAAATAACCAAACACTCGTTCGGTGTGATTCATGGACAGAATATCATTATTGATGTTGACTTTACATGTATGATTTGCGCCCCATTGGATAACGATGTAATTGAATGCGTTGCGAAGAATATTACACAAGCGGGAATACGAGCTATTTCTCCCAAAACAATCACACCCACGCCGATTGAGGTATATATTGCCCGAGACCTTCATAAGAAATGCGACTTCTTTGATAGTATCATCGATGGACAGACTATCCTGATAAAAGTCATTGCTAGTCGGTTTGTACTGAATGACCCGCACGTATCTATCATTGGACATCTAATTCGTGTGAATGTTCCGCGGCAAATTATGCATATACAAGTTATTCCAAGCGAGGTGAATGACGTATCTAATGGACCCAAAAAAGTTATGCTTTACCAAGATCCTGCATCTAGAACAGGGCGATGCAGCGAAGTAGAAATGCCGACGTTTCCTTCATTTGCAATTGCGACATCGAATATTATGGACAACGTTGAACCTACTTTTCATGATTCAGATACATCACAAATTAAACAGCGAAAACCAATTGCGAACCGTAAGATTGCGGCACAACATATGTAACAAAATACATTACAAAATACATTACAAAATACATTACAAAATACATTACAAAATACATTACAAAATACATTACAAAATACATTACAAAATACATTACAAAATACATATAAACACTTGATGATATGAATTGTAACAACTATCATGCCAGAAGGTGGAGAAGAGTGCGGTAACGAGATATCATTTGAAGTGTCTGAAAGTGATGACGGCAATACTCCTCTTTTTTCATCAACAACACCATTTGAAAACACAACGATTGCATCATTACATACGATTGAACAATATAATGCAACATCAAGCCAAATTGAAGCCAGAATCAACTTTTTGAAAGAGTTTAAAGATAAAATAGAGGGTTTGAGTGTATTTCATCAAATAGAAGTGCTTCGTATATTTGACAAAAACGGAATAAAACTGAATGAAAATAAGAACGGTGTTTTTGTAAATATTACGTATATAAGCAATGAAATAATTAATGAAATCACCAAATACTTGGGATATGTTGTTACACAAGAGTCGCAATTAAATGAAATTGAACAACAAAAGGCAACTATATGTAAAGAGTTTTTTCAGTAAAAGTATACTGATATGTCATTTTACGAAATAACTACATGTAAACGAGCTTAAATGTAGTCATTTGTTATATATAACTAGATCATCGATTGATCATCGAACAATATACATAATGGTATCATATGCTACCTATTCATTTACGAGCGACTTTTTTAATAATGTAACATGGGAATGTGTAACCCCTCCTGAAAAGAGACGAAAACCAAAGAAGGAAATTGTGTTACCCGATGGGCAAGATGCATATCATACTAGTTTTTCCCCTCCCCCTCCTCCTCACCATCCATCCATACCCGAACCAGCATGTGATATCAATAAATATTCAAATCATATAGCACATGAAACATCCACATCATCCATCGGATATACACTTATTGTTCCAACTAAACAAAGTGATACACTGTTGTGGTGTGCGTATATAATTATCCGCGGGTTTTCAGCATATGATAAAATACGTAACTATTATGTTGAAGGAAATCAATTCAAATATGATATGATTGAACAGTCCCGTGCCTATGATATGAAGAAAATTGCAAAAGAACTACGAATATCATTGAAACGTATAGACCAGAACCTTACATGTGACCCATATATTTCACTTGAAACATTCCGTGGATTATTACTTCTTCATGGTAAACCTGATATGTCGACCATTTTCGTCGATGGAAGAAAGATATATGAAATATCGCATGATCCCGATTCTACATCTATCTCGGTAACTGACTCAACCGAATACCATATCGTTGAAAAGGTTCGCGGTAATTACGGTATTTATATTTTTGATAAAACACCTCTTGGACAAAAAGAAGAGAAAACTCGCATTGAATTATATAAAACAAAATATTGGAAAATGGAGAGCCTAGATAATCCAATCCGTCCATTGTCTGCATTTAAACTTCCGGAACTCATTGAACTATCAAGTAAGTTGGATATATCACCGATAAAACGGATACTTGGCGACTTTGGTACAGTTACTGAAAAGCGTAAAACGCGGCAAGAAATATATGATGATATTATTCACGCGATCGGATAAAGGTACAAACATGGTAATACTCTAAAAAATTGATGATATTTATAACGTTATTGGTATAAATATTATCGCACGTATATATACACATAGGTCTTACAATTTCGGGTAAATCAAATGTCTCGTTACGTATCATCCTCATCTGATGCAAGACATAATAGAAGACAACCGAGTCGAAGAACAACAGGTCAAGACCCGCAAGATAATCAGGAAGCATTTGAATCCCTTGTAAAAAGCTATTTAGACAACATATTCTATACCAAAGATGGTGAACCTGAATTAGAAGTTCGGTTTGGGACGCGCGGAAACTCACTTGGAAAGCACGACTTTGATAATGTAATTCAAAAACTATTATCCCATCAGTTTACATTTGAGAAAAAGAATGCATATACATTAAAAATACAGAACGAGTTTATTGATCCGAAAACAGGAAAAGAACGTCTTTCTCTTATTCGAACCGAAATTAATGGAATATCCGAAATCCAAAAATACTGTAAAACAAATATGATAACACAAGAACGTGTTCTTTTCACACAGAAGTCATACGAACATCGCCGTGTACGAGATGACAGTGATTCTACTGGAGATGAAGAAAGTAATGGGGGGTGGACACAAGTAACACGCGGAAATAATGGAGGAGGGGGTCAAAAAGAACGCATCGTCGATGAAGCAATACCCCCTGTCAACTTCGACGATTTCAACTTTCGTGTTACGTATCAAAAGGAAAAACGCGTTTCCAATACATCCACCCTAGCTAGGTCAATTATAACAACGTGGAATGATAGCAAAAAAACATTCAGATATATTAATCGTTCCTCACTTGTTCATCCAGACTTTCCATTTCGTATCGATGTAAGTGTTGTAAAAGAATCACACAAAGACAAGGATAACCATCGTTATGTTCCTGAATATACAATTGAAGCATCAAAGGTTATTGATAATACACCAAAATATGAAATCGAAATAGAGGTACTTAACAACAAAGTTGGACCAGGAACACCATTCAATAACGCAAAGTATTTATGCGCAACCTTGCGTAAATGCATCAAAATGGTACTGTCTGGTATTCAACAGAGCAATTTTCCGATTTCAACATCAGAAATAAATCGTGTGAAACGACAATACTTTCAGCTCATTTATCCTGATGAATATGACCGGATACGCGGAAAGAGAGGTGGCAGACCGGATGAAGATGAACAAGACGATGACTATGAACGACGCGACGACGACGACGAAAAAAGCGAAAGCGATGAAGAAAACAACGAACGACGGGATGAAGATAGCAACGTCCGCATTCATCTCTACCCAAAACATTTCATCGGTCCGTCATCGTATACGCTTCAGATTCATAATATTATGCAACCCAATTCTGACACAGATACGCCTTCTATTCGAACAAATTATACGGTAACCGATAAGGCGGATGGTGATCGTAAACTTCTATTTATTGCTCCTAGAACTGGTCGTATATATCTGATAGATACAACCATGAATATACAATTTACTGGGGCAATAACTCTTAATCCCAAACTATATAATTCGCTTATTGACGGCGAACATATTATTCATGATAAGAGAGGTGAGTACATCAATCTCTACGCAGCATTCGACATATACTTTCTTCACAAGACTGATGTTCGTACTCGCATGTTCATGACGCAAAATCCAGAGGATATTGAAAGCAATTATCGACTTTTGTTATTAATCAGTGCGATTAAGAACCTTGAGTTGAAGTCTGTTATAAATGCTGATGTTTTACCCCCAATTCGAATCGAGAATAAGAAGTTTCTTGCGACAAATGAATCGAAATCAATATTCGACTGCTGCAGTATTATTCTCGAGAGAGTAAAGAATGACTTATACGAATATAACACAGATGGACTTATATTTACACCGAGTGACCGCGGGGTAGGTAGCAACATTCCCGGTGATGGACATGCTGGTCCGCTTCATAAAGTAACATGGGATTACTCCTTCAAATGGAAACCAGCTATGTTCAACACAAATGACTTCTTAATTACTACCAAAAAAAACCAGAATCAAGATGACTTTATTGGAAACATATTCGAGTCGGGTATGAATCTTGCAACTACCAACCAAATGACACAATACAAGACACTTATACTGCGAGTTGGATATGATGAGAAAAAACACGGATATATCAATCCATGCGTCTCAATTATTGAAGATCAGATTCCAGGGAAGAACAATAGTCAATACTCAATCGATAATGATGACACATATAAACCAGCTCCGTTCTATCCGTCATGTCCATATGATGAAACAGCGCACATATGCAACATCCTTATTACATATGATGCTGACGGAAACGGAACAATTATGACGGAGAACAAAGAGATTATTAGCGATGAATCGATTGTCGAGTTTAGATATGATAAATCAAAACCAGAATACTGGCGATGGGTTCCAATCAGGGTTCGTCACGATAAAACGGCCGAATATCGGGCTGGAATTAAGAACTATGGAAATGCATATCATGTTGCAAACAGCAACTGGTATTCGATGCATAACCCAATCACGATTGAGATGTTGACAACTGGAGATGATATTCCTAATGAACTTGCAACTGACGACATTTACTATAACAGAGGAAATAATAGTGCAAAAAATACAGGTACGACTACTCTAACACAACCAACTCGCGACTTTCATAACTTGTATGTAAAACGGACACTTATACATAGTGTTGCAAATATTGGAAACACATTAATTGACCTCGCAGTTGGAAAGGGAGGTGATCTTCCAAAATGGATTGCAGCAAAGCTGTCATTTGTGTTTGGCATTGATTATTCAAAGGATAATATTGAGAATAAGATTGACGGGGTGTGTGCGCGATACTTGAACTACCGGAAGAGGTTTAATAGAATGCCGTCGGGTATATTTATACATGGGGACAGTAGTCAACTTATCCGAAATGGAACAGCCGCTATTACAGATAGATATAAACAAATTACTCGCGCCATATTCGGTGAAGGAGCCAAAGATGCCGACATTCTTGGACGTGGTGTGTATAACCAATATGGAAAGGGAGAGAATGGGTTCGATATATGTTCAGTTCAGTTTGCGATTCATTACTTCTTCGCAAATACAAAGTCAATGCATACATTCCTTTGCAATGTGTGTGAATGCACCAAAATGGGCGGATACTTTATCGGAACATGTTATGACGGGGAGGCAATATTTGATTACCTTCGGGATGTTGAAGTCGACGAAACCCGTGCAGTATTTGTAAAGGGACCACGCGATGATACGGAACCACGTAAGATCTGGTCTATAAAGAAGAAATATACACAGACAACATTTGATGATGATAGCAGCTCGATTGGATATCCAATTGAAGTATTTAACGAGTCAATTGGAAAAACATTTGTCGAATATCTAGTCAACTTTAACTACTTGATTCAAATGCTTGAGAATTATGGTTTTGTACTTATTACGCAAGAAGAAGCAACGCAATTAGAACATCTTTTGCCTGATGGTACTGGAACATTTGCGCAGTTATACAATAACATGGCGAATGAACTAAAACGAAACCCGGAGAGGTCACGCGAGTATGGAGATGCATTACAAATGACTGCAGAAGAAAAGATGATCTCGTTCTTTAATCGGTACTTTGTGTTTAAGAAAGTGCGAAATATTGATGGGCGAAAGCTGATGTCGAGCTTTCTTGCATATGCAAGTATTCAAGAAGAACATGAAAGTACAAAGGAAGATATTGAGAAGGCAGAACAGAGGATTGTTGCCGCCGCGACAAGGGAATTGAAGGACACCGGTGATAAACGCGTTCCTGATATTTCTAGCGGACCGGCTATTGCCGCTGACCTTTTACAAAAGAAAGAAGAGAAAGTGGCCGAAGAGACGGAAAAGAAAAATACGGCGAGAAATATTGTATTTAAAATAAAGAGTAGTGATACTCCTGCTGTCGCCTCATCTGCATCCGCTCCAATTGAAATGATTGAAAAGCAGATACGAAAGACACCATTTCCTAGTTCAGATGCAGGAGATGTTTCGGAACCCGTGAAAAAGGCAAGAGCGCCGCGTAGAACAAAAAAAGAGATGGAAGAAGCGGCAAATGCTATGGTTGGAGATGCGAAAGTAAAGAAAACACGAAAAGCAAAAAAGAATGGAACGGATGAGTAATGAACGAATGAGTAATGATAACTGGATATACTTGCATATTCATTGGTGTAAATAAAGAACCTAAAAAGGTAAATACATATGTAATAGCCTACGTATTTACTTTTTTTTATGAATTATATTTCAACCACATACACATCAAATACGTCAACAAAACAATATCAAAAGGATCCATGTATGTTGCATCATGCTCATTCTCGGACTGTTCCGACTAGGTCAAGTTGGGTATATAACCAGCAAAGGCCTCTTAATAAAGATGTCCCGAATATAAATGAGAATGACTGTAACGAGGATTCAAGTCGTATATATACATATAACAGTAGCCAAGGAGCAAAATATTATAATGCATTATTATCTGGTGGTCATCGAAATAATACATATACTAATAGCACGTCAACTACCGGTTCACAACAGCATAATTCACAACATAATTCCATTACACATAAACATGCAAATTATATATCATCTGGGTCATCATTATCTCATTCAACCACGAATAACCAATACCAAAATGTGATACAAACACATCAAACTTATTTTCCTCTTCCAAAAGTGGCAGACATTGACCCATGTAACATCACTCTTAATCTAAAATGTAAGGGTGATAATAACGTCTCGCAACTCATACCTATTTCATCACATGGTATTCCAATCGTATCACATTCTATACATACACATATGTGTAAAATAAAGCAGCAAATAGAACGACATGATGATGTGTGGGATAACATAAAAAAGTATACAAATCCGTATGAGTTTATCCATACAAATGTCCCTGGATACAAAAGTAGTGTAAGTAAAATGCGGCCAATATCTCGTTCATTTTATAAAATGGTTGAGATTACACAGACAGCTAGGCTACTTGATAAATATAAACAAAAAGGATTCACATTAATTACATCCAATGGTGTTGCGGGTACAGTAAGTATAGATGGAACGCTTCCCCCAACGAATCGAATACAAACATTTCATTTGGCGGAAGGTCCTGGCGGGTTCATTGAAGCAATTTCTTATTTGAGAGGTATTCAAAATACAATACATGTTCCACAAGTTATGGCAACGGTAGACACACCTGAATACGCGACATCTACGACTACAACAACTACAACTACTTATGAAGGTGAAAAGATATCAGTCGCAATACCCTCACATTCTCATGCATCGTCACAACACAGACACAAAATCAATCTAAATGATACATATTACGGAATGACATTATTAAACGATGACCCAATCTGTCCAGGATGGAAAAAAAGTAAACATTTTTTAGATAATAATCCGAATGTAGTGATTGAAACAGGTATTGATAATACAGGAAACTTGTTATCTGTTGATAACTACAAATATTGTTGTTCAAAGTATAAGAACTCGATGGATATTATAACTGCGGATGGCGGCTTTGACTTCTCGGTTGACTTTAATAACCAAGAGCATTTAGCGATCAATCTTATTATAGCAGAAGTATTTTACGCGATTTCATTACAGAAAAAGGGCGGCAGTTTTGTATTAAAGATATTTGACATGTTTTTCAAGAATACAATTGATATTGTATATTTGCTATGTAGTTGTTATGATGATGTTTCAATTATCAAGCCGTATACAAGTAGAATGGCTAATTCAGAAAAGTATGTCATATGCAAGGGTTTCAGGTATTTCGACAGTAGTGCATATATCTCGCGTTTTACTGAACTATATCCTATATTGAATGGATACAGTATTTCATCATCTATTATGAATCAATCATCAATCATTAAAGATGTTGATGATAATGATGTATACTGCAACGATGAAGAAGAAGACAACAGTGATTGGGAATGTAGCGATGACAACTGTATTCTAGATGATAATCGAGATAACGATGGATATACATGCGAGGGTAATATTACTGAAGAACGGTCTGAAGTTATTTCTATCATCAACTTTGAGGAGGATATTTACTTTTTAAGTAAAATAGAAGATATTAATGCATTGCTGTGTCAGCAACAGATCGAAAACATAACAAACACGTTATCCCTTATTTCAACCAGAAATACTGAACGGTTAGAGGGATTAAAGAAAACACATTTACAAAAGTGTATTTCGTGGTGTGAGAAGTATGGAATACCTCATCATAAAATGAATGTCGCGTCTAACATATTCTTGCACTAACGCGTAAAAGTGAGGTTCAATAATGTTATGAGAGTATATATAATTATATTTTTCTTCATTATTCATTCTTGATTATTCATTCTTGATTATTCATTCTTGATTATTCATTATTCATTCTTGATTATTCATTCTTGATTATTAAAATGCTTACAATAAAACGAAAACAAACGCAGCGAAAGATTGAGCAAAAGGAGAAAACATTATTGCATGTATCATATAGTACATTAGCAGACTTCAGCTTCAAAGGAAAGGAAATGTATTCGAAGGTATTAGATGTATATGATGGAAATACAATTTCATTGACTATCAAGGTGGATGGAACATATCATAAAATACATTGTAGGTTATGTGGAATTGATAAACCGGACCTTCATTCTCCGAACGACATGGAGCAGAATGCAGCACTCCATGCAAGGAATCATTTGATTTATTTACTTACAGGGCAGCAAATCCGATTAGAAACATCGCAAAAAGAAATACAAAATATATGTCGCGTAGTAAACTCGATTGTGTTTGTTCGGTGCCAAGAGTTCGACAAGCATAAAAAACTGTTGGTTGAAGTTGAAAAGAATGATATAAACATAAGTGGAAAGATGGTTACTGACGGGTATGCTGGAATACTTAATGGAACACGAACATGTTCGTGGAGAGACTGGTACTATCCAGTTACAGGATGCGGGGCGGTGTATTCTCTTACTAGAAAACAAGAACCTGATATGAATATTGATGTATCAAATAGTAAGGATACGGATAGTAACAACATCCCAAGTAGTAAACATGGGTAGTTATACTACTATATACACTATATACACTATATACTACTATATGTAAAATATATATAAAGATATACACGGATAACAGTATAGCAAATACCCAATCGTTTAGGGACATATTATCTAATGGATCAATTACATAATTCGGAATCATGCGATACGCGTGGGGAGCATATATCGTCACATCGCACAACAGGGGGGAGACCAAGCGTTGGGGGGGGGCTTCCTATAAAACCGCACAACTTATACAAGCTTAAGACAAAGGAAGATCAGTATCATATACACAAAACACTTGGTATATTTTCATTAATGAATTATTATTACAGGTTCTACTTATGTTGGACAACTGGGTCAGCCGGGTTCAGTTCATCATATTCATCATTGTTCTGTATATTAGCGCATATGGCGCTTTCAGGAACATCTTTAATTTTTCATATTCCCAACCATCGAATTAGATCAAAACCAATGATTTGGCCAGAGTTCAGGATTCATAGTATATTATTCGCATATCGTTCATTTATTTCCATGTTATTATTTTGGACAGAAGATTATTTCGAATTACACTGGTTACGATATTACAATCCTTTAATAAACGGGGCGATCGTCATATCAATTATGGTATTGGCGGATAAAACAAGCGATTATTACAGAATGATCGGTCATATAAAACCACATGATACAACGATGAGAACAATGCCATTCCCTGACAATACTCCATCTTATGTTATTAAAGGTCTAAATTATTACTATAGCGTATGTCAACTTATATGTACATTGACGATTGTTACTGCACTAAACTATGACCGAATATTTCTGGTAGTGTACTCTATTCAACTTGCGGCTCTATTGATGACGATGGTTCGTAAAAACATTTGCACTGCTGGATTCTGGCATGCATCATATGCTGCTGCGCTAGGAATCAATTATGTATTTGGGTACTATGATACATTATATTCTGATCCAAATAGACATGATCTTAATAAGCTGTTTTGGGTGTTAGTCGCATATACAATTTTTGCAAGATTTATATTGAATATGAATAAATATGTAATGTGGTCAACTGTTACTGCTGTTGTTATGATGGTCCCTCATGAGTAATCCATAGAAAAGATAGAAACAATAATAAAATAACTTACTTATCTTGTATATGTATACAAAATAAGCAATATAAAGTAACAAACGTATTAAGTAACAAGATACCGGTAATGGAAACAGCATTAAGTCTACTAGTAGGAACATTCCATTTTACAAGGAAAAAGGAGAGATTTCAAACAATTCTAGAACCATTTCAGGCGATTTTACAGATAGGTCTTCTTCGATACTACCCTCTCGGAACAAAAATAGCAATTCATAATAACATATTAGTTATTCAAGACCCAACCTATTCACAGCCAGTAACACGTTGGTTTCACAATGACTCTATCGACGACTTATTTTACCTATACAATGTATTTTCGAGGTTTAATAGTTTTTATAATTTTATGACATTGTCGTCTACCGGACAACAAGATGAACCTGTGGATTATACCAAAGACAAAGACAAAGACAAAGAGATAGACACAACTACAACAAATCATAAACTGTATAAACTTCTAATTCAAAATGCAAAAGAAGGCATCAATAATCTTATTCGAACATATACAACAAGCGAAAAAATACATGTATTACATACACTGAAAATGTATCAAAGTATGCTACAAAATCCCGACCTAGTAAAAAATACTGCTCTTGAAGATGATGAACCGCGATCTCGCGGAAACTTACTTGGTTCGCCAATTCCTCCTGACGGTGTTTCAAGTGCATTGTCGCTACTTACGAACCCAACAGAAGAATCACCATCAATGTATGCTGCTAATATTGACCATGTATTTATCAAAATTACATCATTATACAGTCAGGAACACTTCAATACTATCTATAATGTCTTAAGTATCATCGAAAATGACAAAGAGAACTACTTATTGTATATTCATGGATTATCAGACATTCTTACTCCACTTCATCTTAAAATCAAGAAATGGGTTGATTCAAATATTGTGTTTTAGTTTTTCTCTAGCTTAATCCAGCATGGTTCTCGGGCTGAACTATGCAATACTCCTCGGATCTTTCTAGAAAACTCTGGAAAGTCGATGTTTATTTTTACGGTTTGCCCATCAGCAATGTATGTATTCATTATCTTATATAACTCTTTTACTGAAGGAAACGACATAGTTAATTCAAGTTCAATAAGTTTGTTGATAATGATTTTTACTTCACCTTTTCGTTCCTCGATAGTTCTTTCTACATATGTATTTTTGGGATACTTTCGTTGTTCTGACATGTTGCAATTTCACAGGTTATATTCAAATATATTATAATCAATAATTTATTTTATATCATTATTTACGAAATAATATAAAACTGGTACTGCATAGTATAGTTTGTCGACCTACTGTTGCTGCTGTTGCTGCTGTTGCTTCTGGTTAAGCTTGGCTTGTTGTTGCTCCTGTTGCTGGTTAAGCTTGGCTTGTTGTTGCTGTTGCTGCTTGGCCAACTGGTTTTGCTCCTGCTCCTGTTGCTTTTCAAGCTGGTTTTGCTCCTGCTCCTGTTGCTGTTGTTGCTGCTGAAGCTTCTTTGCAGCATTGTTGCCAGCTGACTGAAGAGCCTGACTCAACTTGGTAAACTTGGACGCAACCTTCTTTGCCGCAGAAACAGCACGCTTGATTGATTTGCGCACACGTTGCACCTTTCGTGAGTTTGTCTTCTTCGACTGTCTTCGATGATATGTCTTTGCCATTCTAAAATACTTTTTATATAATATATCAACAAAAAAAATCAAACTACCATATCGACCCCGTATTCGCCCAATACATTCCATCCTTTTTGCAAACATTATATAACCTTCTAAACTCTTTCATTCTACTCAATGGAACATTTGTACGCGTTTTCAAGTCTAAATGAGGATTTGTCATAACTTGTACCAACATCTCTCGTTTATTCATGACTTGATGATTCTGTATGGCATAATACGTATAAAAATACTGAAACGAGATGTTGCGTATGGAATCCGACATATTATGATCATTATGGTACTTATGTAAGCAGTCCTCACATATAGATAAACCAGTAATATCCGCCAGGTTTTCAGATAAAGATAGGGTTCCATCAATTGAAAACCCGTACTTTTTTGAAAATGCCTCATACTGATCATTTACCTCCGTAATAAACCGGTCATATTTACGTATGTCACCCGGCGACCACCAATCATTCACATTCCCATTTTCATCATATGTTCGACCATTTACATGAATTGCATGAGAGAATTCATGAGCGAATGTAAACCCGGCGTGTGCAAGGTCATATTCAAACCCACGTGCTGCATCATCTACCAAAGGCGAAGTCATATAGCAGGTCGGTATATAAATGGAATTACTCGACGCAGTATAAAATGCATTTACTACATATGATTGCGATCCCGATACTTTCATCAAACTCCAATCAATGCGCTGCAACTCATCCTTACATATCCCATCAATCTTCCCGGCCATGAGTGTCGCTGTTCTCCACCGAGAGACTTTACACATATTCCCCCATGCATCCTTCTTATCATATTGTAAATGCGGGTCCGCTATTTCATATGGAGACTCACCAATAACTACCTTCACTGCACGAATCTTCTTTAATGTACCTTCCTTCGTTTTCGGAGACATCCACTTATTCTTCTTTAATCTCTCGATAAATGCTTCGCGAACCATCGTAGACATTTGTTGTAACCTCTCGATCATTTCTGGATTATTGTACATACGGTCATACTCTTGAGAAAGAGTCTTTGAATACGCATACGAGAGACCAACAATCGGAAAAAGTTCTCGCGGAAATGATTCAACACGACCTCTCACTACTTTATCATTGAAGTTACTATAAATTGACCGCCACTTATCATGAAAACAAATGATTTGACGCAGAAATATAAAATACCAGTAACTCTTCCATTTTAAGGTTGTCCATTCTCTCTTCAACTGGTGAGTCATCTTTTGTAAATATCCAACTTGTGGTGCAACGAACCACTTCGGTATGTTGTCTTCGGTATATCCAATACATTGTGCAAACTCACGCCAGTTTACTCCAGTTATTTCTTCCGATTCCGACGTAAATATATGCGTAAAACCTCTCGTTTTCTTATGTATAGATGTATGTGAATACGTACCAGAACGAGGTCCAGTTATAGCACCCTTACGGCGACTTTGTACTCTCTTTCCGCGATAATATGTATCATATGTATCATCATAGTTAACCATTGCTGATAATATATCACACTCAATATCAAATACATCGGTCGCATGTATACTATGTGTTTCTTCATAATCTCTCCCCAAACATGTTGCAAATATTTCATCAATATATAATAAATATTCTTTTACAAGTGCGCGTTTATATGTATTAAAGTTGAAGTCCCTCACATTCAACGCAGCACTTATACTTTCGCTACTATTCATATTCATTCGACCACCAGACAACCTAATTTCATCCTTAAGAGATTTGGTAATATCATCATTACTGTAAACTCGATAGTCATATAACGATAATACTGGATACCGAACATGAGATGTATATACCTTACTATTCACCTCATCTGGAAACAGTTCCCATACAATCGGACATGCCCAACTAATAAGTTCATTCTGATTTATATATCCTAAAAACTTCCACAGACTTCCTTCATCAATCATTTTGTCATACGTGGAAATATACTCGGATATATGACGCGTTACACATCCTGTATCGAGAGATTGGAGAGATTTATATAAATTACGCATGTTTGTAGCCACGTCGTTCTTTTCTCTCGAAATATAATTTGTAACAAGCTCCAGTGTTTTCTTATAGACATCATGTTGTAAAAGCTTGAAGTTGTCATACTGGGATATATACACCTGTTCTGGTGACAATTCCTTCTTAATATTTTTGATCCATTCATTATTTGCCCATGTGTAAAAGTCATCTTGAGGGTTTACATCAAGAGATTTACTAGACGAAGGTTTGATTTCGGGGGTGATACTTGTTGATCGTTGCGTAATATTATGTCGTCGTTGTCGTCGCCTATTCTTTAATGTTTTGTGTATTCCTCTTCCCTTCTTCATGGTACGAAGAGATATATTGATAGTATGGTTATAATAACAATATATTTTAACTAACTGATAAGGTAATTGTATGTTTGCAATTGGCATAAAGATATTCTATTCTTATACAACAAGTATTCATATAACGCATATAGAATAGAATGTGTTTGCAACCTCTTGACAATATTGCCATTTCATTATTCGGACCATTATGTATTGTTCTCTCTGTAATAGAAGAGAAAATCATCGCATGCTGTAACATTTTTCTTAAAAAGAGACCACGTATTAATGGAACTGCATTCTCTCATTTACCAAATTATAATTTGACTGATTATGACGCAGATATTGAGTATAATAAAGTTGAAACGGATGATAATGAAGAGGAAGAGGCGCGAGATACGCAACATAAATGTTTGTCGAGTAAAATACAACATCGGGCAAATAACCTTATTGAGATGGTTGCTGGAAAAAAGGACAACGTAATACTTGAACAGTTACAAATTATATAGGTTGGGAATGAATAGGTGACACATTAACACGCAGTTACTGGTCTACGCATTACTCGTCTATATAATCCACAGTCAACAAAGTTCACTTTATTCTTAATAAAGTATGGAGAACCCATATCCCCATGATACTTTCCTGCATTCGCAGCGGCATCACCATACGCGCTTCTAAAAGAAGCACCATTCTTCGTAATTGTATCCAATTTCAACCTAGCAAGTCGTGTCCCAGCACTAACTGCGCCCTGTACGCCAAACTTCAAATTATTCGGTTTATGTATTGTCACCTCTCTGCATCCTGCGTTCGGATTGAGAGGATATACTCTCTCACCATTCGAACAATTTGTAGTATAAAACACTTGAGATCCAGTGGCACTATTCGACGGATATACTGGGGTAGTTCCATTATAGTATGATATTCCTGGAACCTTGGCACGAGACAACTTTTGCTGAAATGTCTTGCATCTCGCTTGTAAATATGCCGCTGTGCTTCCGTAATATGCGCGGCTTATTTTTGATCTGGCGCTTTTAATGATCCTTGTCTGGGGGCATGAACTCATCGTCTTTGTTTCAAACACACCCGTGTTTATTTGATAGCTTGTAGAAAGAGATGGGTCGCCAACTTGAACATACCCGGGGTTCTGAAGCTTGACATCCCCGAGCGTCTCCTTTATCTTGGGTTCGAATATGTCTTCGGTTACATAGAGATTCTTTGCAGTTCCACAACCACAATCACTTCCTCTAAACACGATACCTCCAGGGGCATTAATGAGACCAATCGTCACTTTTGTTCTGCTAGCGGGATTCACTGGTTGAAGCTGCTTTCTCCATATTTTGAGAGGTCGTGCCTTTCGAACAGGACCAATATAGTCATTTGTTGAACTTGTTGCCGGACCATTTACATTTGGACGAGAGTTTCCAGGGTAAACACTTCGCGTCGTAGTTGTTTTAGTGGAGTTAATTGCTTGTCTGGTTGTAATTAACGTACCAGTTGTTCTTAAATTGATTGGTCTTGAAACATGAATTGTCGACATCGTACTATTATATAGTTATGTTTTTTATTTTTTATTTTTTTATTTTTAGTAATGACAGAATATCAAAAAAAGAATAATAACAATGTTATATAACACTTATCGTTATATAACACATACCAATGTGGTACAACTCATATGCTACATCAACCATAAATATGTTCATTTTTTTTGCAGTAGTTATATTTATACTCATACTTGATCATAATATTCGAATACTATTCGTAAATCATTTTAATAAGTTTAGAGCAATGATTGGAGGCACGAGTATATCAACTGTTTCTAAAAATGATGGTACTCCATATGTTATAGAAGGAATGGAGTCTGGCGACCAAAATGACTGTCCGCAAGACTGTAAATCGATCCAATCTCTCACGAATAAAATGGAACAACTCATCACTGAAGGAATGAAACTAAAGAAAACTGTTATTGAACACGAAGATATGATTAAACAACAACAAAAAACAATCGAATCGCTGCAGAAGAACAAGTGAATACATGCCACGCATTCTGTTATCCCCGCGCATTCTCTTATTATTTTTTATATCTTCGCTGGTATATAAGTTATTCTATCCTATTTCTACAAACAAGCGACTCATTCAAACATATGTTATTCTCTCATGTGGATGATTCGAATGTTCATCCAGTTATTAAATATACACCCGGGTTTATCATGATCGGATTAGTTATTGTCGGTATCTTTATTTTATTATTTCATCAATCAGCACAATATGCCGAAGAGAATGACTACTTTTCAAAAGAAAGGGAACAACCTGATAAAGTATCCCTTTCTTTACCAATCTCTCGATGGACCACACGAGAAGGATTCGAACCAGGCGCAAAAACAGCGTGCGGGGTGGAATGTGGTAAGTTTGTAGAAGTTCAAGATAAAATGAACGCATTATCTAAAATAATAAATGAAATTAAACAACAAGATACTGCCATAAAAGAAAATGAAGCGGCACTTAAACAGTTATCCGATAGAGTAAAAAATGCAGCAACAAGTAAAACAAATGGAAAGCCGTCATTCTCGAGCGATTCTATGAAATAATATATATATTGATACATCACATAGTTTATACATCACATCGTTTATACATCACATCGTTTATACATCACATCGTTTATACATCATATCGTTGATAAATCACATCGTTTATACATCATATCGTTTATACTATAGTGTCCAGCGTAAAATAATATCATACTAATATAAGCATCATTATATAGTACGATACATAAGATACCGAGTAAATGACAGACGTATTTGATAAAATTAAGGCAGGTATGGCTGATACTCGTGATGGAATAATGGGTCCAGGATACAAATATTGGGCAAACATAAAACCTCCCCGTGAAATGGGTATGAGCGAGAATGGATCTCTCGGAACTCTAGGTAATAATATATCGGGTCTCATAAGTTATGTTCAAGTTCTTGTCTCCGGAAATGGCGAAGCAAGTCGCCCAGGTGGTCCTCTAGGAAATAAATTCTTTCTTAAAACTGCGGCAAAATGCAAGGAAAGTACAGTTGCAGAATATAATAAGAGCAAGACTGAAGAAGTGTCGAATGATGATAAAAACAAAAAGGAGGAAAAACTGGTTGATAGATACATTTATATAAGTAATGTACCAGACGGAACGATTCCATTTATTTCATCTGGTATGGGTGGTGCAGGATTCTCAAATCTTAAGGGGCTTATTCCTGGCGCGATGGGAAACTTGACTGCACTCTCTCCTTTTCCGCTTTTTCAGTCATTCTCTATCGGAAATCATCCTCATTGCGCACAAATAACGATGGAAACCGTTGGAACACAGAACCAGAGAGGAACCGAGACGCATCATGTTGCTCTCGCCGATGTGGAAAATATGAATGCATGTTGGTTTTTAGATAAAGTAAATCCCGTCTCCGGACAAAGATGCCGAGAGCTTTTTACAAAACAAACAACCATACAAAATAATGTAGGGTATACCAATATTCAGAGAGATGCAGTTGATGCAATTGAAGATGGTTCTAGTCCGTGGGTTGGAGATAATGCAGGGTCGTCTGGTCTCGCATATAACAATGCTCGAGAAAGAAGCCCCCTAGGGAATAGCAATACAATTATGGCGGTCGGTGCGAACTATAACCCGATTATGGCTGAATACTCAAAGTATGAAGAACCGACATATAAGAACAAGAACAAGAGTAACAACAAGAATAATAATAAGAAGGGCAATAAGAAGATAAAACACTCGCGCGACAAAAAGCCATCGTTATATGACTATGGTCAAAATGATTACAGCTCATTTTACAAGGTAAACCTTCATGGAAATGGGTTATTAGTAAACACACATTCAGACTCTTCATCTAGTGATTCTTCAGATTCTGATTCGGATAGCGAGTCTTCTGTTTCATCGATGTCCTCTGAACCGATTCTTGGAATAGAAACACCAGTCGACGAACTTGTTTATAAAATGAATAAAACTATCAAAAAGTTATCGAAGATGATGGAGAAAACAAATACCCCTATTTTATCTGAAAGTTCAGAAGAAGATGATGACACAATGACGAAAGTGTATTATGCGTCGATATCTTTGGTCTTAATGTATATATTATATAGAACCATGTTTTTAAAGATGAAGAAGTAAATATTCGTGTTACCATGTCATATTTCTCTCAACTATATCAACTATTTAGAATAATTCGATCAATAAATAGTTGATATTTGTATACTTGATTTATTTACTGCTGCTGTTGTTGCTGTTGTTGCTGCTTTTTCTTTTCGGTGCGGTTCTTTTTATATCTTCGGTATGACTTAAAACTCTTTTTTACTTTCCTTCCTCCACCCCTCTCTTTTTTATCTTCTTGCTCCATAACAATACTACTTATAGTAACTGGTTCACTCGATGGAGGTAATTGTTTAACATCGTCTGTAGAAGTAGAGTCAGTTGATGGTTCGATTACCATTAATGAAGATGAAGAAGTATCCTTTTGTTGATTATTTGGTAAACCACTTTCTTCCTTTGGTTCTTCTTCCTCTTCCTTTGGTTCCTCTTCCTCTTCCTTTGGTTCCTCTTCCTCTTCCTTCGGTACTTCTTCGTTTTCCTTCGGTACTTCTTCGTTTTCCTTCGGTTCTTCTTCGTTTTCCTTCGGTTCTTCTTGTTCTTCCTTTGGTTCCTCTTCCTTCAGTTCACTAGTAACCAATGCCGTACCTGCAACCGCAGTAGCAGCTCCAATTGTCTCATTGAGAGATTCAATTAACTTCTTCATTTTTTCAGGGTCACTTGTTCCACTTCTGGCCTTGAGGTCTTCAACCTCTTGTTTAAGTAGACGATTCTCTCTAACTGCAAGTTCATATTTGCGTGTTAAATCTTGTACACTCGATAATACTTTCTGAATATTTGACATATCTAAATCGGTAGATTCAGACTCCACAGTTGAAGATGTAACTGGTGCAGGTAAAACAGTTGTTTCTGGAGTAGCAGATGCTGTTGCACTTACAATATCATCTTTTAATTTAGTTAGTCCTTCCATCGCATCATCGATAGCTGACTTACCAGTAGACTCACCTTGGGTTTTCTTCACCTCTTCCTCTTCCTTCTTCGTATCATCTTCCTCCTTCACCACCTCTTCCTTCTTGGTATCATCTTCCTCCTTCTTCTCATTATTACCAAAAAGTGTATCAAAAAAACCAGGTTTTTCATCATTAACTGGCTCTTTATTTACTTCAGGTACAGTATTAACTACGGGTACCACTTGTTTATTAGCATCTGATACAGGAGGTAAATCAGCACCGCCTTGCTGTTGTTGCTGTTGTTGCTTTTGTTGCTTTTGTTGCTGTTGTTGCTGTTGTTGCTTTTGTTGCTGTTGTTGCTGTTGTTGCTGTTGCTGTTGCTGTTTCTCTTCATCCTTTAATAATTGACTCTGTTCATTTAAAAACTGAAAAAATCCACCATCCCCCTTCCATTTCATGCTTTGGGTTTTCTTATGTCTACTTATAATTGCATTAATAATATCACCACTATTATATTTATCGTGTCTTAATTTATTGTTCTTTAATGTTTTGGGATGTGATTTATTCACCATTTTATATAATAATAACAGAAAATTATTATATAACATGTATCTACAGCATGTATGTTATGTTATGTAATCAAACCAACTCGTAAATGTATTGACACATATCATTTATTTAAAAACGAACTCTCTTGTACAACTCGAGAGCAACCAAACCACCGGCAACCTGGGCAAGAATGTAAGGCAAAAGTTCAGCCTTGCTCAACTTGCCAGCGATAGCCATCATGATGGATACAGCAGGGTTGAAGTGACCGCCGGAGATGGAACCACCGACCATGGTGGCGATGGCAAGAGCAGCACCGATAGCGATGGCATTGCCGGTGGCAACGATCACGTAAAGGAAGAAGAGAGTTCCGAGGAATTCGACTAAATACTTGTTAAACATTGTTTATATATAATTAAATGACAAAAAATTAAAATTAAAAATAATAATTGGGTTACTATCCATTTTATCCAGACATAAAACTATTATTCGCACCTTTCTTTTTCGGCGCAACTGATCCGCTTGAACGAACACGTCGCAATGCATCTCTCTGAACATTAACATTCGGTGACTTAAATGTCAAATAATTGCTTCCTAAAGGAACATGAGTCGAACTCACGCCAATTGACTGAATACGCCTCGATTGAATATATGTGGATGAATCTTTTGATGTAAACACTTTTATTTTACGATTAAGTAATTCATTATAGTCTACACTTGCTTGTCCGACGTGTCCCGCTGTTCGTAAATATGCCGCGCGGTTTATGGAAAAAAGGGAGTCTCCTGCCGATGGATAAAATTGTGGCGGCATTCCAACCGTTCGATAATATGGGGGAACAGGAATAACTGGAGCAATAAATGGTGTCATTGCGCTCCATGTAGCCAACGTATTTACAACTGTCTTCGGTACAGTACTGGAATCAGTAAGTAATGCCCCCAAAGTAGTTGCCTTCAGTAATATTTTGGTGTTTGCAACATGAGTAATTGGCGCTGTAGGTACGACATACGATGTTCCACTATACAACGCCGTTCCTTTTACCCAGTGAAAATTGGTTATATTTCCACCGAATGATGTGGCCAAACTAGCAGTTGACTCATTTCCAATTGTAAGAGGCGTTGATGCGTTATTTATGTTAAGACTCGCAGTAACAGTTACAATTCTTGCACCATTACGATATACATTAAACACTCCAGTTTGTCTACATACTGCAAAGTGATCCCATACGTTACGGTAGTTTGTAATTGAAACACTAGTTAGAATACTAGACCCACCCCATAAATATAATGTTCCGCCTTCAATAGACACCGCAAGCATGGCAGATGGATATGTACCAATCGAAAACAGGCGAGGTGCCAAGTTTGTAGATGTAAGATATTGAAACCATTCTACAGTGAAGTCACCTGTTCCTAATTGAATATCAGCATCATTTGCAATTGTTAATACATTCGTCGCCGTTCCCGGAAATAATATACTACCCATATGATGTTATTACTATAACTAAATATATAACTAAATATATATAGTGAGTGAATATTTATACAAATGAAAAATACGATGACACGATTCATATAATTCCCGGAGCAGGTGTTCCATTCATTGTATAATCCTCACGGATAGTGGAAAGAGGACCAAGCAGTGTATTCTTGGGACGTTGTATCCAATAGTTGCGTAGTTTTGATAGAGTGGTGGTTGATGTTTGTTCTTCTCCGGGTGAATGCATTGTATTATGTATCTCTCTTGACTGTTCTTTTCTGGCGTTACTCGATTTATTTTCTTCATCGGGACTTGTACAGCAATAACGACACATAAGATCAAATGGTAAACAAAGAATCAAATGGTAAACAAAGAATCCTGCACAATATTAAATCAAGTAACTCACACATTTGTTAATATATATAGTCCGTGTGATATTCCGTATAATGAATATAATATAATCATACCGAATACAATGTTTATATATTTTTATTGTTGATTTTATTGATGACCTCGCTTATACTTAATGCCTTATCCATCTAAACACGCTTTGAGCGCCATTATTCGCACCGCCATACCCAGCATCGTTGTAGTTCTTATTTACAGCACGATTCTTCTTGTATGCAACATACACCGAACTGTCATACACATACTTGGGGTTGCAAGTAGCGGACGGGATATTTGTATCATCTGGAGCCGACTTAACTGCACCAGCAGAACCGCGCCATCCAGCAGTAATGCTTGAGCGGGCTGATGTAACTTGATTTGCGCCACCGGATGAGTAATATTGACGAGATAGGTAATCACCTGCATTATTTACTATTCTAAAAGGAGTAGCCGCTGGAGCATACCCATTAATATTCTCGCTGGCGGCTTTTCCATTCCACGCTTTGCGCAAACTAAAACGAACAGTCTCAAACTCGGAACTTCCATTCATTGTTCCTGAACGAACAGGACGAGGCGCAATGCCTTTTATACCACCACCTAAATTGGACATTTTATATATATATCAAAGGTTATTAATTATGCGTGTATGTCGAATATAATATACTACAACAAATAATTTTCAATATTACCTAGAATATGAATATGTTATCATCTCTCCTAAAACGATCAATCAATACGTTAGTTATCCATTATTCATGTATTTGGAGAGTCAGTGTCATCAACCAAATATGTAAGACTTCGAACAGGAGTACGATTGGTACCATAATCATAATCATACGGTCCAGCTCTTACACGGCTAGGAGTCATAAATACATTAGTAGAAGGAGGTTTATTTTCATCATTCTCATGATTCTCATTATTGTTCATATTAGTTGATGGTGTTCTTTGTGTTTTCGTTCTACTTCGGCTTGGCATACTTGTCCGAGGGGGGGTTGTAAGTGTGGATGTGGTGTTATCAGGCGATGTGGGTAATGCAGTGAATCCACGACGTATGGTTTTTCGATTCGGTGTGTTTAACATAGGAGAAGGAAAAACGTCAGAACTGGGTGTTTTATCTAACTTCAACAATACAACAGGGTTAGGAGTGCTTCGTCGACTATCATTAAAAATAATGGGTGTACGTACAGGTGTAAACTTGTGTTGTTGCTGTCTCTCTTTCAATGGTGTTTTTTCAACAACCTCTCGTTCATACATATCAAGCGCATGTTGTTGCTCTTCTAGTTTACACATACCTTCCTCAATCTCTCGCTCAATTTTAACGAGTTTATTTTCATCTTGTAACGTTATTTCTTCCTTACGGATGATGTCGTCATACTTTTTCCTATTTTCTTTTATTTTTTCAGTAACTTTATCCATTGCACTAATCGCCTCGTTTATTAGTTCAACTGGATTATCTACTTTCGTTGAAAACTCTCTAAACGCATGAGAAAATGCTTCGCGCCACCCACTGCTCCTCCAAGCAGTCCTACATGCACCGCGTATCATTCCCCCTCGGTGATAAGACGATCTCCTTGTAATCCTACTCTTACCCCTCCTCGTATGTTGCTTCACTGACCGTCTTCTCCTACCTTTTATACTTTTGGACATCTTCGTTCTCTATTCTCTTACATTATGGCAACATTATCTTATATATACATTTATGTATGTGTCTGTGTGTGCCGTGTGTATACTGTATTCAAACACACTTCATGATTATGTAATAATTCTCGGCGCAACATTCATAGTGAGTAATTCTTGAAATAGTAACTTGCAAGCGTAAGGTATTTGTACTAGTGCAAAGTCAACCCGATTATCACATGTCTTGCAACAGTGAATATTCATCTCTGGGTTAAATGCCGCAATCAATCCGCATCTTCTACATACATTCACCTCATACTTATCAGATGAATCGTACATGCGTCCTCTTGTAAATCGAACTGCGCCATGTGCAATCATTGCATCGCGTTCCATCTCTCCGAACCTATGCCCTCCATCACGACTTCTTCCCTCCGCAGGCTGATGCGTAAAGTTAACCATCGGTCCAATGGAACGACTATGCTGTTTATCATTCACCATATGCTTCAACCTCTGATAGAATACTGGTCCAATAAATATGTCTGATTCGATTTGCTCACCTGTCAGACCATTGTACAAAAGTTCATTCCCTGTAGATTCATATCCCAACTTCACTAACTCCTTTCGAATATCCTTAATATCAAGGTCGCCAAATGATGTTCCATCTCCGAATAACCCAAGGTCAATCAGTACTTTTCCAAGAAGAGTCTCCTTTAACTGTCCAATTGTCATACGAGAAGGAATCGCATGTGGGTTAATAATAATATCTGGGCGAACTCCGTCCTTTGTATAAGGCATATCACACTCTGGAATAATGTTTCCGATTGTTCCTTTTTGCCCCATGCGAGAGGATACTTTGTCACCAATAACTGGTTTTCGAAGAGTGCGAATGCGGACTTTACAGAAACAATACCCTTCGCCATTACTATCAATATAACTCTCATCAACATATGACTCCTCCGTGGTGTTGTAGCTTCGCGATGCATCTTCGTATTTAATCACCTTTGTATGATCGTTTCGGTTTTCTTTAATAGGAATTACCTTACCCATAATAATATCTCGTTTCTCTATGAGAGTATTCTTCGGCATAATTCCACGGTTATTTATCTTGTCATAATTCCCAAACTTCATTCCCTTTGTTTTCGACGGATCTGGGCGACACCTGACCTCCTCATCCCCATTAATCTTCTTGTCTTCGTCCTTCTCGGTATGATAAATCGTGGCAAGAAACATACCGCGATCAAGCGATCCCTGATTGACCAAGACACTATCTTCCTGATTATATCCAGTATATGACATAATTGCAACTACGAGTGGTGATCCGGACGGTATCTTATCTAGTTGAATCATACCCATTAGACGTGTATCAACCAACGGTCGCATCGGGTAAGTAAGAACGTATGCTGTCTTATCCATGCGTCGTGCATAGTTGGTTACATAGACACCCATTGCCTGTTTACCCATCGCAGATTGATATGTATTTCTAGGTGCCTGGTTATGTTCGGGAAATGGAATACATGACGCTAAAATACCGAATATTGTACTTGGATGAATCTCACAGTGTGTATATTTGTATATGTTACTTGCCCCGCCTACTGATGAGCCAACCACTGATGTAGTTGTTGTTGTTGTCCCCATTCCATTCTTATCATACAAATGTGACGGGCGCATTGCAACCATACTAAAACTCTGCTCATCCGGATCAATATACTCAATCACCGAGTTTATGATTCGTGCATCAGTGAGCAAGTCATTCCATCCAAGTTCATGCGACTGGATGCCACGAATAATATTAGGTGTTACATATAACTGTGTATGGTTCTCCCGTACACGTAATAATGGCCGCGTCAACCTCCCTGCATCATTATATATACGTATTTCTTGCGCAGGATAATCAAATACTACCGCAGTATAAATATTGATGATTCCGCGATGCTTCTTTTCTTTGAATGCACGATATAACTCAATCGCGTCATCAGTGACTCCTACCCATATTCCATTTATAAACACTTTCACTGCATTTGATGCGTCGTGGGGTGTAATCATATCAACCCGACGAATATACTGATCAATTTGGGTGTGCAGTGACTCTGGACTACTCGGCGTAGTAACATGTGTCATGTAGCTAATATTCTTTACGACACCAACACTACCACCTTCCGGTGTTTCAACTGGACACAGAAACCCCCACGAGGTGTTATGTAATTTACGTGGCGGAATTAACTTCCCGCTTTTATCGATGGGAGTATTGATTCGTCGCAAATGACTCAAACTGGCGGAATATGTTAACCGGTTCAACACCTGTGCAACCCCGACCTTGTTGCTATTTAGACTCTTGATACCAAAGTCGCCGGTTGACAGTGCGCGTTTAAGACCATTCTCAATCGTAAGTGACTTAATCATTTTATACATGTTGGTCGGATTGATAATATTTACGTAATCATCCGTTGAACGCCAAGACCCTGTATTAATCTCACGAATCACTTGTTTTATCATGTCCTTCACGACCTTGTTGAAATAGTTACGGAACAAGTTGTTTAATAATGACCCAGTTAGGTCAACTCGTTTATTCAAATATGAATCACGGTCATCCTGTTTTATGATATCGAAACTAGCACGCAATAGTTTACATGCCATATAACCGAGGAAATAAACTCGCTGTTTGTGTGTCTGACAATGCGGGAATAAGTCATTGTTAATCACCTCAAGTGCAAACTCGCGCTTCTTTCTTGCGCCAGATTCTTTGTCCATATTCAGCGGAGTAAACATTACATTTGATGTGACAACCTTGAGCGCCTCTTCCTGGGTCATCACGTCGTTCGCATCGATAATAGAACCTTTTAATGACTCTAATACCTGCGTCATTTTTTCATCCTCCAAATTGAGAACAATGTGTTCGCATATTTCTTTGTCAGATAATAATCCTAGAGCGCGAAATATAACAAACAATTTAAGTGGCTGCTTTACGCGCGGAATCTGAATATAAATGGGATGACCAAAACCATTGTTCTTATTTGCGATCATCATGTTAATCTGTTTTGGAGATATACACTTATAGTCTGGTACTGACTTAATTTCGGCGATCCAGCTCCACTTATTGTTTCCCTTCGACACGTTGAAACAATACACCTTGTTTTCAGCCGCTCTTTCCTGCGCCAATACTGTTTTTTCACTACCATTAATGATAAAGTAGCCACCTGCATCATGAGGACATTCGCCGGTAACAGCAGTACTAATGTGTGGATTTTGTGTAAGGACACAAATAGATGACTTCAACATAATAGGAAGTTTTCCAATATGAACCTTCGGAATTGTTTTATAATAATTTTGAATGTTGTCGAGGTTTGGTCCCGACCGCACTATATATTTAATAACTAGGTCAACTGTCATTGTGGATGAGTATGTAAAGTTGCGAAGACGTGCTTCTTGTGGATACATGATTTTGGTCGCGCCATTATTTTCGTGTATTTGAGGACGATAGAGGTTGAAATGTTCAAACTTGACCTCTATTTCTAAACGATATTTGTGCGATTCCTTATCATAATCTTGTTCCGAACAAATTGTTACAGGGTTGAACATCTCGATCGTACGCGGAATCTGATTATTTACGAAATCATTGTATGATTCGATTTGATGGCGAACCAATTGTTCAAGATGTCTTCCTTCAAAATAAGAACCAAGAATTGTCCATGGCTCTTCAATGTACTGTTTGAGTTGCTCGGACTCATCCATAATGAGGGATTCATCATTCGTACGGAACGACTGTGTATTGTGTGTATCTTGTTGTAATGTGGAGGATTGAGATGTTTCTGAACCGGACACGGACACGGCCCCTCCCCCCGTTACTGGGGATAAATTAGTAGCCTTCTTTCCTTTTCGTTTCTTATTTGTATCATTGTTGTTGCTTTCTCCTGTAGCGTCATTACACAGTGCATCATGTTTATACCTCGGGTTTAAATCTTCATACTTCGTTGTTATCTCTTCATTGTAGTCCTGGTCAGGTTCATGCGATATTGTGGCCGCTGTAGTAGTTGTAGATGAAATCACTGCCTCATCAATTATTTTCTTCTTGCTTTTAGAAACTCGAACGGGTCTTGCAACTGTCTCCATTTGATTATGTTAATCGGGGTGATTGGTATTATCTACTAACTGCGTAAACAGCTATTATTCATTTCAATTTATTTTTATGTAGTAATAATGAGATATTATATTGTACAACGATATAAACATAAGGACTCATGTAACTATAGCGAAGCGAAGCGAACCACTTCACTGGTTATATCATGACCAACTCATCGGGAAATGACACAAATAAGCCAGGCGGACATAAAAGATATTGGAAGAACAAAAAGTATTATAATCAACAACAAATGATGAATGATGATATCGTCGCGAAGGATAATATTGCAACGAAGGATGATAATACAACCATTGGTCATACACCGTCTGTTGTTGTAAAACTTCCATTATTCTTTTCTAAAAATGACAAAAGCCAGTTGAAGCAAGATTGTCCGATTCAATTTGGGTATACCAACGAAAATACAAGTATAAATGATGGCGCGAAGCATAGTTCAGATGTATCGAGAAACGATCATGTTGATACAATGGTGTCGCAGCTTCATAATTATTTTCAGAAGAATAACAATACATATATTTTTCAGGATAAGGGTTTTGCGATGAAGTTTAGTGGTGGAACGATGGTTACTCCTCCTGGAGCAAGAGAAGGAGCAGGAACAAGATCAGCATCCGCTCCGCTATCGCAATCGAGTAATAATACCAATACCAATACCAATAATAATAACAATAACATAAAGTTAAATATTTTTGCACCGGAGTTTAAACCATTATTTACGAATGACGTTACATCGGTACAGACACAACCAACTCTGTTGGCGTTTACATTTAAAAACCCATTCGCAACACCAAATACATCGTGTATGCCGGAGAACCCGTTTGTTATTCCTACAAATACATCAGTTCCTCCCAGGTCTCAATCGAATGATACAACTAACCAACTTAATCAGGAAAAGAAACATGTGATAATAAGTGAAGAGGTAAAGTCAATCGATGATCTTATATCAATGTGTGATAAGTATCCATTAACACCGAATGTAGAGTATAATATAAATATGAAAGCGATTCATGATATTCGAGAACCATTAGAGGACCTTCAAAAGATGGTTGGAATGTCATCACTTAAATGTAATATTATTGACCAAATACTATACTTTGTGCAAAATCTACATGTTTCCCCAGAGGAACGAAATAAATTAAAAGAGGCACAAGCTACTGCTGCAGCGAAACATGCACAACCACAGCCACAGCCACAACCATTATTCACATTTACTGACAAACATCCTTCTGGAGATGCAAATACCGCGGCTACAGCTGCAGCTACTGCCCCCTCCTCCGGGGTATCAACACAAAACCCGCTATTCACATTCCCTACACTAACCACCTTTACTATGAAAAGCTCTGAACAACCAAAGGAAACCGACCTACTCAGTAACATATTCTCGAATGCATTGTATAATATACAGAAAGAACAGGACCTTATGAAGAAGGGAAAAAAGGGGGCATCTTCTGGCGACTTTATGCATACAGTAATATATGGACCTCCTGGAACTGGTAAAACAGAAGTAGCTAGAATTATGGGGCGTATTTTTAGTCAACTAGGTATTCTTAAAAAGAAAACATTCAAGAAGGTAACTCGTCATGACTTGATTGCAGGATACTTGGGTCAGACTGCAATTAAAACTCGCGACGTGATCAAAGAAAGTCTAGGCGGCGTTCTTTTTATTGATGAGGCATATTCACTTGGAAACCCAGAAAAACGCGACAGCTTCGCGAAAGAATGTATCGACACCCTATGCGAAGCGTTAAGTGACTACAAAGATAATTGGATGGTAATTATCGCTGGATATGAAAAAGAGTTGAATGATTGCTTTTTTAACTATAATGAAGGTCTTAACTCGCGTTTTACATGGCGTTTCAAACTAGACAGCTATAAATCAGATGAGATGAAAATGATCTTTCTTAAAAAAGTGGCGGAAAATGGATGGAAAATCAAGGAAGGTGAAGACATACATGGTGAATGGTTTCAGAAGAACAACGATTATTTTACGTTTTATGGACGAGATATGGAAACTCTTTTTGCGAAAACAAAAATTGCACATAGTAGACGTGTTTTCTGTTTGCCGGAGGCTGATAAAATGCAAATCACGATGAAAGATTTAGAAAAAGGGTTTGAACTCTACCTTCAAAACGATGAAGTGAAAGAGAGAAAAGAGAAAAACTCAATAAAATATCAGGGTAGCATATACTTGTAAATGAATAAATGCATTCAACCTCGGTTAAATATATCTAAATAATTTGTTATTTACATATATCAGTAGATACATAACGCTCCTCCCCGCGACATCGTTATTAATTATATCAATCAACAAAGTTAATAAAATATGTCGTCAGAAGTGAAAAAAACAATTGTTATAAATAAGGTACAGACTGATAAAAGATCTACCACTGCTAAAAAACCAACCGCGCCTCGTATAAAACCAAATGCAATTATTCGTCCAAATACATTGAAAAAAACATTATTAGACCGAATTAAACTTCATCAAAAGAGGCAAAGCGAACATCGAAATAATGGCGGGAATATTCCGATCATTGCTCCTGCATCGCTGAAGACTGAATCTGACGCAGATAAACAATTTTCAAATGAGTTTGCACAGTCGATGAGTTTTTTACAAAATCTTGCGACAAAGCGGCGACAAAATAATGCCCAACGAACAATGAAACATCGAGAACATAGAAGTCGCGGACATAATGTTTCAGTGAATAATAACACGATGGCTGCGGTGGCGGCAGCGGCGGCTGCTACTGCGATGGCAAATTACCAATTAGGAGTCCAACAGTCACCTTCGACAATGATGATGCAGCAACCACAAGTACAACTACAACAACAACAACAACCACCACCACCACCACCACCACACGACAATATATTTTCATCATTTATCCAGCAACCCACACAGCTACAGCAACAACCAATGATTCCTATGCCACTCGTTAGTATTCAAGCAGTTCCTCCTACACCTCCGACTCTTCTTACTCCATCACCAGTCATTGAACATGTTGAACTTTCAATTCCTCCCACGAGTCATACAGTTACTCCCCCCCATGTATCTCATTCTTCTATCTGTGATGTATCATCGTCACAAGACACATCTAAATCAACTCCAGATGAGTCATTCAATCCAACGAACGATAATAAAGTGACAGAAGATCCAGATGTTACAGTAGAACCACCTTCTATTTTTATTAAACAGGACCCACCTCATGGTTGTTTAAAGGGTGGTTCAAAACCCACATTCCGTGAATGGCTGAATAAGTTCAAAGCATCGCCGGTGAATACAATAACAGAGTATTTACATGGTGGTGAAATCGGAAGTAACGATGACTCAACTAGTAATAAGAAAAAGGCTGACGACCACGGGGATGATGATGGATGGGAAGATGTGGACGACGATGATGATAATCCAACTACAAAAAAAGACTCATCATCCCGAAATAATACATATAAAATAGATCCAAATCGTATCAAGGGTGTTCGAATGAAGATTCGCCAAACAGTTACTAAAAAGTTTCGCGTTGGAAAACACAATAACAGTGTTGGCGTGTTAATTAAAAACAAAGAAACGCAAAAACATCTTCAAAAGGAACACCTATCACTCAAACAAAAGTCAATCAATGAAATTAAAAAGTTCTTATATGATAAAAGTCTATTGAAAATCGGATCAAATGCACCGCCTGATGTACTTCGTCGCATGTATGAAGACGCAATTTTGACAGGAGATGTTGTTAATACAGGAAGCGGAGTTGTTCTTCATAACTTTTTATCAAATGAACACTGATGTGACTTAAATACAAATATATAGTAATAATATACTAATATATAAGTAGCTGAATCTATCTTCGTATCAACGTATCAATAAAATAATGCCTACATTCAGATATAATAATGATTCAACCTATTCATTCGAAGTAACGCCTGAAACAACAAGATTAACATCTGCAACATTTTCACAAACAGACGGATTATGGGAAAACGAAGAAGTTACATATTTTTACAAAAATGTTCCGACGAATAAACCAGTAAATATCGTTGATATTGGCGCACAATCCGGATTATATACACTTTACTCCAAGTTTATCCCATCCGCTACGTTTTATGCATTTGAACCATTTCCATCATCATTCAAGCTATTAAATGATAATATTGAATTGAATGGTATTAAAAATGTACACACTTATAATCTCGCTATTTCAGATAAACCAGGAATTATGACACTTAATACATGTGCATCTCATAATGGACTTCATACACTTGGTTCAGCCCCCATACGATTTTCCGACATTGTTCCGATTGAGGTTGAGGTAACGACGATTGATCATATGTTCTATGAAAAGCATATTCCCGTACATTATATGAAAATAGATACCGAAGGATGGGAATATAATATATTAAAAGGGGCTGAAAAAACAATCATGGAATATCGTCCTTCGATTCAGTTAGAATGGAATATAACAAATATGAAACAGTGTGGCGTAGACCCAGATGATTTAATGAATTATATTATTCGTGTTCTTCGTTATAAACAGGGTAAGAATCTAACCAGTGAAGAGTTATATATTGTTCCGTGCGACTAATACTATTACAATGCATGTTGCTATCACTCATTCGTTTTTTACTATACACGTTATAGTAAAAAATTGAAATACATATTTACACATATGTATATATATATATCAACCAAGTCTATGAAACTCTCAACGAAAGAATCAATCTTAACAGAAATATCAACGGTCATTCGTAATCTTAACAATATACCAACGCCTCCTGCATCTCTATCAACCATTCAAGAAACATCCCGAAAACCAACCGATGAAGAGAAGAAATACTGGGTTCGTCGTGTAAAATATATGTCGGAGGCAATTAACTTGCTTACTTCAATCCGGCATCTTTCTCCAAGTCAACAAGCAGAAATATATCACGACCCCAAATATAAATCCCTTGCTACAAAAATGAATGAAAAAGAGTCGTCTTATAGTGCCGTTCTCCAAGAAAAAATGTTTTCTATGCTACAATAATGTATATGTGACCAACCAAACACCCTAACACACTGTTATCATTTGCATGTTCCACATCCTATACTTGCACACTCTTTTTTTTCAAGTTTCCGATCGACACCCACTCATTCGTCTCAATCTCCCAATACTTTAGATTGCCATCTGTCCATACATTTTCAATTGATCCAGTACGACATTTCACCTCGTTTGTATGCAATACTGCAAATTGATGAAGCGTATCATATGCCAATCCACTTTTAGTACCGTCTGGACGTTGTTTAATAATTATATTCTTGCTTGCATCATATATCGCATATATCGTACGTACCTTTCCATCCTGCATAGAAACATCATGACGTAATAATGTTCCGTCTGGTACATATTTCTGCTGATTGCGTTTCCCCACAACATTCTTTCCTTGTCCTCCAGGAACAGACCCTTTCTTCTCTTTTTTGGTTGTAGATGATGCAGTGGTTGAATAACTGGATACACTGCTACTGTCATCGTCATCCTCTTCATGGTAACTTTCGTCGATTATAATTTGCGGTTCTTCATCTGCAGGATGCGCTACTATACCCTCGCCACTATTTTCAGTAGAAGATGATTCTATTGTCTTGGAACATGTATATATTGTTTCACGCAATACCTTCATCTGGTCATTCAGATCCATTATCATACTGTTTACACTTCTCTCACTTCGATACTTTTCACCATAATAATAAATTACATCCTTATCATTATTATCGAACTCATGAGAGAGAACTGTTTTTGAAGAACCATATAATTGAGGACATGAAAATATGGATTTGGAAGGTAGCGATTGTTGCTGTAGTGGTGGAGGGAAAGGCGGAGATGATTCAATAGAAGGACAAGTCATACATCCATAACTTTTCCGCGACGACCCATAGAAAAGGCGAAACATATTAGTATTTCGAATAATCAAGTGTTTATAATATATGATAATTCGTTGTGTAAATAAACATCGAATTATCTCTTTATATCTTTATGTTTATTTGGAATATTCCATAATCGTATATTATCATTCATATACTATCCTGGTAAACTATATAACGCAAAACCCATAAATACATGATACAGTGGCATATAGAGTGCATATTTTCCTCGACGAATCTCGAACCCTCTCGGCTCACTTAACAACATAAACACCATCGCCATAAATATATTCAATAGTCCAATACTAGACAAGTATCCGCCAGTATCATATAGAGTATGCATAATACGCAAGACAATTGACGTGTGTGCCAGTGTCCCTTCAACACGTTGATACACCTCCGTAAACAACTGACGTGTAGTACCCTCCTTATCTAGATGAAACCGCCATGACACAACAAATGATGTCACTGCCAACCACAACTCCATGTAGTATCCACTATAAAACAAACTTAACATAAATGGAATATATGCAGCCAACGATACTGCACACATATCCGCAGATGACAACGCCTCAAAACCCTGATAATCTGAATCGTGAATCGGAAACTCTGCATACTCCGGGGTGATCGGACCACATACCCCCAACTGTTTTTGTAAACACGTTGTAGCATCTTCTAATGACATAAACTGGGGGTCAATTGGTAACCCAAAATACAATTCACGCTTCGAGTAATCAAGTATAAGAGGATACACTTTATAGCCACACTCTTTCGCAATATAATAATATCCGGAGCGCCATTCTCTCTTGTAAATATGCCCTTTTGGCGAAATCATAAGAAGTCTCGGGGACTCCTTCGTAGACGGAACCTTCTTAAACTGTTCAATAATATCCTTTGTCGAATTATTTTTCTTTGTTCCGAGAGGTGGAGAATAAATTGGATTTAATAACCATCGAACCAAAAAATAATACCATACTTTCAATACAGGCGACACAATTGGAACCATATTCTTCGCTTGTTTATAGTGTATTTTATATGCAACAAACGGAGTCATATCCATGTGACTTGTATGAGAGTATACAACAACGCATGGCTCTGTCGGAATATTCGATTCATCTAGTTCTTTCCATCCAATAACATTATAAAAAGTAGGATAGTATGATTGTCGTCGGGGTTCAATTACCGATTTAGCGGAATCAGTTACATCTGTATTCGGCCTTTCAGTTCCACATTCTTTCATTTCATTGAGAGGTTGTTGCATAATTACAATAAATATATTGTCTTACGATAAATGTCTTTATCTACATTCATAATAATAATATAAAACATTCTCTCGTATGTGATATACCCTTATACAAAGTTGTTTACTATACACAATGGCATTAACCCGCGAATATTTCGATCTAACATATAAGTATATTATCGAATATGGACCAAAAACAGTATTACTCATGCAAGTTGGTGCATTTTTCGAAGTATATGGCCGCATAGCCGACGATGGAATAACAATTACAGGAAGTCCATTCACTGAATATTGTGAAATATGCGAACTTGCAAAAGCAAATAGTTCTCCTGGTTATGTAAAGGCCGGGTTCCGCGACTATGCGATTGACAAATACCTACGAAAAATACAAGATGCTGGGTTCACTGCGGTTGTTTATACTCAAGATGCACCAACACAAAATACAACGCGAAGTCTCCAAGGTATTTACTCTCCTGGTACATACTTTTCAGCCGAATCAAATGAATTATCAAATAATACATCGTGTGTATGGATCGAAAAGATCAATACGCCAGCCTTCAGGTCATCCGAGACAAATCAACGTAGAATTATGATAGGAATGTCGACAATTGATATTTATACAGGAAGAACATGTATGTTTGAAATCCACGTGGAGGACTTTCATAATCCGACGACATATGATGAACTCGAGAGATTTATGTCTTCATATAAGCCAAGCGAAGTTATTTTTATTACAAATCTCTCAATGCAAGAACTAGAAGACATTATTCAGTTCACCGGTGTTACTGCAAAAACGATTCATAATGTTCTGTTATCCGACGAGAATGCACCAACAGGAGTATCCGAGGTGGCATCTATTTCAACAAAAATAAATGCGATCAATAAACTGAATGCAAAGAGTGGGCAAGGGCAAGGGCAAGGGCAACTCGATATACAATCGAATGTTGTAAAAGCAAAACGATGCGCGAAACAAATATATCAACGAGAGGTGTTAAGTACATATTACTCCGGACATAAGGCAGATACATTAATGACAACGTTTTCAACATATGAATATGCAACACAATCTCTCGTATTTCTTCTTAATTTCATCTACGAACATAATCCCAACCTTGTATCTAAAATCGCCGAACCAATATTTGAGAATCAATCAAAACGTCTTATTCTCGCAAACCACTCTCTCAAACAATTAAATATTATCGATGATTCAACCTATACAGGGAAGTACTCATCTGTTATTCGCCTACTAAATAATTGCCGGTCTCCGATGGGGTCGCGCAAATGCAAGTATCGTATATTAAATCCTACATTCGATTCGGCGGTTCTCGAGGCAGAATATGCAATTACCGAGCATTTCATTCACACACCGGATACATGGAATACATGGCGTGATATTCTCTCAACATTGAAAGATATCGAGAGGTATCATCGCCAGATTTATTTAAAGAAGATTATTCCTCAATCTCTCTATTTTCTGTATAATAATCTGAAAACGGTCCGCAATCTCTTTACTTCAACAAGTAGTGATCCGATACTTCGTACATACATGGAGAGATTTATACAGATGGATATAACAAGTAAATGTGATATGTTAGTGTCAATGTTCGAACGTATTCTTCGCGTTGATATGTGCCGAACAATCGATGATCTCTCTCATACTACGAATATTATTTGTCGCGGCATTTACGCAGACCTTGATGCCGCTACCGATCGATATGAATGCAGTTATGAGGAATTAATTGCAATTAGAAAATACTTGGATGATTTATTGTCGACGAATGGAGAGAAAATACCAATAAAACGAACATCAGTTATTGCAGCAGTGACTCCTATTGGATTTTCAAATGCAGATGTATCCGATTATGAGTTTGTAAAAATACATGAAACAGATAAACAAGGATTCTCTCTTCAAGCAACAAAGAAGCGTGCAAAGGCGATTGAAGATCGGTTACTAAAAGAAAAAGGAACGGTTGGCAATAAAGTACAACTTCAGTATAATAGAAAAATGAATGGCGACAGCAATGTCGAGACACACACATTTGACTTTATAATAACTGATTTATCATATCACACTGCAACCGGAACAAATAATACAATTACTAGTCCTCAAATAAATAGGATTTGTGATACCATCGTCCGCGCAAAAAACGAGATGTGTGACCTTATTGCCTTGGCATATAATAAGTTTGTGGCATCATTATGCGAGTTTAATCGCGACTTTGAAAACATTGTAGAGTTTATTTCGATTATTGACAATTTACAAAATCAGTGTTATGTCGCATCAAAATATAATTATTGTCGACCAATTATTCAGTCAGACAAAAGTAAATCGTTTGTTACTGCCACGGGGATCCGACATTGTTTGATTGAGAGATTAAATACCGATGAAATCTATGTTGTAAACGATATTTCTCTCGGATTAGGTACAACATGTGACGACCAATTTCATACAGATGGTATGTTACTATATGGAACAAATGCTGTAGGAAAAACCAGTCTTATTCGCGCAGTTGGTATTGCAATTATCATGGCGCAATCCGGTTTCTATGTTCCATGTAGCCATTTTGTGTATAAGCCATATGAGACATTATTCACGCGAATCCTCGGAAATGATAATTTATTCAAGGGTCTCTCTACATTTGTAGTTGAAATGTCAGAACTGCGTGTTATTCTTAACATGGCGAATAAAAACAGTATTATATTGGGAGACGAACTATGTTCAGGAACGGAAATCGACTCAGCCATCAGTATTTTCGTCGCGGGTCTTTCGAAACTTCATGAAGTGGGGTCATCATTTATATTTGCAACACATCTTCATGAAATAAAGAATTATTCGGAGATTACATCTCTCGGAAGACTATGTATGAAGCACCTACGAGTTACATATAACCGAGAGACTGATACCCTTATTTATGATAGAAAACTGAATGATGGTCCAGGAACAAGTATGTATGGTCTTGAAGTATGTAAGTCACTTCATTTGCCCGCCGACTTTTTAGAATATGCAAATGAGATTCGACGGAAATATCGATGCGGAGAGGATACATCATCAAGTATACTAACATGTTCCACCTCTCGGTATAATGCAAAGAAGGTACGACGAATGTGTGAATTATGTAATGAGAGGTTAGCGACGGAAATACATCACTTGCAACATCAAAAAGATGCCGATTCGAATAACTTTATCGGACACGTGCATAAAAATCATGTGGCAAACCTTGCGTCTATATGCGAGGAATGTCATAATGCGATCCATCATCCCGGTGTAGGAGGTGGTGGGGATAGTAGCATGTCATCTCCGACTGTTGTAAAGCATCGTCGCGTTAAGACATCGAAGGGCAGTGCTATTATATCAATTGGTGAATAACATTGCTGAATGACGTAAAAAGTCGAAGTAAAAAGTCGAAGTAAAAAATTAAAATATGATAAAAATATAACTACTCATCACAACATTGTATAACCATGAACGGAAATGGCACTGGCTCAAGCGATACACCAATTAAACTGGGTGACATGTTCTCAAATATGGTTGAGTCTCTTAAACAAACTGATTTAGGGGACAATTTAGTAAAAAACTTCAGCAAAGTAATGATACTGGTCGTCGTGATTCTCGGATTTATCGTGTATATTGATTTTGCACAAACTGAAATCGTAAGTAAGTCGTCAAATACCTCTCCGATCAATGTTGGGTCAGCACCAAAAGGCAGAATCGTTACAAAGAAGATGCATATGTCACCCCTCCCAAGCATGCATGAAGGGTTCGGTAACAACTATAGTCGCAAAGAACTGGAGGATAACCACCGTAATTGCAGAAACGTATTCTGCGAGAATAATAACAAGACACCCGAGTATTTAGAAAAAAGGTGTCGAGAGATTGATGATAAAGATTCATGTATGTCGAAATGCTGTTGCGGATGGGTAAAATATGCAGGAGAGAATATTGCGAAATGTGTTTCAGGAAACGCGAGTAATCCGGTGATGTTGCATAACTTGGATGGAACAGAGAGAGATGTGGATTATTATTACTTTATGACAAAATGTGTGAAAGGAAAGAATTGTCCAAAGGAGGATCGGGTATAATTACACGTAGAATAAAATTGATTTATATAGTATCAAACATTATATATATCAACTACTAAACAGATTATAGATTTAACAACCCGACTCCTCATACAATGATTATTCCGGTGAAGTGTTTTACCTGTGGAAAGGTAATTGGAGACAAGTATAACTATTATGTTTCAGAAGTAAGAAAAATAAAGTTGGCACGAAATATGGATGTAGACAAGGTTGTTTATTTAACCAAGGAGTTTATTGAGAAGACACCCGAAGGAGAGGTAATGGATCAACTTGGTCTAACTAAAATGTGTTGCAGACGGCATTTCCTTGCACACGTTGATATTATTTAGTTTGCATCAACCATATTGTGAATATGAATATACAAAAGTCATCGTAAAACCCCCTTATAAAAACTAATATGATATTACATATTAGTTTTTGCACTACCTTTTTTTTCATTTTTATGGAGCCAATTATTCCAGTTTTAACCAATTTTCCGCCAATATTCAAAACATTCGGGGTAGATGTATCATTCGATGTTGTTCCCCCACTTTCTCCAAGTGCAGGTGACTTCATTTATACATGTAATAATCCGTCGGTCGCAACAATTGATCAAACAACTGGTCACGTGACAATCCATGGTGCTGGAACAGCGAGTATCGAGGTGACACAGTTTCCATCTCAATTTTACACATCACCTCTGTCGCCGATTATAACATCATTAATTGTATCAAAGGGTGTTCCATTTCTCTCGGAGTTTAACATAGCAAATAAAACATACGGCGCTGATATTTCATTTTCACTATTGTCACAAAATGAGGTAGATTACATATTCACACAACCATCTATATATACTTCATCTAATACAAATGTAGCGTCTGTTGATGAATCCGGTATCGTGACCATTCATAATGCAGGCACAACCTCTCTAGTTATATCAAAGGTCGGCAAATTAACTGTATCAAAGGGAGAAACAACTCTCTCGGGACTTTCAATTGGAAAGCCAAAAGTATACGGTGTTGATGTATCATTTACAATAGTCCCACCCACTTCAACAAGCGATGGAGGGTTCATGTATACAAGTTCAAATGCATCTGTTGCAACAATCAATTCAATTACTGGTCATGTTACCATTTACGGTGCAGGAACTACGACAATTACGGCGAATCAATTAGAAACAGCGAATTATCATGCATCAAGTACGCCAATTTCAACCATTCTCTCGGTTATTCGTGGAAAGCCGACGATTACTGCCGCAATTCCGAAGGCATTATCGCGTGTATACGGAACACCAGAATGTCACGCACCAATTGATTTATTTACCGGTATTACGTCCATATCAGAGTCTCCAGGTCAAATCGTCGTTTCAAGTAGTAATCCGAATATAGCGAGTATCGACCCTTCTAGTAATATGGTAACAATTCATCGTGCAGGGAATGTCTCATTATTCGTAACGCAGCTTGAAACGGCGAATTACGAAGAACCAATTCCTGTCACAGTGACTCTAATTATTCATAAGGGAACCCCTACTATTTCCGGGTTCTATTCTCTCTTTAAAACTCCGACAAGTTATGCGGGGGGATACACTGCGTCTGGGCAGCATATCTCTCTATCGGATGTAACATACTCGAATGATAGTCAGGTAATAATTACATCATCTACACCATCTGTGGCGAGTATTGTTACGCCGAACATAATCGCAGTTCATGGAGCTGGTACAACATCTATTTCAATCATTAAATCCGCGGACGATAATTACAACGCGAAAATATTCAATACAACACTCCATGTATCGAAGGGAATACCGGCCATTTCAAACTTCTCCGTTGGCGGTGTAAAGACATTCTCTCATTCATCCGTTGATCTCTCGTTTTCAATGGTTACACCAACATCTAACAATATGGATTTATGTGTAGACGGTGTATTCACAAATGGTATTATAGTTACATCATCGAATCATGACGTAGCTACCTCTCCAACACAAGGAAACGATGGCAACCTACATGTAGAAATACATGGTCCAGGTTCTAGTGTATTTACTGCGACTATTCCTGAAACATCTAACTATACATCGGCTGCAATTCAGACAACACTATATGTCGTGGGTGCAAAGGTGGATTTATCCGGTGCAAATCTCTCTGGTGCGGACTTAACAAGAACTAGTTTTCGAGGTGCAAACCTTACGAACGTCAATTTCACAAATACAACCCTCTCGTGTGTTGACATATCGGGTGCAAATATTACCGGGGTTACGTTTACGATTAAACAAAAGCTGGACCTTCTTCGAAATGTACATAATCGCAACATTCCTGAACTTAAGATATATGCAGCAGACAATCAACCCACGCCGACAACACAAGACGACGCAATTATGGGGGCATCTCTCGCCCGACATGTTTCAACGGAGAATTTCGCAGTCTTATCAAGTATTCCTAATGCTCTCAACTATGAGTTCAAGGTATTCCCGCCACGTCTTGGTATAGTAACAATTGATGCCGCAACTACTAATGCTTTCTATATTCCAACATTGCTTGGCGAAAAGGAATATATTATGATTAACGGAACATCGTATTATAGCGATGACCGGCATGTTCGCAAAACATCAAACGGAGAGATTACGAATTATATCAAGATTGGAAATAAGAATTACAAGGTTCTCTCGGAGTCGATCATTGGTATTGAAGTACAGACAATCGACTTCAATATTGGGTCGTTCAATTCAGTAATGGAGATGTTAGAGACAATTAGCATGGGTGGGGTTGAATACACATTGCCTGATGTGTCAGCATGTGGTGTATTTTATGTGAAAACAAGCGATATGCGAAACATTTTTCAATTTAGAACTGATTTATCAACGCCAGTCCTTGATCTCTCCGCGCTTAACCAAGACCCATATACCAATAATTTGAGTACGAATCATAATTTACGATATTATACATTTAAGAATCGAATGCCGTCAAACTTTATATTAAATCCGGCGCATGCAATGATGGATATGCCCGAATCTCTCACATCCATGACACCAGCCGAGAGTCCGCCTACGAAATCTCTCTTGAAACACGACTTTATAAGATACCTCGCATTTAAACTGTTTGGAACAATCAACGGTGTGGATCTGTTTGCGAATGAACAAGAGATGTTAGATGATATAACAGATAAAGGCCATGAAGTATGGAAAGAGATTGAGCGACGAATAGAATTAGTGTCAACGACCACACGTTCACAAGAACTCATGTTTTTCACAGATTCGATGAATCATAAATATCTCACCAATTTAGATACCTCATATAACAACATTTGCAGAGAGATATTCCAACAGGTGATAAAGATTGCTCCCGAGAGATTTGCAGATATTACGGATACATTTATTACACAACCAATTCCATTTATGGACGGAGATTCATTTAACTTTAAACTGACATTGGTTCCTGCGAGTGGTCAAGGACAACTCATTGGAGAGGATATAACGATTGGAAGTAGAACATATAACATAAAGCTGGTAATGAAGAGTGATACATTTGCAGTAAATACACAAGTCATTGATAGCGATTGGTATCCATATGACTATCCATATTCTTGGTGAACAACAACCCATTACCTTTCTCTCTCATTCGTGATATACTATGAACCGTCATCTGTTTTTATCTTTTGAATATGTATATACAAACACCTACTTATCGAATAATGGCAACACGTAATCATAAAAAGGGGAAGGGTGGTACTCGTATTCAGAAAGGATGCAGTAAGACATACAAGAGAGGAACCAAGCATGCATCCTCGAATAAGGTTCGGCGTTCATCTATTAAAAGAAGGCACCAGAATGGTGGAAATAGTGTTATGGCTGGAAGCCCGTGGACCCCTAGCGCGATTACTGCCGAAAGTAATGTAAACAGTCAGGGTGTAGCACCAGCATCATCCCCGAATCACTTTGTATTTACACCCACCGGTGTATCTCCCTCTTTTATTGTCCCTCAAAATAGTAATGCAATTGTTGAAGCACAGCAAACAGGTGGAAAGAGAAGAACCCGCGTAAAAAGTGGTCGGAAAAAAGCAATCATGATTGTTCCGGGTCAATGTGGCGGCGCAAGTGGCGTTGCATTACTTCCATTTGATATATCACAGACACTTCGGAATGGAGTATATTCGATTTCAAATACATTAAATGTTATGAACGGAAGCCCTACTCCTACCACAGATCCAAGTCCCACTACACAGCCTCTCGCCAACACTTCACCCCTTATTATTTAACCTGACACAAATAAAACAATATATGTTATGACAAATAAACATTTTTCCGCATAATATATATAGTATTCCTTCGAATCCTTCGACTCCTTCGGTTCCTTCGACTCCTTCGGTTCCTTCTATTTAGACTTCTTATACAACAAAAAAGAATAATGGTTGACGCATTCAAACCAATCCGCGACTTATGCACTCCCGCATTTGTATACGTTGTTCTCTCGATTGCCGGTCTTGTACTCATGATTTACCAAAATATGGGGAACACTAGCCGATATTGTGTAGGAAATGTACATTGCAGTGTACCAAATACTGGCGGCATGTTTATTTTCGAGATTATCTGGATCGTATTCTGGACATGGATTCTTAACCTAATATGCAAGAGTGGATACACAAGTGTTGCATGGTTCTTGGTTCTTCTTCCATTCGTCGTATTTCTGATATTTGTCATCATTTTTGCTGATATGGTTCTCTCAAACAAGATATCTGTTGTTGAACCATCCAGAATTGAACTTGTCTAGAATAGTTATATACAACAGTAAGACCAACTACAAGAGCTACAGTAAGAAGTATAATGATTGAATAGTTATTATATCACGTATTTCACCCGGTAATATAATAACTATCAAATAAAAACATAAGGAATATATAATAGAGGATATATACAACATCATCCGTCTTTATTATAGTACGTGAGTATGGACAGCGACCCAGAGATTCCATGGAACATCATTTCTCGTTATTTTAGAGATGATGAACATGTACTTGTAAAACATCATCTTGATTCATATAATGACTTATTCGGAAAGGGGATTTACAGCATTTTTAAAGAGAGAAATCCGATTATCCTTCAAAAAGAACAGGATCCTGTTACAAATGAGTTTAAACTTCGCTGTGAGCTTTATTTAGGCGGCAAGAACGGAGATAAAATATACTATGGTAAACCAGTCATATATGACGATCAACACGAACATTATATGTTTCCAAATGAAGCTAGACTACGAAACATGACGTATGGAGTTACAATTCATTATGATGTTGATGTCGTATTTAAAATCAAGGATGAAGAAAGCGGCGAAGTAAAAGAAACACACGCGACACTCAATAAGATAAACCTTGGTCGGTTTCCGATCATGCTTCACTCTAACTTGTGTATCTTACATGGATTAGAACCACGCGCACGATTTTATATGGGAGAGTGCAAGAATGACTTTGGCGGGTATTTTATTATTGATGGTAAGGAAAAGGTAATTGTATCCCAAGAGAAGTTTGCGGATAACATGATATACATTAAAGAACATACAAGTGCAGATGATGTCTTCTCTCACTCGGCGAATATTCGTATGGTATCCGAAGACGCATCTAAACCGGTAAGAACAATGTCGATTCGTATTGTAGCACCGTCGGCTACATTCACAAATAACCAGATCGTCGTAAATATACCGAATGTGCGTAAACCTGTGCCGCTTTTTATCCTCATGCGCGCTCTAGGTATTATATCCGATCGTCAGATTATCGAAACCTGCATATTAGACCTTGATGAACGCAGTAATCTCGTTGATTTATTCATTCCATCAATTCATGATGCCAATAAAATATTTACGCAAGAGGGTGCGCTGAAGTTCATTGCAACTCTCACTAAATCCAAGACAATTCCGCAAGTACATGATATTCTAATGAATTACTTACTTCCACAGATTGGAGAATCGAATTATATTCAGAAAGCATACTTTCTGGGGTACATGACATATAAACTCCTCTTGGTATTTACGAAGATGGAAGCACCAACTGACCGCGACAGCTTCAAATATAAACGTATTGAACTATCTGGAACACTGATGTATGATTTATTCAAGGAGTATTATGCAATTCAGCAAGTGAATATTCGACGTATGATGGATACAGAATACACATATAAACGCGGCATCTACGAGAAAAACTTTATTAGTCTTATTCAGTTAAATCATCAGGAGTTTTTTAAAGAGAGGGTGGTTGAAACTGGATTTAGAAAAGCATTTAAAGGAAATTGGGGAGCGGTTGAACACACCAAACGCACCGGAATTGTACAGGATATTAATCGCTTATCATATAATTCATTCATCTCTCATCTGCGAAAGATCAACCTTCCGATGGATTCGAGTGCAAAAGTAGTAAAACCGCGTATTCTTCATGGATCACAATGGGGTATGATTGACCCTATTGATTCCCCGGATGGAGCAAATATCGGATTTCATAAACATATGACTGTCACCGCTGAAATAACGAGTCAATGTTCCGCATATCCTATGATGAAATGGTTGAGAGAAGTCGTGAAAATGCATCTTCTCGAGGAGTGTACAAATATGTTTTTATATTATACAACAAAGGTGTTCGTCAATGGAACATGGGTTGGTGCCGTCACGCGACCAGAAGAAACAATTCGTGTTATTAAGTTACATCGTAGATGTGCGCTTATTCCTATTTATACTAGTTGCAGATGGGATATTACAAATAATGAAATCCACATATTCACTGATGCAGGACGTATTTGTCGACCGATATTCTATGTAGACGAGGATACTGGTAAACCAAGTTATGAGAGACCAGAGATCATCGAAATGTTAAAAAATAATAAGTTTACTTGGGAGAAACTCGTTACTGGTTTCACCTCGAAGTCTGACCCCAACTTTCGCCCATCTCTCTGCAAATACTACACACTTGATCAATTATATGGCAAAGCGAATGATACATCTGGACCGACACAGTCAAAAGAAGTGTCAGCCGCCAAATCTGTTGCCAATTCTATTAAAGACTTTCGTCGTCTTCGTTCAACAATGAGTGTTATTGAATACATTGACACATCCGAGACAGAGTCTACGTTGATTTCTCTCAAATATAAGATTTCATCAAAGGATGAGGATTCCGCCATAAAAGTCAATCATCGATATACACATGTTGAAATCCATCCATCTCTTCTATTTGGTGTAATGGGAAATCAAATTACATTCCCTGAAAATAATCCTCTTGCCCGAAATGTTTTTGGATGCGGACAAGCAAAACAAGCTGCGTCGGTTTATCATAGCAACTTTCAGGTTCGTATTGACAAGATGAGTATGGTAATCAATAATGGAGAGATTCCGGTTGTCAAAAGTAGATATTTGGATCTTATTAACCACGAAGAACATCCATGTGGTACAAATACAATCGTAGCAATTATGTCATACAATGGGTATAATGTTGAAGATTCGATTCTGTTTAATGAGGCTGCAATAAAACGCGGTCTCTTTCGTATTACGTATTACAATATGTATGAAGAACATGAAGAGAGTAGCAAGGTACGCGGTGTTCATATTGACAAGAGGTTTGTGAATATTCAAAACGAGAATGTAATTAATCTTCGTGACGGATATGACTATAGTCATTTAAATAAGTACGGATTAATAGAAGAAAATACCGAGTTAGATGACAAAAAAGTAATTATTGGGTGTGGTATCACGAGTGTGGATAATCCAAATGGTCAAATGAAGGATGCGTCAGTCATGCCGAAGAAAGGACAGCTTGGTTTTGTAGATAAGGCATTTATGACGGAAGGCGAGACCGGGTTTCGTATTGCAAAGGTCCGATGCCGCGAGGAGAGAATGCCGAATATTGGCGACAAATTTTGTTCTCGATGCGGACAAAAAGGAACGTGTGGCCTCATCATTCCTGAAGAAGATATGCCATTTACATCAGATGGTATTCGCCCCGACATTATTATTAACCCACATGCAATCCCCTCTCGTATGACGATTGGGCAGTTTGTCGAATGTTTGATGGGGAAGGCATGTGTATTACATGGTGGGTTTGGCGAATGTACTGCATTTATGACAAATGGTCCAAAACATGAAACATATGGGCAAATATTAACACAGTACGGATTTCATTCATCTGGAACGCAGGTATTGTATAATGGAATGACTGGAGAGGAAATACAGAGTGATATATTTATTGGGCCGACGTATTATATGCGTTTGAAGCAGATGGTAAAGGATAAAGTAAACTATCGCGCGCAAGGACCTCGAACCATGCTTACCCGTCAAACAGTTCAAGGACGTGCGAATGATGGTGGTCTTCGTATTGGAGAAATGGAGAGGGACGGAATTATTGCACATGGGGCTGCGCGGTTTTTGAATGAATCTCTCATGGTTCGCGGAGATCAGTATTATATGGCAGTGTGTAACAAGACAGGAACCATCGCGATTTATAACCCGAACCAGAACATATTTGTTAGTCCAGCGGTAGATGGCCCAATTAAATATAGCGGAGAGATTGCTGAAAACATGAAGATAAAGAATGTGACCAAGTTTGGTAGGTCATTCAGTATTGTTCGTATTCCTTATTCTCTCAAGCTCTTGATTCAAGAACTGCAAGTAATGAATGTACAGATGCGTTTAATAACCGAGGATAATATTGACCAACTTCCTAGTATGTCATATTCGAATAATATATATAAACTTTTACATGAAGATGTTGCTTCTGCATCAGTCGATGAAATCAATAATAAGATAGACTCAAGTATTCGCAAAACGACGCAGAAGTTGGGTGTTATTCCGGAGAAGAAGACTATAACAAGGGTAGGAGTTGTGGATAATGCCGCGAAAAAGATAACAAATCGGTTTTCAACTATTCCAAGCCGAGAGATGTTGATCGACAATGGAATAGATGATATAACACAGAGAGAGGTGGAGGCATTTGGTTGGGTATTCAAGTTGGTACCACCTATATCGGCTACACAGTCACAACAAACCATTGTTCTTGTGTCAGTTATACTGAATGGAAATGGAGAGCCTACAGAGGAATGGGTGGTAAGCGGACCTTCATGGAATGGCGAGTTTCCTTCGAGATACCCCGATGGATGGAACTCGAAGATGCTCATGTATTCGGACAAAACACCAATCTCTCCTGAAGTAATGGTAGAACAGCTTAAGAAAAATCATGAACCTGGTAACTGGCTTACTGCATTGGGATATATTGTTTCATCGAACTATAAGAAACCAGGACAACCATCTCCCGCAAGAGATCCAGAGTCGGAAAAACTCAAGGAAATAAATGATGCAATGGATGCGATGGATCGTGCGAAACGTGAGGGTAATGTACAAGAAGAAGAACGTATTCGTGTTCAGATTGAGAGATTAAACACTGAATATAATGAAATTAAGGATAAAAATAAGATATGGACATCAGATCTTGTTACGCCGGAGTATCAGCCTAGTACGCCAGTTTCATCGCAGATAATACATTCGAGTGAGGGGCAGGTTGAATATAGTCCAGAGGAACAGAGTAGGTTACATGAGTATAATGTAAACTTACAAGATTATTTATCGAAGTATAATAATCCCGAAACGCCAGAGTACCAGCCTACAACACCGGTTGCTGGAGGGAGTATAGGGTTACCAACCTCAAAACTTCCAATACAGCAGCAACAACAGCAGCAACAAAACATATTTTCGCAGTTTGGAGGAAATATAAATGCTCCTCAAATGAACATTCCTCTCGTTGCAACTATGCCAATGACGACCCTTGCACCAATGCTAGGTGGACAAATATCTGGGGCTTCACAACCACTCTTTTCTCTTCCTGAATCAACTAATAAAACACCACAAGCACCAGCCCCGGCACCAGCACCAGCAACAACTGCTGAAAATGGAACACGTTCTATTACAATTACATAACCATAACCATAACCATAATCATAATCATAATCATAATCATAATCATAATCATAATCATACTCATAATCATAATAATAAATATGTGTAAAAATTGAAACAAGTTAAAAATAATATGGTATATTAGTATTATTAACTTAAACAACAACAACAACCCAGAATGTCCGGAAACAATTCACAACTTATTACTAGTGGAACGATTTCAACGTTATTCAAGTCACGAAATAATCTTCTTCAACTACTTAAGGCTCAAGGATATGATATTGAAGAATACACCGGATATGGTGTAAACGAAGTTCAAACCATGTACACAAATGACCAACTCGACATGCTTCTTACTAGCGATAAACATGCATCAGGCCCTTCTAGGAAAGTGTATGTTAAATATCATTTAGCAAGAACACTTCGCCGCGATAACATTAACAACTACATTGATGACCTCTTTCATTTAGAACAAGTATTGAACAAAGGAGACACATTGCTTATTATCATGAAGCAAGAGGTAAACGAGACACTCATCAATATTTTAAATCAAATATGGGAGCAGGACGAAATATTTATTGTTATTATGACTCTCGATCGATTACAGTACAACATTCTAGAACATACTTTCGTACCAAAACATACCATTCTCTCCGAGACAGAGACAGAGGAAATGATGAAGAGATATAATATCATGGATGTAAAACAATTACCTAGCATATCTAGGTATGATCCGATTGCAGTTGCTATTGGAATGCGCCCGGGTCAGGTGTGTAAGATAACACGGTCTAGTAAAACAGCAATTAATAGTACATTTTATCGGTATTGTTGTGTATAGAATTATATATTTACATATAATAACATACACGTCGGGATACCCAGGTCAGAAACAACCATTATAAACTACCTTTTTTTATAAATATGACGGATACATGCAACAATACTAACGCATGTGCAACAAAATGGAAAACGGATAATAGTTATAAAAACTCGGAAGATGTTTGTACGTACAAAACAAAACTCGAGTGTTATAAGGATACAACAGATACATTATTTTCAACGTTTCGTGAGAAATATATCGCCGCCCATACATACACTGGGGGTGGAACAAATACAGCAATGAATACATATAGTACGCATGTCTCGTCTATTCGAAACAACATTTCCGCAATAAACACACTTAAGGGAGAGGTTAGCACTAAAGTTAATACTCAACTTGATTCTACAAGTGGATCAAGTGCTTCAAACATACTAGAACTGAACACATTCAAGGATAAAATAAAACAAAATACAGCGACAGATGATACATCTGCGGCGCTTCATCATGTTGAGAAACAGCATTATATTGAAAAGTTAGTCTATGTTATTGGAATGTTTGTAGGAGTTGGTGTAGTTGCACGACTAATGTATTTATATTCGAGAGGTGAAATAATTGATGATGGGAATGACATATTTTTTATGATTATTGATACTTTATTTATGAAGGCATCGTCGCTCACATCATCCATCAATTCTTCTGCTTCGTCGTCGTCGTCATCCATATTTGGAAACAAAATATCATATGAAAAACAACGTGTGAATAGCGGACCATCTTTTAAACGAGCGTCATCTAGTTCCTTATTTGATAACAACTCATTTTACAAAAAGATGGGATAATACACCACATACCCAACAAGAACAAATAATGTAGTAAATACATTTTCTACTTCATATGATATAGAAAATATATAACAATCATTTGTTTTTATTTTTATTTTTATTCCTATTATGTATACTGTTTTGCACTTTCGACATTTTATATCTTCAAAGGTATATATAATAACATGTTTGCCGACTATTTACTAGGACCAAACCCGATCGATAATGCACCATCATCTAGTAAAGTACCAATGACGTTTCTATCTGAATCCTTATCACACAATGATGATATAAAGCGTAAAGCAGTCCCTGGAAGTGAATCCGCACAACTTGTGGGAACCGACCTAACTGGAACCGGTGTAAACATAAACCTTTTACAAGGAAACCTCTTGAATAATATTGATTCTCTTCGCCGAGAGGATGAGAATAGTGTATTTCCATTTTCTCTTGACAAATTATTTGAGAGCAATGATTCAAATCCACCTCCTGTATCCATTGTCGAGGCATTGACGGACTATGATCGTAGGTACTCTTCCACCAACACACAACAATCTCCTCCACCCCCTCCTTCTCATGTGTATAATCCAAACGATATTTCCAATGCATCTGTTACTCCAAGACAATACATCGGTATGAAGTCACTAACTATACAGGGTTTAGAGAAAGAACTCAACTCTCTCACAGCTGAATATACAAATCTATACAACATTTACACAAGTGACATCATGACTCGCAACCAATTTCTGCAATCAAATGCTGAATACTTGAATAAGTTTGTAAAAGATATTTCTGCGAGTGACCCAAGTGGAGCATATTACTATATTAACAAGTTCGGATACACTCATAAGTATAACAAGGAAAGCATCGACCAGAATGATGCTTCTGGTTGCCCTTCCATCCCGAAAACTGGGAACCCTGCCACTATAAATGATGCGCTTGTATTGAATGTCCGCGGTCTAAATACATTCAAAGATTATGTCGGACCATCGATGAACCCTGAACAACCATGTTTAGCCGCAGTAAATATTCAGAAAGAAGGCACACAGCAATATGCATGGGTAGACACAAAAGGATATAAACATTTATACCAAGAGGGTATTTGGCCAGATAGGCGGGATAGTTCATGCAAACGAGAGAATGTTGGTGATGTGATAGTTCTTCGGGCTACCAAGTTCGACGCAATTCCAACCGATACCGCGAATCCAATGTCGTCGAGTTCGGTTTGCTATAAAATGAATATTGACGCATCGTTGTATCAGCGTCTTATTGATTTAAATGCCCGAATCAATCGCGTTACTGCAAATATATCAAAAGAAACAAAGGATATCGCTGATGCTTCCGTTCAACTTGAAGGTGATGTATATACACGTGATAAGGATAAACAACAGCAAATCATACCTGTATCCTCACCTGTATCCGCAACCGCCACAACATCCATATTTGGTGACGATCAGAAACGAATGTTTGTTTATTTATTCTGGGCTGTTTTCATTTTCGTTGGATTAATTATCGTATTTAGATTCGTTTTTTCAGCGGCAACTGGAGGTGATAGTGGCGATGCAGAGAGCGTAAATACTGGAGGGAGCTTAATTGGCGTTGTGCTTGTTTCTCTTTTGTTCATCTTCATTCTATATTATTTAACAAAGCTCAATGCTAAAACAACATATGTTGTCACTGGAAAGTAATCAACGTATAATATAATATCAACTATATATCAGTATATATCAGTAGTGTAACATTATAGAATACAGTAATGTCATCAAACACCTCCAATACCAATACCAATACCAATCAAAGTAACAATAGTACAAGTTCTACCGAGAGCAAAGATCTAACTGACCTTAAAACAAAACAGGCAGAACTTGATGCATTACTTACTGATTATAATACACGATTACATACCTATTTAAGAGATGTTTCAGGTAACATTAGTCATCAATGGAATATCCGATACCCAGTACGTATTCGCGGACAAGCATCGAATGATCTTATTACTCATCCAAATCCATTCACATACCCAAATAATACAAAGGAAGCATGCTTCAATCGATGCAAATTGAATACGGAATGTGGATTTGCACTTTATTCAAATAATACAAACCCATATGAGTGTAAATTATATAAGTCAAATCCAAATACGCGGTTAGAAGATGGATCAGATGCCCCCGAATCAAATGATAAACCAACTGGTTGGCAATGTATCGCAGGACTCACCGCTCCAATGCGTGTAAATAAGAATAATGATGCAGAATGTATGTTGCATGAAGACGGCCGAAATTGTAGGTGGAGATCAAACATGTCTCAATGCAATGCAGAGATTGCAAACGCCCCTGCGAATGTTGGCGCACTTACTGCCGGAGAGATGCATCGCCGTATATGGGGATCCACTGGATATGAATGGTATTGGGGATGGCCCAATATTGTTCGCCGCAATATCTCTCGGCCTCCCAATGAACCCACGAGAGAGTATCATGGATATGAAAAACCAATGTGGGAGAATAAACGCAACACAAATGCAATATCAACTACTACGCCTCCAATAGGAACCCCAGGAACAAATATTGGATCTGATTGGATTTTCCTTGGAAAACATAACAACCTCTCTGATTGTCAGAAAGCGGCGATTGATAATTCGGGCGTATTTACAAAAATCGTATATATTAATGATAACACGCCAGGGAGAGATGGGTGGCATAAATCATGTTACGGAAATACCGTTGGCGGAACAAGCTATAATACATCAACTGGAAATCTCGACTATACTACATCGATTCCTCCATATGGATACACCAAACTAGGTGTACATGATCCTTCCGGCAACTCGACCAAGACAGCCGCCCAAATTGAAAAGATAAGAAAACTGAATGAACTGAAAGCGAAAATCGACGCGAAAAACCTCGAAGTTTCCAACTTGATGAAACGTATTTTTGGCGATACCTCTCTTTATCTCTCGTCGATGAGTGACCCAAGCTCCAATGTAAACCCAGTATTTGCAATGAATACACAAACCAAGTTTTTATCAGATAAACTGTTTGGACCAGGAAAGGGAGGGTATACTGAACTAAAGAATGTTCGTGATGAAAATAAGTCACAAACTGATAATATTAATGTGTACGATGAAACAAATACACAAGTTGAACTAAACAGTCGTAAGTTTGTATATGTTCTGTATGCAATTATTGCGATGTTCTTTATATTTGGTCTCATGTTTTATACATCGGACCTAACATGGGACGAGATGAAAGAAAAGTTCGGCGGATTTTTAAAAGGACAGTGGTGGAGCGCGTGGTGGATAATTGTCATTGCAATATGCGCAGTATTGCTTGGAACGGTTGGATGGGATGCGAGAGAAGCGATTAAAAATGTAATTCAAGTAATAACAAATCCGACTTACTGGTTGGGTGATAAATGATGGATTGGCGTATCTGGTCTTGTGGTATTATATATGATTTACCTTTTTTATACCCAGTATGGTGGAAAGGTCAATAGTATTCTTGTTCCTGCGACTGAACAACCAGCACCAAATTAGTGTCATATATACATCAACTTGCCCTCGAATGTTATGCATGATAATAAAAAGATTCTATCCTACGTGTAATCAGGATATAATCTTTCAACATACAAAACTATAATATAATTAGAATATAACAGTACTTACCAAGAGATGGAGTTTTTTCAAAGTTCGAATGATTTAGTTAAGAATGCGATTTTAGAGAGAGATGGAACCGAAACAAACTTATCAAGTGTATCGAAACTTCTTCAGAGTAAAAAGAATGCTCCATATATTGCTGCATTTCTACCTGACCATTCCACCATGAGTTCCAATATTGCTACTATACAGCGCCCCATTTCGCAAATTATCGACGACTCTAGTATGTATTCATTGCATCATTACCCTCATACACAAGTAACGGATGACAGTGCTTCTCAATTTGTAAGTAGTCAAGAACTAAATTACATCCACGGAAAACAGACCATCAACAGGAATGGGTTATCAATTATCGAAGGATTTAACGGAGATGCTAGTTCAAATCGGTTTTTGGAGGATGTGAGTAATGAAGTAAGCACAAAAAACAACGTTATTGACAAAATAGACGAGTTTATGAAACTTGAGAGTTCGACAACAGTAAATGAAAATAAAGGAAAATGGACAAAAGTGACCGACCCATCCGGTGTGGCAAAGTATGGATACATCTCCAATGCAGGTGTGTTCGAGATATGGTTTATGCCAAATAATGTTCGGAATCAGCCATCCAATTGGCTTGCGAGCGACCCAGTTGCAAAGAATACAGGAGTCATCGGATGTCCGTCTTCCACAACTGGAATGAGAGAATTAACGATTCAGAAACGATGGGGCGATATAAAACCATATGAAATCGTATATAATAATGCTACACCACCAACCCCGCTGTTTTATATGATAAATACGCAAGTTCGTGATGTAAAAACATCATTACATGAAGACGGGTTATATTCATGTGGAAGAGAAGGTCGAAATGTGTGGGCATCTTCTCGACCTGCAGCTGATATTGAGTTGAATACTGGTGCCGAGTTTAAAACCGGATGTTTCAAGTTTAAGAGTGGAAAGGGATGGAACGATTTACCAAATGTGGGGTATCAATCAGATCTTGGATACAGTACAATTGCTGCCTGTAAAAGACGAACAGAAGACCTTGGTAAAACCCAATTTATGATGTCATATAAAAATGGCGAAACAAATACGGGGCTTTGTTTTGTGAATACGGGGTCGAATCCTCTTAATTTGAATAATGTATTCGAAGTATCGGCGGATGAGTGTGGTCGACTATCAAATCAACAGAATGACGAAGATGCTTTCATGAAAAAGTATACTCAAGACCAACTTCCACGTCAAATTGGTAAGTTTCGCTGGGAAAACAAGGAAGATATTGATATGAGTAACCGACCAACCCCGCCATGTCCTTCTGGATGGTGGCAGTACGGTGGTGTATGTTATCAGGCATGCGCATTAAATGCACAAGGCAGACATGATGACGGCAGATGCATATGCGATTCAGGTGGTGCAAATACGAACTGTGCGGCAGGACACCGCTGTATTAACAAGAAGTGTCGCCGAGTTGATACTACATGGACATATAAACAGGGGTTTTCTCTCTATACTCTCAAAGGAGACGGACCGTCTGGTGTAGACAAAAATGGCGGCGACTTTATTGGAAAGGTCGCATATATTACGCGCAATGGGCAACGTCGCGACTATCCATCATCTCTCTATCAGATGGGAAATGAATACGCAAAGATAAGCAATTATACCTCTACTTCGAATGATTTAGGTTACGTTGGTGGCACCCGAACAAAATCACTTGATGAATGCAAGAGAGAATGCAACAATAACCAACAGTGTGGCGGGTTTACATTTAAGGAAACTGGAAATGGAAACGGCGAATGTACACTTAAGAATAAAAATACATATCCTAATGCACAGAGACAGCCGTTAGTAAATACCGATTTATATATTCGTAAACCAGTACTGTCTGAAGAAGTAGATACTACGTGTCGAAATCCAAACATAAGCGAAATCGACACATTATCGTACCAGTATTATTCATTAAACCCCGAAAAAATGACAGTAGGAGATAAATGTAGTTTATATGGTGAGGTGAGTAAGATGGTTGACACCCGCGCACCTAGTTTGAGCGGAGAGTGGTTTACTTATTTCAAAAGCAAGATTGAAAACCTGCAGAAAAAAGTTGGAAGTAGTATGACCGAGTTTGAATCATATAATAAAAAGGCGGATGAATATAACAAGAAGTATCTGGACATATGCAATAACATTGCGGATATGAATAAGACTCGTGCTACAACGGATGCTCTCATGTCGGAGTCGAAACTTGTTCTTATGAATGAGACATATCGGTATATATTGTGGGCAATTTTAGCAATCGTTATTGTGATTGGTCTTATTAAATTAAAGGAGAAGTTTATAGATGATGCCGGAAGTACGTCGACTGATGCGTCCTCCTCAATAAAGTCTAGCGACATCGGACTTGGACTTGGAGGGATCGGAGCTGCAATGGGATTATCTTCGTCGGACAATGACGAGAAAAGTAGTTTGGGATTAGACACTATGTTTCAAAGTGATCGGAGTGAGAAAAAAGATAATGGTGAGAGAGAGGAGAGAAGAAGAGATCAAGAGATGGATAATCTAGATTGATTGACCAAATACCATACATAAGTTGCTTTTACTCTGGAGAGCAACATTGAATATTATCTTATTATTATATAACACGTACATAACATCGCAGCGTATTATATAATATGTCGACATCATCGGAATCAGTTGACAGAACCCAAAACATAATCAATACATTAAATGAATTAAAACGCGTCGAGGATTCTCTCTATTCACAGTTAGAAACTGTATCGAATGCACCCGCGCCAGATAGAACGCGTCAAGCGGAAATTATTCGCGACATCAAGAGCTTGAATAAGACCCGCGCTGAATTATACCGAAACCTGAATGACATGTACATTATTATGCAGACGAATGCAAACACAATTAATAATTCGGATGTATTTAAAGCCCAACAAAATGCAATCAAACTTATTGAGGCCGAACTCGACAAAGCGAAGAAGAATAAAGAGATTTTGGAAAGTGATAAGAACAATAAGCTTCGAATGTCGCAAATCAATACATATTATAGCAAATATTATGAAGCAAGTACCGATATAATGAAGATTATCATCTATGTATCTATTCCGCTTCTTATTTTAGCGTTTTTAAAGAAGAGAGGTCTTATTTTAGACAGCCTTAATACATTTTTAACAATTATTATTCTCTCGGTTGGAGGTATTAACCTTGGAAAGAGGATGTATGATATGTTGCGCCGCACAGACTATGACTTTGATAAGTTTAACTGGCAATTTGACGCTGATGCAATCGATAGTAGCAAACTTCCACAAAATGGCAAGGTGAATCTTGGTATGGATAGTCTGTCTGCGTCATGTTACGGACCAGGATGTTGTGATGGGGTGAAAACAATATGGAATGATACAACAAAGAAGTGTGATGTTAATACATCATCGTCGCAAGATGTCAGTTCGGGGTCTCCTCCAGTTGGTGCAACTTCATCGCCATCTACAACCCCGTCATCGTAACCACTATAACCACCGTAACCACTATAACCACCGTAACCACTGTAACCACCGTAACTTATATAACTACTTATGTAACAACACCTGTTGCATCTGATAATGTTGTAAAAAGATATATTCTAATTATTATATTAGTAGTGTATATCCACCGGATAATAATTAATAAAAATAATAAACAAACCATGGGTATTGAAGATGAAGAATCGTATAAAAAGAATCTACCAGCAAGTGATAAGAAGCAACTATCTTCTGCACGAGACAACGTAGACCAAACCAATGCAGCAGCCGAGTTATCTATCGGAAATACATTTGCCGAACTTACCAAACTCACCGGGGTTGCCAATGCTACAATCGATAAAGGTGGATATAACAGTCAAGAGAAAGATACATATGATGTTATGATGGCATATCAAGAATGGCAAAAAGCTAAACAAGAATCGCGCAAGTGTTTAGATAAAATGCGCGCAGTAGCGAACACTGCGATTATAAATACAAACAATAAGGTAAACGGGGTTCAATCGTATGATACAACTACTGTAAATAGATCATACCAGGAGTTAAATACAGTGAAAAATACATGTAAAGAATCAACCATCAAGGTGAGAGATGCTGCAAGTAAATACATCGATACACTTAAACGGGTCGAGAATAATAATGAACAACGGGCTAATTCTGCGGTACCGGTGACATCAGTTGAAGGGTTTGAAGTCCGTAAATTAATTGAAGAACCAATTCTTGGATTATTTTCAGGTAATGCAAGTGTTATTGAAGGACTTGACGAATGCGATACCAATTTGCCACCAGGTGTGGCAAGAGATTCATATGTGGCCGCGTGTAACCGTGCATTACGTGAACGTAAAGATCTTGAAAAAGAGTTTCAGGTGTCGTATGTTGAAACGGATAATTCAATCAAACTTTTAAATAAACTTTCGCCATTTGGTGATTCGAGTGCAGCATTCAATAAGGACCTTGCCTCTCGTACAGATACATTAAGAGATGTTGCTGATGAACAAAAGAAGGATGTCTATACAAACCAACGAAAGTCGTTATATGAAATACAACAAGTAGAAACACTTGTTTCTATCGAGGATACTGTTATGTTTGTATATTGGGCGTTGCTTATCATTATTGTTATTATGTTTTTTAGGGAATGGTTTTTTACTCGAGAGATTAACCGGAAAATTGTATTGTACATTATTCTTATTCTTATTTTTCCTCGAGTGATTATTCCTCTTAAGAATGTATTTATTGATGCATATGATAAGATCACTAGTTTGTTACCGACTCTTGCTTATACCAAATTATAATACACATGCTGATGTAATAAAAAGAATAGTATCCCTCTAATCAGATATACTATTATTTATGAATTATTTATTAACTATTTATGAACGTACTACCATTACTTTTGCTGTTGCTGTTTCATCTCTTGTTCCTCTTGGAATGCTAACTCATCCTCTTCATTGTAAATAATCCCAATACCCAACCATCCATTCGAACCACACTTTCCATATTTCTTCTCCATATAATTCGTAATTTCAGTAGCCTTTGGTGCATTCCTGTTATACTGCAAGTAATACCACTTCTTGAACTCCTCTGATACCTCGTTCTTACGAACACGACGAGACTCGAATGGCCGTATCTTATCTTTGATAAATGCAGCCAAATAGTCCTGACTATTACGATAGTTCGCAGCACTTGCCTTGACCACCTGGCACTCACTTACAATACCTTCTGTCTTAAATACCTTGTTCACAAGCATCGACATAAATACTGGCGCCCATTCTTTCAACTTAATATCTAATCTCTTATCAATCAAATACTGATATGGTTTATCAGGATCATCTGTCTTCGGGTTCTCACAAAACTTCGACATAAAGTCACATACTGCAAAACGTCGCCATGTACCATCATCGTTGCTTTTAATATCAAACATCACATTTGTACACACAATCAACTTGAACTGCGGAATAAAACTGATCGTATCTTTGAATAATGCTCTTGCTTGAATTGTATCACCACCAGTTAATTCCTTTAATGTACCTTCATCGATCTGATCACCCTTTGACGGTTCTTGCATTACTGCATATCGAATACCAATCAACTGGGCAACTTCCGGAGAAACACCGCCGATATTCCCACGTTTTCGCGTCACCATTGTAATCGGAACAGTTGCTTTATAGTCTCCAAATGCATTCGACATGAGTTCAACTAATTTCGACTTACCGTTAGAACCCTCGCCTGTGTAAATATTAAACTTCTGATTATAATCAACCCCAATTAAACACGATGCCAAATGTTCCCACATATAATTACGCAACTCCTCCACTGGAAACAGTTTCTCCATGAAGTCATTAATACTTGCCATGACTGCAGCGTTTTTCACCGGGTCATATGGAATATAATCGATACGCGTTGTTTTCGACATAGTATCGTCAGGCTGACCCTTTCGAAACACCTTGTTCTTAAAGTCAACAACACCATTATTGAAACACATCAAATCAGTGCGCGAATCAAGCAAACTATAAAAGTCCTTATCGTAAAACAGTTCTCTCACTTCACGCATAATATTGTTACGTGTTGTTGTTGTTTTTAGTTTCGTGCAAATATCCACCACACGGCGCGACCTCTTCCGATATGTTGTATAGAGTTCAGTCGTCGGGTCCAACGTCGACGCATAATTCATGATTTCATTATGTCGCTTTGTATATATACTGTGCATGTCTCGAGTGATGAGTGTACGAAGTGATGTTCCTTGGTCACATTCTACCCACCGATGACGAATAAACTCATACCACGTATTATTCTTGATACTAATACATACAAACCGATCCTTGTATAAATGATATAGCACTACAGCCAAATCCACTTCAGTTGCGGTATCGGTCGATGTCTCCGAGGTAATGGTCAGATCAATATAATAATTCACCGTTTCATTCCGCGCCTTTGCATATTCAACCGGGGCATCATTCTTCGCCCAATACATAATAGACCGATTTGTTAGACCATCGGGATTGAATCCAAATGAACACCATTTTTCATAATATCTGGGAATATCTCCATATGAGAATTTGGATGACTTTGCACTGAACATCATCCACGTAAGGAAGAGTTTTTCACTAGTGTTATGCAGAGCAAACCCTACATCAAGCCACTGTTTATATGGTTCATAGTATGACTCCGGAAGACACATTGTATAATTATGCGTCTCTTTTAGTTCATATTCACGAACGTCGAATGACTCAAATAATGCATCAACTGCCTCTTTTAATTGGTCTGCGTTTGTAATTTGGTCGATTTCAATAATGTTCGACTTCTGAACCATTCGCAGTTTTTTTCCACCTGCACCGCCACCGACACCTCCACCAGCACCACCCGACTTCTTGGAGGTACGAAAGTCAGTCTTCGCAAGTTCGTATTCTGCTTTTAGTGCTGGGTTGTTATCAAGATTTGGCATATCATATTTCACATACTTGGTATATTGTACAGATAACTGCGCAAAGTCTCGTGAAAGGTTAAACGTGTGTGGCTTCTTCTCCTCGCATGTCCACTGGTTATCTTCATCTTGTGACATAATAAAGTAGTGCGACATCATGTACGCTTTATGACCCGGTTTACGAGAACCATACAACTGCCAATTCGTATGTCCACGTGTAATTCCTTCATCAAATACTTCCTGCCATGTATTCTTCAATGGAAGGTCAGTCCACATATTTGCGATCTCCTTGATAACACGGTTTCGCAACATCACCTGCTGGATTCGTTCCATTGTAATCCCAATCATCATATGGATTCCGTCCTTTGTTACTGTCTCCAGACGATTGACATCGCTTTTTTGAAATATGAATACTGGGATTTTATCACCTGGTTTTATAGTGACAATCTTCCCAATTTCATCAAAGTACACCTGTATCATATCAAGTATGTGGTCATTCGTATGTTGACGTTTATCAACCGACGGATCATATCGAAAGTCAAAGTCTACCATAACAGGACCTTCATGGATATTCTGTTTTTCTGTAAGAAACTCCTGTTTCGCATTAATGAATACATGTTCGTAATATTTATTGTAAAATGTCTGCAACTCTTCCTGCGGTATAGTGAATGCACCTCCCATAACATTCAAACTCTTATCTGGGATTCGTGTATGAGTATACCCTTCTCCTTGCTTCGAAATAAACTGTTTTATGTATTGTTCATATGTCATCGTACTCGCATTTGGTGTCATTGTTACTATTGATATTCGGATTATCCGGTACTTCTGATATATATAGCCCCTATTTTTTTTATATCAATTTTTTCCCCCAATTTTTATCCCCTAAAAATCGCCATTTATGTTTTAACTCATACAAGTTTACCCGTTTTTGAGGGATAGAAATCGACTATGATTATGAGGTAAGATTATGTTATCACAAATAACATAAAAAGAATTATAACATATATTATAATTTAACCTGCGTGTTACAGCATGTCACACAATCATAAATTGATGTCATCCGATAAAGTTTCGGAAGAAGGGAGTCCTGTATTCATCGAGAAAGAAACAATAAAGCGGTTACTGAATGATATTAAAGACTTGGTTACATCGCCGCTAGACAGCGAAGGTATTTACTATAGACACAGCGAAACTGATATGTTAACCGGGTATGCGATGATTGTAGGTCCGGCAGACTCACTCTACTTTGGCGGCTACTTCTTTTTCAAGTTCATATTTCCGACAAACTATCCTCATTCTCCTCCGGTTGTTCAATATTTAACGAATGATGGTGCAACGCGGTTTCATCCTAACTTATATGTGAATAAAAAGGTGTGTTTATCTATTTTGAATACATGGCGAGGAGATACGTGGACTGGGTGTCAGTCGATTCGAAGCGTTCTAATGACAATTCTCTCTATTTTGGATTCAGAACCATTATTACATGAACCCGGTGTAACAATACAACACCCACATTATAAGTCATATAACAAGATAGTTACATATAAGACGTTACGTGTTGCGATATGCGAGTTGATTATTTCATTTCAAAAGTATATTGGCGATATTGAGTATAGTAATTACTTTTATCAGGTTATGGTGGAGCGTTTCATCGCAAATAAGGACAAGATTTATGAAGTCATTATGAAGAATAAAGAAACCACGCCAGAAGATGAAAAATATACGGTTGATATGTATTCTATGAGAAATGTGACACTGTCTTACGTATTCCTTGAAGAGAGATTTAAACAGGCGGTTGAATTGACATGTAAGTAATGCTGTATCCCACACACACCATATGAGTTACTGGTTCGCATATTTTCTGGTATAAAATTGAAAATGAAATTAGATAATAAAGAAATATATTCAAAGTATATAGCCGCCTCGTAGCACTAGCAGTAACTATCAATTATCAAGTCCATCAGGTATCATGCACTTTTGTCCAAAATGTTCGAATATGTTATACATCAGTTTGGCGGGTGATGGTTCGCAGGAGTCTTCCGGTACAGAAAACAATCTCAACTCTCTGGCATATTACTGCAGGTCATGCGGTCATGTTGATAATAGTATTGATATGGAAAATGTGTGTGTTTCTAAAACAAGTTTCAAAAAGAATGCACAGACATATACGCATGTTATAAACAAATATACAAAACTTGACCCAACGCTTCCTCGACTTACGACGATTCGGTGTCCAAATATGGAGTGTACGAGCAACAAGTCGCGCGGAAATGGAGTAACCAGAGGAGAAGAAGAACAATCCAAGAATGAAATAATATATATTCGGTACGATGATACGAACTTGAAGTATGTTTACTTATGCGCCAAATGTGATACGTTATGGAAGACGGAACAATCAAACTGATGTAAATGGATAGAGGAATCATATGTTGTAAAATTGAAACATAATAAAGTAATATTATTTAGTATATAGTAGTATATAGTAGAATATAATATTCTAGTAAGAAATCAAATGTCAAGTGAAGTAAGAGAGCTTAGTGATGCGGAATTAAATGAAGGGCTTGAAGACGACGATGATATTTCGGATGCATCGTCTATCAGTGGATCAGTTAATGAAAGTGAAGCAGGAACTACCGATGTGGATGAAGACAATGACAGTGGTATCGATGATGATGATGATGATGAAATAAATAGTAAGGTGGGTGATGAGGATGATGACCATGATGATGAAGTACCAGTAAATGACGATGATGAAGGGTATACCAATACACCTAAAAATAAAAATAACCAGAAAAAGGTTACAAATGCGAAAAATAAATCAAAATTAGTCGAAGGGAGTTTCGGTATGCTTGGAGTACCACATGGATTAGAAGAAGGTAGTGGAGCGAGTAGTACAGGTGATTATACTAGTGATGATGACGATGACGACCATGATGACGATTATTTACAAAAGTTGAATAACAACATGCGTGAAAGTTATGTACATCGATATCATCCGGAGACAATTTATCATAACTATGACGAGATACAGACGTTGTGTCGTGTAACTAGAAACAAGGATGGTATTATTGTCGACGATCTTCATCGTACAAATCCGTTTATGACAAAGTATGAAAGAACCCGTATTTTGGGGCAACGAACCAAACAATTAAATGAAGGAGCAAAACCAATGATTCAAGTAGAGTCAACGATTATCGACGGATACGTAATTGCTCTAAAAGAACTTGAACAGAAGAAGATTCCGTTTATTATTCGTCGTCCATTACCAAATGGAGCGTCGGAGTATTGGAGAATACAGGATATGGAGGTGTTGTAACGTGAATGACTTTACCAATCGCGATCGTATATAGTACCTATTTAACGCCAGATGAAACATATGTATACATATCATGATATTCGTACATGGTATGTATTTTTTATATAGTATAATCGTAAACATAAAACGCTACCATCAACTTGTATAATGCTACGATCAAACGTTCGGTATTCACGTATCTCACAAGATAAAATGATGCTTATTAATGCATTAAAAGAACAAAATATTTCTCTCATAACCAACTTGATCGTACCATTAGTCAAAACACCAGCAGCAGCTGCATTTGCGCGATACCAATTATTTTTTTACACAATAATGACACTACATCCTGATATGATCGAGCTAACTGATACATTATTTACGGACGCTGAACTTGTTCAAACATTACTAATATCTCCAACACTAATTGAAACAATCATACAAAACGACAAATATGAATCATTTTATTATTTGTGTATGAGATACGAAACACATATAAAATATAAGATCAACCAGGAGCAAATGATAAAACAACTGATTCATTTTTCTGCACCATGTATATATGTAAACTTATTTATAAGTATGTTCTGTAAGACCAATGCTCGTTTTCATAATGAACTTGTATTGCTCGAATGTGCAACCAAAAATACGCCAGTCTCTCTGAACATAATGAGAGATTTGCTTTCTAAAACCGATGTTGATGTTCATTTTAATAATGATCAACCTCTCAAACTTGCCGCTGAAAATGGGAATTACCCAGCGGTTTGTTTACTTATTGAAGAAGGAGGGGCCGATATTTATAACTCAAATAACTATGCCCTTCGAATTGCGTCATCGAGAGGATATTTAGATATTGTAAAATACCTTGTTTCAAAAGGGGCAGATGTTGCCGCGAATAATAATTTTGCAGTTAGCCATTCAGCTGGAAAAGGATACCTTGATGTCGTTAGGTTCTTGGTAGAACATGGGGCAGATATAAGTGTCGAGTATTACCAGCCTTTTCGGTGGGCATGTGAAAACGGGCATATCAACGTTGTAAAGTATTTAATGGAAATGTCGCCAAATACCATGATAGACACGATTCGAATGTGTAAACATAATGAGGTCGAAAGTAAAAACACGACACATTACGGTATTATAGAAGAACCACAGAAACAATCATTGCCAAAGGTAGAACAACCGCCGCACACACTTCATAGTCAAAGCATGATACATATGTTAGAACCATCTCATTCACCATCGTATGACAGCGAAGTGTATCGTCGCACAATACCGTCTACACATCCAATGCAAACATGTTCAAAATATTATCTACAGTCGAACGAACCAATCACCTCTGTGATGACATACGTATTTGAATACAGTATAAATTATGCATCATTATATGGTCATGACAATATAATTGAGTACATATTCTCCTTATTAGAAAAAAACAACAATGAATCTGAATCTGAATCTGAATCTGAATCTGAATCTGAACCTGGTACAAATATAAAACCCAAAGAACTTCATTTTATTATTGATACACATAATGAAGTGCCAGTTACATATGCATGTAAATATGGATATGTTCGAATCCTACAGGTCTTAACAAAGTATGGGTTTTCTCTTTCATTCAATAATAACCTACCTCTTGTGTCTGCCGCACAGAATGGTCATACTTCAATTGTTAGACATTTGCTCAAAAACGGGGTTACACCCAAGTTTGTAGAACATGAATGGAACTACAATACATACTCATACTTGTATACTGTTTTTAGTAATAATTATTATCGCACATTTTCAACTATTATAAAACATAGAGATGCAGACTTAACCCGAGATGTTGTAATTGATTTAACCTGGAAGGCGGTCGCATACAATAAACTCAATATAGTCAAGATCCTTTTTGAACATTGTATGAAAAGAAACTGTGTCGCAATCGTTGAGCGCGAAATTAAGGCATCCGCTTTAATGATTGCATGTCAATACGGATACACATCTATTGTAAAATATATTATAGAAGTTGTTGGTATTAATGTTGATATTTATAATAATAAAGCATTAATAACAGCATGTAGTTGGGGACAGTATAATGTGACAATGTACCTTATTCAACATGGTGCAGATATTCACGTAGATAATGACAAGCCATTAATCGCCGCAGCAACTGTTGGAGCATCGCCTAGGATAACATACGTACTTATTATGTTATATAATATGGATGTAAGTTCACTTACTGGTGTGAACATGAATGAGAATGTGCGTTTATTTTTGGAAACGGCCGGAGTAATGATTCCGACAAAGTATTTGGATAACATTAATAATATTCAATTTCGACAAACAAATATATGCAATATAACACATGATGAAATTGTAGCAGGTGATGTGTTGGTTGGATGTAGCACATGTTTGAATGTGTTTAAACGGGATAATTTAGATCGATGGTTTTCTAGAAAATATGAATGTCCTTTTCGATGCAGCTCATCGTCATTTTATAATGTTGAAAATGAACGAACGATCGAACCCGGACATGAAGTCCCTCATGAAGATTCATTGATCCAACCTCTCTCACACGATAGATCGTTAGTAGAGTCTATAATACAAAACTATCTCTCATTATCTGATGATGCTGATGATGATGATGATGATGATGATGATGATGATGATGATGAAACATTTGATAGTACATAGCACCTCGAGTTACTGTCTACAAATCGGACATGTTGATGATTGTTCAATCCATTGCTGTATACATGCATTATGAAACCGGTGACTACACGCCAGCTCTACCCATTGTTTACTGTATAATATATCTCGTTCAACATGATTACCTATTTGCGCGTTTGCATTCACATCATATTCATTCGATAAACAAATAGGACATATGTCATCTCCGCTAGGTTGGTTAGAATTATCAACATGTATCATGACAATCACTCTATCGGGACGCGTAATCATTGTACCTGATTCATGAATCTCTCTCACTGTGACTACACTACTCGGTCTTTCTCTCATTGGAACTCTTCTTGTAGCTGGTACCCGAGATCTACCTGATAACATCGTTATATTTTCTCTTGCAACATCATATATAACGATTGAATAGACATATACCAAGTATAATACTCCCATACCAACCAACACCATAAACTGTATAACTGTCAAAATAACGACCGGATATGCAATAATCATTAGTCCATCTTTGTTGGCAAGATACTCTGCATTACTAAAAAATATTAGTGTCGTCACTACTTTTGCACTACAATAAAATACATATACCACTCGTCGAACTGTATATATAGTATGCGACATTGCCCATATCTCAAACGCACGCCTTGTTTGAAACTCACGGTGCATGTGTAAAAGATATCGCTTATACAGCAACAAGCAACATAAAGTATATGGCAAGTGTAAAATATATGTTACGTATAAAAAAAAAGTGTATGCACTTCGAATCCCATATTTCGTCTCCGTCGCAATCACTACATTTCCGGCAGTTGACAGATATAAATGGAATAAAAAAATGATAGCTTTTTTCGATAAGTAACCCGCATCTATCGTAAATGGTTCATCATCATTCATCGTAAACTACACGAAATATGCTATATTTCTTTATGTCATTTTGATATTGTTGTACTACTACTACTACTACTACTACTACTAATACGTATGAGTTAACACTTCCACCGGTTACCACAATCGATACATGTGACAAACGTTGTCATCGGTTCATCCGCCGACCTTGTTTGTAACTGATAATATGTACACTTCTTCGACTTGCATTTCCGACAAGTAAAGTTATCAGTCGATGCTTCAATATTCGGTTCGTACATATTCTTATCGCGAATCTTCTTTGCCTCGATTAAATCCTTCCATTTATCAGGCAGCATTTCCTGATGACTCATAAATGGAAGATCTTGCGCCTTTATTTCATTATTTTTAATTTTATCTCGAATAACTGGATCTTTCAAGTTATTATAAATTGTACGTAAATGGTCAATGTATAGAGAAATAAAGAACTCATTGTCCCATTTTTTTACAATGTTGTTTTTATTCGCCTTTTTAATTGCATAATTAAATACTGCCTTTTCTAAATTGACTGTCTTCTTATCATCATGTATGATTGTATTCAACCGTTTACGTATCTCATTTCGAAAGTCATCCGGGTTATCTATCTTCTTTACACCTGAACTTAATGACATGTTAACTATTCTTGCCTACGTATCATATTATTACTACATTTAAATCAATTTTATAGTCGCGAATATTATTCAAAGTCACTTCCAATATAATCTTCTTCAGAAAGTTCAGACTGGTCAATTACAGTAGTTGTATCATGTCCAGTTGACACTCCTCCGCCACCGCCTCCACCTCTCTTTTTTCCAGGTGTTACAGCCTTCCTTTTACTTTCAACATTACGTCCCTTTTTTACTTCCGATGACACTATATTATTTCCGCTACATTCATCATATGATGTACAAATACCCTTTCCACCTCTACCACGTTTTCCTCCACTACTTGTATTTGAACTGGACGATATACCTCCCCCCGTAACACCGATACTACAGCCACCACATGATGCTATACTCGTATTAGATCTCCCTTTTCTTTTAGAACCAGATATATCACCACCTTCTATATGTTTATTGCATGATATTATACCTTTTCTTGACGAAGGCTTCCGTTTACGCTTACTTGTACCTTCTTCATCTTCATCTTCATCTTCATCATTATCATTTTCTTCCTCATTGTCTTCCTCATCTTCCTCATTGTCTTCATCATTGTCTTCATCATTGTCTTCATCATTGTCTTCATCATTGTCTTCATCATTGTCTTCCTCATTTTCATTGTCTTCATCTTCATCTTCATCATCCTCGCTACTCTCACAATCACTATCATCTACGACGAACCCATCCTTAATATACCCGTTTTTAGTCAGAATATCTTCATCTACGTCTTCGTCTTCGTCTTCGTCTTCATCGTCGTCTTCATCTTCATCGTTATCATATACGTAATCAAACCCACCATATAGTCCGTCGTATATTTCTTTCCATTTTTCCAGAGTAAGATTTATAATATGACGTTTTACACTTTCAATGTTGGATGAAGATACGGCGACAATAGCACATGAACCAAAATATAATACAGAATCAACTGGTGGAGGAAACTCATATTTATTTTCATTCCCGGCTCTACCTTCATCTCTTGCCCATAGTTCAATGTACATATTATCATCGACCTTCCATGTTTGCCGACATGCAAACCCGTCTGATGTTTTAAAACTACACTTTTTATATAAATCAGAAAAATGTAAGTTTGTTGCATCAGACAGCTTCGGAGTTCCTGATTTATCAATAATAATAATATTCACCTTTCCAGATGAAGGCATTCTAAAGTAATATGCTATAACTATAAAGATTATAACATATGGATTTAAATCGTTTACTGGGTATTTATACACTAGTCACCTAATTGACATACCATGAATGACATTCGTAACCAGAAACCTCGACTTAAGAAAAGTAGTCAACAAGAGATGCGACATGCTCACATATTAAGTAATATTAAGCCAATTTACAGAGATGCGTCCGACTATACGGATAACGCGATCATTGTTGGTAAAGGTATAACCGAAACAATGCCCAGGTTATATATACCATCTATTCCTCTTGATAAAGTTAATATACGCGCAGTAAATGAACTTATAGACCTTGCATTTAATAAGTCCGAAGTTACTACGAAATCAATTACGCGAACTGCTCCAAATGTTCATCACCTTCATGTCACACATCAGGTGAGTGAGTATATTTACGCTGAAAGAAACGTATTGAAAATAGTCGAAGTACCTTGTTTTCACGATAAAGGCAATGACAGTGACAAAAAGACAAATCGTAAACTGGTAAAAGTCTCTTTTAATGATGCAACAACAGATGCTATATCTACTGTAATAAATTATGGGGATGTGGATGACGATGAAACCTCATTTGAGATCGACCTACTTATTGACAAAAGCAAAGAGGTAATAGATACACATACGGAGAGCTTTCATATATCACCAGAATATAAAACCGTACGACAGTGGGAATATTTTATCCGACTACATAGTTCATCTCCAAATACATGTGTTATCGTATTAGATGAATCACAAGAGAGACTAATTGATTTATACTTTACCACGAAAACAGGAGTAGTTGATATTGTAAATGCATCGGCATCATCTGTAAAGTCGTTTTGTGGAGATATGATAACTCATTCGTTAAAAGAGGATATTTTATCGTTCTTATTGTTGTTAAAGTTATGTAAATAATATACACAGAGATGATGCTGATATGGGTATCTAAAATTGTCGTAATATCACTTGTATTAATTATATTAGTACATTACTTGTATTCATTTTTCAAAACAACATTAACCGTTCCAAAAGTAAAGGATCTAGTATATAGACCGAGTGAAAAATACGATAAGTTATTCGATACAATAAAGTTGTCAAATGCACCTCCGCATAGATATGAAACATCCAATTTAGGAAACCACGCTCAAGTATTTGGAATGCCACCTGATGCAGGAATAACTATATCGGAATTGACAGGAATAAGTACATCGTCGACTCCGATTACTGCATTGCAACCTGTAAACTCGAATGTTGACATGTTCAATGGCCACCCTCCTACAAGTGGTTCTACGAATAATTCGATGAAACAAGAACTCAAGCAATATCTGAAAGGGTTACATAGCGCAGACACAACGCCTTCATTTAACATTTCGGTGAATCCAGGAGAGAGCTTTCGTCCGTCATATTTGAATAACAACTAATTTACATATATAGATTGGATTCATTTTAACAGTCGATGCTGTCGCTGCTGTCGATGCTGTAGTAATTGTAATTATAAGATAAATATAAAGGCATTATTACATACTATAATAGATTACTTGTTATATAATGAAAATACCATCGGATGATAGAGAAGCATTATTAAAGTCAATGCCAAAGATAAAACTTTCTTATGAAATAAACATTCATAATAAAGAGACGACAGCGAATGCAGATAATTACAATAATATTGGATACTTCATCATTCCAAACGGGAGACGATACGTTGCATGGTTTACAACATATAAATGCGATCGTGTATGTATTTTTATTGAAGTGATTCGACCTATAAAAAACGTGTTACAGCATAATGTTCAAGTAGAACATAATAATTCATTCGGAGAAATGTATGTTTTTCCTGTTTGCTTCGATGCCGTATTATCTCTTGGAACAATTATGAGCGGCACAATGTTTAATACAAGTAATTCGAGTCTTCGTTATTTTACAGTACAAAACATATATGCATATAAAGGAAATGTGTTCCACGATAAATATGCTTCTATTAATGACTATATGAAAATGGTAACGAGAATATTTGAGTCAAGAGAAATTGTTCAAACTGGATTTACATCAAATGGAGTTGTATTCGGGTTACCTATACGTTGTTCAACAATGAGTCAGGCGGAAATGATTGCATTGTCTGGTAAATTACCATATACAGTATATTCAATTCATAAACGGTATCAGGACACACATAGAATAGAACAATATGTACTAGCTAATAACACGTCAGCGATGATGCCTCCACTAGTTAACAACACCCAAATACAGAACACCAATACAAATAAACCGTCTATACAAGATACAACTATCCACCCCCCTCGAAGTAAGTACACGCCGCATGAAACAAATTACGGATGTTTTCTAGTTCGCCCCGACATTCAATTCGATATTTATGATTTATATGTATGTGATAATACATCGAATCCTGCATTGAAAAAACACAATGTTGCTCATATTCCTAGTTATAAAACAAGTGTATTTATGAATACGATTTTTCGAAATATAAAAGAAAACACAAATCTCGACTTTCTAGAAGAGAGCGACGACGAGGACGAGTTTGAAAACACCAACATCGATAAGTATGTTGACATGTCAAAGGAAATATGTATGATTTGTGTATTCAATGATAAGTTTCGAAGATGGATACCAATTGAAGTTGCGCAACATATCGACCCCAAAAATTGTTTAAAGAGCATCTCGACATTGTCATACATTCAATCCATTGAAAATAACAATTATAAGCATCCATATGTTCAAAAACAGACGTTCCAACAAAAACCCCAATCACACCAACCGCACCATCCTAGAAAACATATTAACCCAATGAAAATAAAAAAGGCATACTCAAATTATTATTTCGATAACGCAACGAACCGAATGATGCCGTATACATCAGGTAGAAGAGGAAACATTGTCAACAACCAGGCGGTGCAACAAGATGCCGCATAAAAAAAGGTGGATACCACAACACACCACCTTCCACGAAAATACTGCTAAATATCGTTATTGAGACACTCGAACACACATTTAAGGAGGCGAATCAATATCGTCGTCTTCGTCATCGTAATATATTGGAATACTTACTTGAATATCTGGAATTGGATCATTTTGGTGAAAGATAGCAACTCGCTCGTGATGTTCATCTGTTGCTGTTGCTGTTGCGGTTGCTGTTGCTGTTGCTGTCGATGTATCTGTTGCTGTCGATGTAGTGGTCAATCGTTCTGGATAATCATATATAAACCAATTAAGTTCCTGGATGACATTGTCCATAAAGGTAAATGGCAAGGCTCGTATCTCAAAATTGGGGGTTGTGTAATACGTGACATTCGGATAAATACCATACTGTTCAAGGAGTTCGGAATCAGCGAAACCAATCTTCATACTGTCGGGTGTGTTGTTTGTTTACTGGGTTCACTCAAATCCTAATATAGTATTTCAATTTTTTCATCAGGCAAAAACGTTTTGGAAATATCATTTAGAAATATTTTCTAAACATTACATACATATAACCCAGCTAGACCGTCACTTATCTATTGCTGCTTTATGGTGGTTCCTCTCACTCCCTCCTCATCATCCTATAGAAGTATTGCTAAACTATGTTTATCTAGTGTTGAACGAGTCGTCAAGGCGTGGAAAACGTCGATTCCATACATTCACCCATTTTATGCAGTAAAGTCAAATCCGAATAACGAATTAATCGACCTACTTCATTCTAACGACTTTGGTTTTGATTGTGCAAGCAAACAAGAAATCGAAGTCGCAAAAAAGCGAACAACAAACATCATTTTTGGTAATCCTACCAAAAGTGTAAATGACATTATATACTCTTGCCAACATGGCATACATAACTATGTAGTAGATAGTATTGAAGAGGTTAAAAAAATCAGGAACATTGACTCTTCTGCGAAATACATAATTCGTGTTCTAGGATATGAACAAAACTCACTTATGAAGTTTAATAAGAAGTTTGGAGCATCTGTGAATGACGCGAGTATAATGCTTTCATACATGCGTGACAATAACCTCACATTTAGAGGATATTCTTACCATGTCGGGTCTAAATGCAAAGATATGACGTCACATGAATATACCATAAACACTATTTTATCAAAATACAAAGTGATAAGTGACACGTGTAATTTAAAAACTCAAACAATCGATATAGGAGGAGGGTTTGAGAACATCCAAGATATTCAGCATCTTGGATCATTATTTCGGGATAAAGATTACATCAGTAGGTTTAAACGGGAAGGAATTGAACTGATCGCTGAACCAGGGAGAATTATTTCATCTCCTTCCATTAATCTATTAACAAAAGTGATCGCTACCCGTCGTCGCATTATTGACGAAAAAGAGATTTATTATATTACAATCAATGATAGCTTATACCACACATTTCAAGGAAAGATGTTTGATCATCAAGAGTTTACGCCGATTCCATTATACTGTACATCTCAATGTGAAAGACCACATGTTACGTGCGTTATTTTTGGCCAAACATGCGATTCTCTCGATATTATTTGTGATCGTGTTGTTCTTCCACTTCCGATGATTGATGATGTGATTATGTTTAAAAATATGGGTGCGTACTCTTTAGCCAGTGCGATGGGGACATTTAATGGGTTTGAGGCGGCTACTACATGTATGCAATAATATATCTGGGATATACACCTTATTCAGTAATTATTATATATTGATAATCTATACATCCATATATAATAATGACAAGTACCGCAAATCTTCTCAATATACACGACCCCTCATCCTTTTCAAGCAATGAAATACCAACCGGAGGGACTGGGAGCTATTATCAAGGAAAGGCCGGAATTGCATTACAAGGAGGCGGTGGTGGTGGAATATTTTATGGATTCGGTGGAGAAAACAGCAACCTTAACGATAATGATCCTACACTTATTGTAGCAAGAGGTTCTTATTCACCATTAACCGTCGGACATAATGCAAATGCATCCTCATCCTCCTCCTCCAATACTCAAATCGGGGGATATACATATCCTGAAAAGGGATACACCAAAAGCAGAAGTCGTGTAATCATCCACTCCCATACGAGTAAACAAAATAACAAAAGCAAGAGCAAGAGCAAGAGCAAGAGCAAGAGCAAAACATCTCCTTCCAATGTTATTATCGGCGGTCGAAAGAGTCGACGCATTCGTATCAAGGGTATGAAGAAATACCTTAAAAGCAAGAAAAACTGCTCTCTCATGATTCTCGGATCGGATAACACGCGTAAGAATAAACGTAGTAATAAACATAGTAGTAAACGTAACAACAAAAAATCATTCAAAATATATCGTGGTGGAAATGTCATAGGGTGGGGCGCTCCAAATGGAGGACCGTCATCTCATACTGCAAATGCAGCTTATTCAGTCGCTGGAATCGAATTATCCCCAAATGATATTGCTCTTGCGAACCCAGCTCCTTATTCTGCATACAATAGCTGCCATCCAGTTGCATAAAACCAAGTAATGGTTATATCTGTAGCGTAATCATACATTTCCCCGTCAATGCTGGCTCTTTCGAGTTCTTCGTTTTAAACTTTGCAGCCGATTCTGTCATGACCGTGATGTTATTATTATCATCCACGTCATATACTACATCATCCCCGTCTTCGACTTCACCTACCACATGGTTGCGACTATTATGCAGCGCAGCGTGTATAGTCAATGGTGGCTCATACTTCGTTGTCCACATATTCTTTTCATACCCGTCAACATCCGTCATAATTATCCGATACTTTTGTTTAATATAATATGTCTGTCTCTTCAACCACTGCGCACGAAATACGTCTTGTGGATCAATAATATCTATTACTAATGGTGATGCATGTTTCACACGAAGAATACGTCCAACCGATTGACAAACATCCGTTTTCGGCGATGCCATAATAAGCGTAGTAAGTGTTTTTATATCGAGACCTTCCGATGCCATCGCATAAGTCGCAATAATCACTTTTTTTGATTCACTCTCTTTCAATGCAGCTTCTTTCATTCCGCCAATATAATACCCAACTGTGGCAATATGCCTATGCTCAATTGCCTTGTACAGATACGTAATGAGAGATTTGTTATGTGCCAATATCATTACTTGTTGATTCGGATTTATACGTAACTCATTCTCTAACACCCGCAATATAAACTCACTACGGCGATTATAATCACATACCTTTGATATCATCGTACTAAACTTTGGATTACCGCGATAATCATACTCGGTCTCATTAAACTCGGGATCATTTACCTTGTATTGAATCCCCTTTACCAATACACAATGCGTCGATTCAGCCTTCTCTTTATGGATAACATCCCCCAGAAAATACTTGAAAATCTTAGTTAGACCGTCCTTTCGAACCATTGTACCAGAGAGACCCAGCGTATACTTCGTAACTACCTTCATCATACATCGACAAAACACCTCTGCGGACATATGATGGCAATTACTTACGACCGGATACAATCCGAACGGTTTCCCCATAGATTCGTTGTATTTGGGAGTAGCCAATACAAAATTATGATTATCAGCGACCTCAATATCATATACGTCAATTCTCTCATCCTCTCCATTGCATGACTTTATCTCTGTATAAATAACCCAATCATACACCTTTTGTAATATCGTAAATGGAGACCCAATCATCCCTGCATCATCATCATCATAATCATAATCATCCATCCGGTCAACCTCATCACTACATTCTCTCATACAAAGCACAAGGTCCCCTGCTTCCAATTCCATTGCAGCGACATATCCTCGATTTGTGAGTATTTTATGATTCGGAGTACATGTAATTGTCGATGAAGTGAGATAAAGTTTTATTAACTCTTTCGTGTTTTTTTTCCACGCATACGTCATTTCCTTGTATTCAAATGTATTTGTTGTTTGGTTATAACTCAATATAAGTGGCAATGTATGACCGTCAGTCCATCTCTCGTATAGTTCACCAATCTCTCGTGGACCGGTGTTGGTATGTATACATGTATTATATGGAAAACACTCATCATACACCGAGAGACCAAAACTGTCGAACGCATCCTTTGGATAATCTTTCATCGAGAGAGATTGCAACATCCCAATTACAATATCCTTATCATCAATATCGAACGTCTGTCCCTGAATTGATCCGACCTTTGCAGCAGGAAGAAATTGATGGATTCTCTCGATCCATTGATTAAGGAGGAAGCTCTTGTGAACTACAACCAACGTTTTCTTTCGTAACCGAGAGATTATGTTAAGCGCCATCACCGTTTTTCCTTTTCCAGGATCAACGTCCAGTAACCCGCCACCGCCCATCACCGGATTCGCGGTTACATAATTCACATATTTATTCACGATTATATTTTGATATTCTCTCATATCACCATTAAACACGAGAGATTCCGACACATCATCCCCTTCCTGAATGCGGCTTTCTTCAGCATCACCATATGTTTTTATTCCATAATACCTTGGAATGTAGTACTTGGTAGAACACTCCCGATATATCGGAAACTTTGGAGGCTGTATGGGTGCTTTAGGAATATATGCACCAACTGTCAACTCCTCTCTTAATATCTTTTGTTCATCATCATCCAAACATTCTTTTAAAATTGTATATCCTCTCGACCCCAAATAACTTGAAACCGATGACATTTATACCACAGATAGAATATACCAACTCGTTATAACTATTTAGTCTATTCTCTCTAGATTTATTTGAAAAAATATATAATGTTATGATATATGGATTCGTTAAAGTTTTTAATGAGGCAAGAAAAGCAACATGAACTCGTCCTGTTTGTGTTGCTTGTTGCGTATATTGTGTTTAATCCCCAAACACCGTCCGCACTTGCCAGATACATCGATAATGTTTATGGACAAGTTGTTGTCGTTCTTATTGCAATCACCATTTTTGTCAGCACGAACCCGATTGTTGGTGTTTTAGCATTCTTCGCTGCATATGAGTTTATTCGCCGGTCAACTGTTTCTACTGGTAGCTGGGGAATTGAATCATTTACACCAACAGAAGATAAGAAGGCCGAAGTGATGAAGGCAATGAACCCCGACCCATCTCTCACCCTCGAAGAAGAACTTGTCGAAAAACTTACCCCGATTGCCCCCAATAATGAAGTTGGTGCAAGTGACTCCGGAAGCTTTCAACCTGTTCTCGGAAACCTTTATGGCGCTGTTGAACCCGACTATGATGGCGTGATTTAGATGATTTACCGAATGTATACTCCTATACAACATATATATACATCTGTGTATTACACGGATATATATACAACTCTCCTCATTATTATCCACATCAATTCTGTTTTTTTCCGATGATTCGCCGTAATACCTCTCGGGGGGTTATACCCGAGCCACCTGACATCTCACCTTTCGAGTTCACTTTATTTCCCAGTCGATAAAATATAAACTTTGATACATAAAAGAGAATTACTGCTGTTCCAAATCCAATGACGACTCGAATAATCGTAATAACATGCTCATTCTGCAATAACTGATTAATATCAAATCCCGCTTTATCAATATCAATATCACCTTTTCCGCCATCTTTTCCCAAACTCGCCTTACTTTGCTGATATAACACGGTACCATCCTCTCCTGTTGGCTGACACTTTATATATATGTCATCCTTTGCCATCGCATTATTTGCACCTTTTTTGTTATAATAATATGTGTTCGATGTTAATGCCCCACCACCTCTGTACTTTGTAAGAGAGGTGTTATATGTAGGATCATTCAAACTTCGAATAGATTCACGCATCACCTGAATCGCATGTACCTTATGATATACGATATAGTTATATACCCCTGTATGCTGGGGAACAAGATTCTTACCTGTGTAGAAATAAAATGGTTGTCTCGGAATAAGGTTTCCTAAATTGAAATTATTCACATCAGATATATACTTGCCACTACCGCTGTTTTTTTCTGGGAGATTTTGCAAGATTCGATTCATTATATCAGAGCTTGATTGACCTGCACCTGATCCAAGTACGATTGGAATACAGACAATCAGGTTTCGGCCATCAGCGCTTGAATGGTACGCAAGTAGTTCAGCATCCGCTTTCTGCCCATCATAGGAATGTAATGATGGCTGATAAATACGAATAGAATCAACCTGATAATCGGTTCCTTTAAAGTTGGCAGGATATGAACCTGATGCCGCATCATACGGGATTCGAAAGAACTCGCCCTCATGATACACATTGCATGAACTATTATTATATTGAAAACTATATTGACAAGTTGAAATACATGAACGTTCTGGATTAGTGTTAATCGAGGTTTCAATATTTATTGGTGCATCTCTTTTATTCGACATCTATTTTCACGTGTATTTGTTGGGTATAGTATCTTAATATTATATTATATTATTTTAAGGATATAGAATGAAACTTACACGCAGTAAAATATCTAAATTACGTCATACAAAAAATCAAAGTTATAAATCATATGTCCCACGCAAGAAGTATAATAGTAATAAAGGAATAAGGACATTTAGAAACAAGAATAGCGATGTAGTTGACTTTTTAAGTAAGACCATACGAAAATATGTTGTAAAATATAAAAGGGCATATGTTCCTGGACGGAGAGGTGGAGCAGTACCTCCTCTTTCGCCTAGCAGCAAAAATAATAAAAACGGTCCTCCTGTTTCATCTCTCGGGCCGGATATAAAAGGTGATATCGTACTTGGTGAAGATGTTTTAACACATCAACCAAAAGATACCGCTAACTTTATTCGAAATGTATTGAAAAAGGCAGAACAAGGTAAAACAGTACTATTCAATAATGGAGATGTCATGTTTCATGGAAATACATACATGATAAGCGACGGACTATTATATGGAAAACTTGCACCAGAAGGAAAGTGCGAGTTTGAAGACAATGAAGCTGGAAATAAAGAGTTTTACTTCTGCAAAAATGAATCAGTGGGTGTTTGTACTAAACCAGCAGATAGTGATCTCTCTGAAGGGACATATATTTTTATTCAAAACCGAGTAAAAAAAATAGATAAGGGCGCAGATGATGCTGAAAAGGTAAAAGTGGTTCCTTCATTGGAAGACCCCGATAAACCAAGCACACCTGAAGAAGCAGAATACGGACAGTTGTTTAAGCTTGAAGGTAAAAATACCGAGAAAAAGTTGAATGTCGATATATTTGAAAGCTTTCCGCCTACTGCAACAAATGATATTATGGGTTTCCGCATTAAATTGGTCCCAGTAAAAGTAATTGAACCAGAAAGCTCTAAAACAAAAAGTAACGTGTCTTCTCCTTCATATGTTTATAACTTTAAAAAGGATGGCGGCGACTCAATCACAATTTATGTTACTCTCAAAACGATCCTTGAAATTATTCGTAAAAATATGGATGATAACGATGATACAGATAAACTTCCTTCGAAAGAGCAATTACAAATATTATATGATATTCTCTATAAGAATAATATTGATGATGAGTTCAAAGATCGTATATATAAGTTTATGTACTTTTATAGCGCAACCTCTCCTCCGAATACAACCAAACAAACTCTTGATAAGTTTAAAATAGAGGATTATGAAGCACATAAGACGCTTGTTACCAAGATTGAGAAACTACTTGGAGTTGCACAAGCTGGACCAGGTGGACCATGCGAGAGATTCCCGGGTACTACTAATCCCGAACTTGAACTTTTGATAAAGTCGACCGGTGATGGCGGAATTGTTGCCAAACTTCAAAATCCAGCAGACCTTTCGGTGGTTGGATCTGTGAATGAAATACTGGATGTCATTCGAAAACAGAATGAGGAGGCGGCGGAGGCTGCTGAAGAGGCTGATAGAAAAGAAAGACATAAACAACAACAACAAGAAGAAGGAGAACAAGAGGGACAACAACAACAACAAGAAGGAGAAAACACAGGAAATAATAACTTAACACAAGATGTTACAACAATGATTAATGAAATTTTGTCAACCAGTTCTACAAAGGTAACCAACGAAAAACATAATAATATTGTGTCAGGTGTACTTGGTATAATCGATAGTGTGCCATGGTATCATAATATGAACCCTATATAATCCATAATACCCGCTTTCTAAAATGGCAAGTATCGAACAGATGCAGAGTCATAAACCGTTACTTTAAAAGCATCATTATACCCTTCCACATATACAGTATCTCCATTACTTACATTATTGCATCCATATTCGCCAGTACCACTTTGACCATTTACGGAGACAGGAAGTTTAATCGCATTATTCTTATCACTTAATGTATAGAACTGCCATTTATCCCGGTTCGTAAATAACGGTCTCCCCATCAAAGGAAGGATTGTCTCATTTCCATTGACTCGTGTAAGTATTCCAACCTGCCTGTAGGTTGTGTCAACCGATTGGGTCGGGACATTCACGCGCATACCAACGGGTGTTACACGACTACTTCCATTAAACACTCCTACACCAAGACCAATTCTCTCTGCACCTCGAACATCATAGGTTGGCTGTGTAGACCCAACGGTATTATCTCTCAAGGGAGGCACATACGGATTCATGAGTACATCCTGGTTCACGGAGGGTCCACCTCCACCAAAGTCTAGTCCAGGACCCTCTTCCATAAACAATGAAGGAGAGGATGATACAGACATAGTCACGAGTGGCTGCGAATGCATACGACTTCCTCCTGTATGATTCATGTATTTAACATAAACAAATATTCCAATTGCAATTAAAATGAGTGCGAAAAATCCGAATGTAACATTCTCAACGCAAAAAACACCAGGAGGACATCTTCGAGCCATCGTATATTATTGTATGCGTGTTTCTTATATATGATAGTGTAGTATATATACATATCATATATAGTATTTTTATCGAATTATATGTCTTGATATGTCATCTGCTTTACTTGGAGCTGGAAGCCTGACCGCCAACATTAAACCCGCCCAACATACTTGAAATACTTGCGAGACCGCCATTACCAGTGAGTTGATTCATAAACCCTTGCGCACTCTTAAGCAACGGCTCCATATCTTTCATATTATCCATGAGAACCTTCTGTTGCTGCATGAGAGATTTGGTCTGGTCAGTAAGTCCGCGAACTCCATCCTCTCCAATAATATTCTGAATGTTGTCATACGCCTGTTCTAAAGTCTTGGCATAATCAACGCGATTCATATCCTTTCCGGTAGACTTCTTTTTCGCCGCCTGAACATCTTCATCATCGTCTTCGCTCTTATTATATGTCGCAGGAGAGAGAGTAGCCATACCTTGCTTCTTTGCGTCCTTCTTATCCGTCTTTGCAATAGATGAATCGCCATGCTTTGATGCGTCTTCAGCTGCTTCAGCTGCCTTTACATCCTTCTCTCCAGCGGCATCAACCTTACCGTGGGCAACTGATGCGCCGCCCTTTTCTTCTTTTGAAGCGGATTTGTCATTTTCCTTGTTTTCAAGGCCTTCTCGGCGCATGAGGGTAACACGTTGCACACCCTTAAACAAGTTGGTAGTGATAATTGCTAACAAGAGAATAACGATCATATTTTTACTAAAATAAGACGCAACCAATCCAATTAGTACAAAAAATACGACTGAATCGATATCATTAAATGCTAAATACCCTACAATGTTAACGAGAGAAATGAAGAGAACGACGTATAACACATTCTTATTTTGAAGAAGGTTATTTATAAAAGGAGGAATAGTAACTGCCATGTTATTTTTGGTCGGTGTAATTATATATTATACAATATTTTATACTTTGTCGGTAGTCACCATATCTAATTCATGATAGCATATTATCTGTTATCTGTTATCTGTTATCTATACAAAATTGAAATAAGTTACACTAGTTATAAGTATTTATAAAGATGCAGTCAGATATTTCTCGGTATACATTGGCACTATGTGCAATTCATAATGATTATATACATGGAAAAGATATCGAAAGCGCCCTCGATATTGAAAGTAACTATTTAATTATAAATACAGTTGATAACTATTCTTTTGAACGAAAATATTATGTAAACGATATCGATTTATATAATATGAAGTATTCCATATCAAATAATTTGGATGTTTCATTGAACCCGAATACAAATCAATATGAAGTAGGAAGAGTTCCAAGACATAGATTTGAATGGATTGTAGTAAATCACAACAACCTACATAATAGGGATGTATATCGACATCCAATCATACGTAATTATATTGAAATTGGATTGAAAAGAGGGTTTGTTCGGCTTGAAGTTGTTGAAGAGATTCAACTATATAGTGGTGAACATGTTGCTATTTTAAAAACATTCTGGCTGCGAATATTTGCGCTAATTGTAAAGAAGAGAATCCTTATTAAAAAGCAGATCCCTATTTTCCTAAAAAATACACGCTTTCTTATGAATGTAGAACATATGGGTTGTAATTATATGAAAAAAGAAATGAAACGAGTTGGGATACCATTCATACAGTAATATACAGTAATATACATTCAATATTTGTGTATTTGTGTATTTATGTAGTCGTATTCTATCTATCATACGGAGCGTCTTACTCATCACTGCTGTCACTGCTTTCGCTGCTTTCGCTGCTTTCGCTGCTTTCGCTGCTTTCGCTGCTACTCGTTTCATTTTCGTCATCTGACATTTCTTCATCCGAGAGTTCTTCATTATAAATGACATCAAGCGTATCATTATTTCCAACATCAATCGCCCTCATTTCATCTAATTCTCTCTTCAAGTTCCGTATTTCAAGAGTGATGATCTCTTTATCCTGCTGTGTCTTATTTAAAAGCATTCGGTCTTGTTTCAAAACATCATCAAGATACTCATACATTTCTTCTAATATACGGATTTGTTTCTGTTTCTCTCTTACAAGAGAATCATAATCTCTCTTATATGTCTCATAAATCGGTATCAAATATTCATTCGCATTCATTGTTCGGCGAGTATCATACATATTCTTTGCAATGGATGTATGATGCTGTCGTTCTAGACCATCCAAATATTGTAATACCTTATCCCGTTTTACTAAATCGTCAATTTCCATTTTTTTGTGATGTACCCTCTCACTTATTTTCTATATATGTATTAACACATAAATATTATTCACATTGGTGCAAATGAGTTGAGTACTATACTTTCATGTTACTATGAAGTGAAACATTCGACACATAAAAAAAAGTGGATGAATATGTCAACGTCATCCATATAATGTATTGTGTTGTGTTGTGTTGTGTATGTATTGGTTAATGATGTTTAATAAACTTACGTCTTTCTTCAATAAGGGTAACCATCTGGTCTAAATCCTTTTCGGTAAACGGGGTAGTATACAACATATACATGAAGTCAGATTTCACTTTACCATACAAGCAGTGTTTTTCCTCCTCTTCCTCTTCCTCTTCCTCTTCCTCTTCCTTCTGCCTTTCCGGTTCATACACTTGACTTGCATTGAATCCAATCTCTATAATAATTTCCTCAATCATGTTTGCATTTCCGTACCGAGTAGCTTGATACAGTCTCTCCTTTTGAGCAGGAGTAATATCAGTTGGAAGGTAGTCATAATCTACCATGAAATTGTCAAACCAGTTCGTGAAGTCCTCGTCGTAAATCGTCGTGTGGTAGTTATGCTCTTCGTAGTCGTAGTTGGGGTAAGTAGTAGTCGAGATAGCGGCCATTTGTAACGTGTCGGTTGTTGATGTAGTCAATTGCTTCTAAACTTATGTGAGAAAAGCATTTCAACTTTAACTAGGACTGAACCCAAATCTGTGTCACATCAAAAAACGTGGATATGTAAGCACCGCGACACTGGTTGTAACAACTTTACAGAAATGAACAACTTAAAAACATCACTATGGATTATGTTATGGATCAAGTATAAAAAATAGTCACCACACAACCGCATTTACCTGAATGAACGACATACTATTCATACTCATTCCTGCATCAAGTATCATATGGTCACTCATATTTCTTGCAACGAGTTTATGTAAAATAAAGATATACAAAGTAACTGGTACCAAGCTTATCAACTTTCAAACACACATCAAATACTCATCCATTGAAAACAATGATGAACACTTCGGATGGTTCATGGGTAAATACTTCATCGGATATATACACAAGACGAATGATCAACACTCCAGTGTGAAAGAGTTATATGTACTAACTTCCGAGAAGTGTTTCAAGAGATGCAGCGAAAATACCCCCACATTTCATAATGATGACTACATTGACATATTATACCAAAAGTCGATTTCTCAATCGAACACATATGACATATGTTCTACTACCGATAGAGATGATGATTCGGAATCGCGACTTGTACAAATGAATTATGTTATTGACTTATATGATAGAGAAGGCACATTCTGGGATATCAAATACACCAAATATCCATACCACCCCCTCATGTATGAAGTGAGACAACCCCAACAATCCGCAATACGCGATATCATGCGAAGTTATAACGAGAAAAAATACTGCGTGTCATTATTGTACGGAAAACCAGGTACAGGAAAATCAGTCATATCAATAATACTTGCAAAACATCTAATTCAATGTGGATTAGAAGTCTCGCTGGTTGATACATTCAAACCATGGGAACCAAATGATTCATTTACTATGCTATATCATACAATCAACCCTACAAGAGAAAAGCCTCTCATTGTCGTGATTGAAGAAGTGGATAAGGTAATCGACATGATACACAATACAACAATGAAAAAACATGATCACTTTCCAACAATGGTAATGTGTAAAGGAGACTGGAACTCATTTCTCGATAAGTTTGACCGTCGAAGATATACTCATGTGTTTTTTATTATGACATCAAATCGCGACATCACGTATTTTAATGACTTGGATCCGTCTTATATGCGACCCGGACGCGTAAACGTTATTACTGAAGTCACATGATTTAAGGAACTAGTGTTGTCCACCAACTACATGGCTTATGCCAAAATGCAGTATATAAAATATCTGCATCACTTAATAATGCAGCCACATAACTAAATGAACTCTTCGAAGTAACCAATACATCTGCTGCTGCCATACCAATAAACGTGTCTTCATTCGAATCATTCAAATGCAACGTTACATCTGAACGATCCTCTTTCTCTAGATCACCGTATTTCTTTGTATAACACGCAAAATCGCCGGACTTTCCCTGTGAAAAAATATGATAGTGCAACCTCTTGCCGCTTTCATTCTCTCTTGCCAAATATAAATTACTTACAATACTCATGACCTTCAAGTAATAGGAATCAGGCAACGCTGATGAATTGTATGCCGTGTCATCCAAGTTAGCTCGCCGAATATGAATTGCCACGTGTATCTTCGTATCCTTATCCGGATAATACATTGTTTTATCCCCCTTATTTTTCCAAAATGCATCGCGAATCCGCTCCATAGTCTTACTCTTCGCGAACCGGTCCATATTCAATTCTGTAAAGTTATATATATCATTGAAGTTTGGTACAATCACTTCCACTTCAGCGTCTTCCTTAACAATCTCTCGGTAATCGCGGTATATCGACCGCAAGTTCATGAGATTCTCCATCCGTTCAATATACGTTGGATCATTGTTATAATTATGTGCCATACGATTCAATGGCTTATATAAAAACTTGTTTCCATTCTCTTCTACGTAATAACATGTAAATATATAATTTTGAAATTGCGCACCAAATCCATCACTCCTATCCTCGTTTACATAATACTTCTTACATACCATCTCACCTGTCGATAAATCAACCTTTATCGGTGCTGTCACAGCAGTTGCAGTTGTAACACACTTGTCAATCTCATCGGGACGTGCAACAAACTGACTCTCATCGTTCAACTCATACGCATTCGGTAACTTATTCGGTAAGTTACGCTCGGATGTTAGCCGCCCAATATGACGGTTTGTTATCTTATTATAAAAACCAGACCGATACCCCGCATTCATCCACTTTAATGCATAATCCATCTCGAAAAACTGATTTTCCGAATCATAATTACCTAATGAAAGAATCGTTTCTACGTCAATAATCGATGGTCTGAAACTATAATGCGGCCAATAATGACAGTTACCATAAGGAAAGGTTTGTCCACCAATATGTACATGAACCGCCAATTCATACCCATTCTGACGAATCGTACGATGACCTTGAATCGTATAATCATTAATCGTCTCGCCAAAATTGCGGTTATACAATATTTGTTTAATGTTCTCACCAGAATCAATAAGCGTCTTATCCTCCATGATTCGAATCGCGTCATTTACATATGACCCACGAGTATGGAACAAGAAGTCATCCTCCATATGAATCCAATACTTCGGCTTCGACTCACTCAACTTTCTCCAAATAATATTCATGCTTTCTCGATGCCCCTTCTCCTTCGGCGTTTTCATGTAAAAGTCAATCCATGGATACGTTTCTCTCATAACTCTGCGCTCATCCTCATTCGAATTATCGTCAACACAATACCAGTAATCCACTGCATCAATATCTGTCCACTGATTTAATATAGAGTTCATCGTTTCTCTAAACAAGTCCCACCTTTTACACGTAGTAAATGTAATCATGACACGAGGGTTATGACGATTAAGACGTATCTCCTTTACTTTATTTTGCAGAATCATGTTATTCGACACGGTGTATACACGTTGTGGAGCAGTCTCTTTTAATACAATACTAGACTCGGATGAGAGAATGTTACGCAACATATTAAACAATTTATTCCATACTGTAAACTGGTCATTTGTAAATCGATTTATATTTGACAAGATGGTAGACATAATAATATCAATATCAAAAAACAACTTAATCGATGAAAGCAAATCATCCCTTTCAAACTCATCCTGATAAAATACCATATTCGTCAAAACTGACTCCAAATGACTATGATCGATGACTCTATTCGCAATAATATGTTTGGATGCTTCATAGCCGCTTCGCATATCTCTCGCATAAAATGCCGATATTGTATTATTATATTCAATCACATCATAATACTTGTCAATCGGAAGAAACAACTTATCACGAGGATATCGCTTATAATTCTTGAACTTGTGATAGAGAGCATTTACTAGAACATGCCATCCTTCTACGCGATATACATCCATGGCACTTGCAATTCCCTCGATCCTCTCTGGATCATACTCGATTGACTTCAGCCAATACTTCGTCGCGTTCATGGTGTCGCTCTGTTTAATATACATGTTGCCAATACAATACGCGCTATAAAACTTCTCTTGATACCAATTATTTTGAGTAAGCACCTTTTTATACCACTCAATCGATTTATCGAAATACAGTGGTCCTGCATCCATATAACTCTGCGCACAGTAAAAGGCATACCTCTCTGCAAGACCACGATCTCCGCCAACTTTAGTCATCTCGTCATGATACCCTCGCTCTAATACCGCAGCGTCCTTTGTATATTTATTCGGGTCCATACTTCGACTACCACTTCTACCCGAATCAAGATGATAATTCCCGTCGACAACCGTCATTGAATCCTCGTGGTCTACGCATGTAATATACTCATGCAACACTCCTTTGAATATCCATCTCTTTCTATTATTTACCATCAGTGTGCGCAAATACACAAACCCTACCCCAAACTTAAACTGGTATGCATCAGACACAAGTATGTTAGGTACAACCAAGTCTCCATTCACTTTGTCATCTGCGTCGAATATAAGAAGATAATCTGTTAGATTATACGCCTGTGTAAGCGCACGTGTCCGGTTATGTCCGAAGTCGACCCACTCTGTTCTATCAATAAACCCGGGAATACCTTTTTCTGTAAAAAAACCCTCGATCAATTCAATTGTATTATCAGTTGAACCTGTATCAGAGATAACCCAGTAATCAAAGTCGAAATAATCACACAAGTTTAAGAGGGTTTTAACAATAACATGTGACTCATTTTTTACAATCATATTTAAGCACAAAGTGTATGCCTTGTTATTTGGCGTTTTTTTCATAATGTCCTTTGTAGAAGATGTAAGTACTGGCTTTTTATGAGATGTCGAAAACACTGCAGTTGAACTGTTTGCAATTTCAATAATCGGTATTTTAGTCATGATAATACTACAAGTGAATAGTATTATACATAATTGCTCATTATTTATATCTTTTTTATCTCTCAATCTCTCAATAATATAACAACAACAATGTGTGACCGGCGGTTGAGGTGTAAGAAATATAATATAATAATATAATAGCGTAATATAGTAGCATAATACCAATAACCAATGTCATTTACACGATTTCATGATGACCCCGCCAGAATTAAGAAACAACTAGAACAATCGACTGGTCCTGGACGGTATACTCTCAATGTACCAGGTCAAGGTGATAAGCCATGCTTTATGGTAGACCCATGCATTCGCGCACAAAAGTGGGGAGCAAATATTATGACAAACACGGTTGATATTGAAGCTGAACTCTTTGGACTTAGTCGTCAACTAAATCGCGACTCGATTAGTAGCGCATATGCATCCTCTTCCGCTACAAAAGCAAGCCGCAATAATGATATGATCAATTTTCCATCATGCTCTCCGTTCGTAGAACAACCACGAGCAACCCACCCCGCATGGATGACACGAGAGGTTGAACAAAATAACTGGAAAATGCTGCATTTCGACCCACAAGCAAATACATTTATGCCATTCCAGAACAATCTGAATACGCGTATTTTAGAAAAAGATTATTTTGTTCCTCAAACACCGGATTCAATTTATGCATATTCATCTAATTCAGGTGTCGCTGGTTCAACCCAAGAACCGTTTAGTGTCGGGGATTATAGACAGGCAAGTGGAGAGGCATTATTTGAATAACGAATCATACCTTTAGCATGTTCATCATTACTACAATAGAATACGTTATCACCATATTATATTTATTGTACACACAATATATATTATATATATTCATCATCCTACTTATCCATTTCTATAATTATATTGATATAAAGTAAGAGCATGGAACTAGCATTACCACTTCTTGCGTTGGGGTCGATGTATGTGGCATCTAACCAGAAGTCGAAATCACCACAACGAGAACGAGAGAATTACGAAAATATGGGAAAAAAAGCAAACTATTTACCTAACACCGATATTCCAACTACGAATTACCCGATTGTTCAACCGGGAACTGGATCAAACGTCAATAAATATAAAGAAGCAAACGCTGCGACTGATCGTTATTTTGCAAGAGGGGTCGACTTCAATAAAATGTCTTCCGGTATCGCTGGAGGTGTAGGTGGCCCAGGATTAATGGGCGTTACAAGCGGAAGTAATCTTGACAATCCCGTTACCCAGTTCGGAGATGCATATCGAAGCGCCCCGTTCACATCTCTCACTGGTGAGGAACTAAATCCTTCAGAGCTTACCCATAATAATATGGTTCCATTCTTTGGCGCCAAGATTCGCGGACGCACCGCAAATGCTGATATGAATGAAAGTGTTTTAGATAACAAGGGCGGTGCTGGTTCTCAATTTATTTCAAAAGGAGAACTCGCTCCATTATTCGCACCACATGAAAACCTACATGTACCGAACGGTATGCAAAACCACAGCGACTTTTATCAGTCGCGAATTATGCCTTCCATGAAAATGGCAAACGTAAAACCATGGGATGAAGTGAAAGTTGGGCCTGGTTTAGACAAAGGATATACTAGTGGCGGAAATGCCGGTCTCAATTCTGGTCTTGAATCCCGTGATAAATGGATGGACCGAACGGTTGATGAGTTGCGTGTTAAAACAAACCCCAAGCTCTCGTATAGTCTTGAAAACCACCAAGGACCCGGCAACTACTTCAACAAATCATCCGGAACCGTTGAGACATTTGGTCGCGTTGAAAAGCATCTTCCCGATACATTTTATGTCAATTCAGCTGATAGATGGCTTACTACAACTGGTATGGAGAAGGGGCAGACGATGCGTGCAATCGAAGTAGAGAAAGACGTAAACCGAACAACCACTACTTCCGAATATTATGGTGCTGGTGCAAACCCAATGACCGGGTCAGCGATGTATGCGCCACAAAACTATGAAGAGACTCGACGTGAAGAATATGATGGTAAACCGATTATTAATCCATATGCCGCCGCAAAAGGGATGCCAACAGAGGGTGACTTTGGTCGTGACTCATACACTATGTCGCATAATAATCGGACAACTATGAGAGAAAATGAAATGGGAGGTATTCATGGGGCTATTCGCGCAGTAGTTGCACCATTGCTCGATGTATTGCGTCCTTCCAGAAAAGAGAACGCTACCGGAAATCTTCGACCATATGAAAATGCAAAGAGTATTGTACCTGCAGGTGTTGTATTTAATCCAGCGGACCGTCTTCCAACCACGGTTAAGGAAACCACTGTTGGTCTTGTTGGATTTAATCATCTTAATATGGAACGCCAGGCTGCTTCAGGATACTTGATCGCAGACCAAACTCCAGTTGATACAGAGCGTCAATCTACGTCAGTGAACTATATGGGTGCGCCAGGTGGTGCAGCGACACATTATGGAACCCAAGTCTATAATGCTGCATACAATCAGCGCAATAATGTCAACAAATCATACAAGAGCAGACTGAATCCAGGAAGTATGTCACTATTTAATTCCAATGAGAACATTCATATTAATAAGATTGATAGCGACCGCGATAATAATCGTTTATGGGCGCCAACCACAGCTCCTCCTTCCATCCCTAGCGTTGAAACCTTTGGACGAATGACAATGCCCCAGAGCTATGATAATAGCATAAACAATGAACGCATTAACCCTGAATTATTGAATGCATTTAGGCAAAACCCATACACACATAGTCTGACTGGATACTAGTAGCATACTATTGTAATTGATAGTGGATTATGGTATCATCAGGACAATACATATTTTTATTATATATACATCTTATATACATCATATAAGATAATCGTATATTTAATAAAATACTAATAAAATAGAAAAGATGCATTTTGATAGAATAACTACGATATTTATTTTGGTGGTAGTGTTATTAGTCAGTGCAGCAGGATATTTTAGGTACGGTGGATTCGGTAGCGGAATTATGGAAGGGTTGGATAATTCTACATCGTCATCGAGTACTGCATCAACCAGTAGCACTAGTACTACTCCTAGCACATTACCGGTAGCAAACACAGTTTCTGACTCTTCTTCTACCTCCTCTCCTTCACCCGCTACCCCCGCCGCTACGGGCGCATATGGTTCTATCATCTCTCCTCAAATCACACTTTCCAATTATACAACAGGTGCAACGACAAATGTCCATGTTCGTTTCACTGTTGCGTCACCTCTCGTTGAAGGAAATGTCATCAAAGTCCCCATTCCAGGAATTACATCTGTTCTCTCTACCCCCACGGTTACATTTACCCCGCCTCTTGCAAACACTGCGTCCATATCCGGAACAGGAACAACGTCTGTTCTCACAATTGTCCTGGGTGCCGGTGCAACTGTTGCATCCAATACAACTCTCGTATTTAGTAGCTCAAGCATGAAGAACCCAAGTACTACACAAAGTGCCATGACAATTATTGTTACTACTAAAACATCGAATGACGCATCAAGCGCAACTGTTATTGACCAAGGAACAAGCGCATTCCCTCAAATTATCAACGCGCCCACTCCTCCCGCCGCCGACTCCGAGAGAAGCACACTAATCAATGTTAGCGATGTTCAAACATCTAGAAATCGCGCAATAACTGCCCTTCGCAATTATAATGATGCTCTCACTCGGTATAATACTGTGTCAACACATACACCTGTAAGCTCAATCGATGTTGATAAAGCGAGAGACGAACTCACATACGCTCGACGTGTATGGGAAACATTGAAACCTGCACATCCAGAATCATGGTTTGATGGACAAACATGGAACTATGGAAATGATGGATACGTAAGCAAATGTATTGAACCAAAGACCTCCAATAGTTATGGATGCCAACGTATTTATAAGATGGATGCTTCTGGTAACAATATTAAAGACTCTAATGGGAATGACATTGTTCTCATGTATAAATGCCCATGGACATGCAATAATACAACTAGTTCTTCAAATGCATGCAGATATGATAGCGATTGTGCAAAGGTAGTCGGATGGAAAGAGTTTTTGCCTGATGGCACAGAAGTTGCATCCGCAGTAAAGCGTAACTATGTAAGTGAACAAACGAACTTTTATACACCATATTGGCAACCTGGAACTGGCGCACAACAGTCATACTCTCAACCGATAGATCCATATGGTGGTGGGGCGTATGCCACCGCATATCAGTCAAGCACTACATCCCCTAGTGCAACAAATGCCCAGAATAATACGCCAGGGTCGGGTGCAGGTGCTGGTGCAGGATCAGGTTCAGAGTCGAATACTAAACCAGCGTACATGAACGGCCCCCCATCTCCTGCTGTATCTACCACCGGCGTTGCAGGAAATAGCAGTTCGCTTCCTCTGAATTATTACTACACTACAAACTATTACTATTCATCCTCTCCCACACAGATCCCCGCTGTAACATCAACCATTCAACCATACGAAGCTCCATTTAACCCATAAGTATATACCACTTATGAATAATTCAAAACATCAACATAAATATAATTGTACAATATGTATAATTATTTTTAGTAAATAGAGAGGAAGGAAACAACTACATTGGAACGACATGACAACCGATGTTTCATCCCATTCTCTTGAACCGTGTATTGGAACAGGACTATTACCTATTCATGCCGATATTCATCGCAAACTCCAATATTTTATTGATATTAAAAAGATTCCGAATATTATTTTTCACGGAACATATGGTTGTGGGAAAACGCATATTCTTGACCGATTTATTACATCCATTTATGGCGGCGATAAAGCATCGATTAAAAGTTATGTTATGCGTGTGAACTGTGCGCATGGAAAGGGAATCAAGTTTATACGAGAAGAATTAAAGTTCTTTGCAAAAACAAACATCGACTTGAAAGACGGAGAGATATTCAAGACAATTGTATTGACAAACGCGGATAAACTTACAATCGATGCTCAATCTGCACTTCGACGATGTATTGAACTATTTAGTCATTCTACACGATTTTTTATTGTTGTTGAAGATAAGTATAAGCTATTAAAGCCTATTCTCTCAAGATTCTGCGAGATATTTGTACCTGAACCGGAATATAATGGACAAACAATCAATCTGCATCGATACAATATTGAACATGTATTTCATACACACCATATGTTGCAACATGAGAGAATGAGAGAACTTGAGAAGGAGATTCAGATTCATCCATCCCTTATGACTAGTTCATTATCATCGGGGTCTGGGGCTGGGTCTGAATCTGACATGTATATTAGTGACAACGTAGTGACCAACGCCGATCTACAAAACACTATACAAAAGTCGGTCAGCTTATACGAAAAGGGATACAGCGCGATTGACTTAATCAATTATATTGAACATCATCCTGGAATAAATGAAGTGAAAAAATACGAACTATTGCTTACCTTTAACAAAGTTAGGCATGAGTTTAGAAATGAAAAACTGCTCATTCTCTTTATTCTTAACTTTATTTTATTTCGTTGTGAACACACTTTAGAAAATATATCATTTATGTAAAAATAATACACGACAATACACATGGACGATTATTCCGCTACTACATTGCATGAATCAAAAAATGAATGGGCATCTCGTCTAGTAAACATTCTTACCCCCCACATCATGGAAGGGTTTCGTTCTATTTTTGAAGAGGCATATAAACTATGCAAAACGAACAAGGAAATTGATAAGTATCTTATGACATTCCAAAACTTCTTATCTAGAGTCCCAAAATGGAATACAACAATTATTGAGAACGAAACAACACGTATAAAGGAGAGAAGTCAATGTGGCTATTTAGAAGAACTAATCACATGTGTTCATATTATTCAATTAAAAAGCATGACATCAATGCGTGTTGGAAATAAACAGAAAAAGGTGAATATTAAAATACCGAATCTCTCGGAGTTTATTCATCGGGTGTATATTAGTGCAGCGCGGAAACTATATTCAAATGTATACATATTTGAGAGAGGTATTCCTGCTTTATCAGTTCAAAGAAATAACCGCGAGTTTGAAGTGATCGTGAAGGAATGTATATTTAATACAGTGAGAGAAAGTATTCCTGTCGAAGATATATTGAAACTGTATATGGATGAATCCGTCGAGGATGTGATTGAAGTGAATGAGAAAGAGGAGGTTATTCAGGAAGATCCGATTTTATCGGATGCCGCAGTGGAAGAGTCGACTCGTAGAAAACGGAATAATGGAATTGGCGCTGGAAGAAGGGGTGTTGAAACCGGAATTAATTCACATGCACCTGCTATAATTACTCCTGACTTTAGTGACGATCTCTCTGGAAAAAATATAAAGCAGGGTATCAAGTTTGGAAATGACCAAGTGAAATCTTTTGAACCTGTATTTGAAGAACAACGAATTATGTTCGGGGACAAGAGAGATGACGATCACGATGACGATGATGATGACTATGATGAGGATGACCGACTGAATATTGGAGGGGCGGTTGATTTAGACATAACTGATGTTCATTCACTCAATACCAGTCAGTCATTGAATGCCCCGCCACTATTAGGTGATATTGAAGTGTTGCATTAATCATACTATGACACTTCCGCTTTCGAAAACACAGCATTATATGTGTTTGTAATACACTCGAAAAAAGAAACGAATGTATATATAAGATTTTAATGGGACTATCTGATTTAGTTTCGGGGAACATATTCATCATGAGTATACTTATGTTTCTTTTGTATGCAATAATATTAGCGTTTGTTCCTTGTATGCTTGTTTATGTATTATTTATTATATTCCCGCCAGTACCTCCACCTCCCCCGACACCGATCTAATTATTGCGCGTTTATTTGTATGAAATGATTATTTAAGAATAACTTATATAACCATTGACTGTAGTGCTTATTTATTTTACCTTTCATGTCTAACAATCTATTTATTATTGGAGCAATTGTCTCGATTATCTATTTTCTTATGAAGTTTCTTGAAATGAGATTTATATCACATGAACCCGCAAAACCATTCAAGATTATGATTCAAGATACATTAGTTGTTTATATTTCTGCGGTGGTTGGCATGTTTGTGTTAAGCCAGTTCAATGTGGTTGATACACTCGGCGGGGATCCTGTTGCTTCTATTAAATCTGCCACTGCATCTGCTGTAGCATTTACTGATAACCCTGGTTTTTAGATTCAGCAACTGCGTTTCTATAACCCGTTAAAAATATGAGGGGGTATCATATAATAGCATAGTACCATAATAACATAACCTAGTATCCTCATATGAAAAAGTATTTCATCACATTTGGTGGATGACATCAACCCGTTATTGACGTAGGTCACCTGATAACTCATCAGGTGAAGCAACTCGACATTTTTATGTAAATGTCTAAATGTGTATAATTTCATTCACATATTTTTCAAGTGAACTTCCCTCGTATGGAATATACTGTCTTGTCCAACCATTACACGTATGGTTCGGTACATTCGCATAAATACATTCTCACTTACATACGGAATACAATATTTATCACATACTGCTTTCACCTCCTTATGCACTAACTGATATTCTCTCATAGATAATGAGGGATATACATGATGTTCAATCTGGTAATTCAACCACCCGTGTAACACATCGGTAATATCGTCCCCGCGGTTATAGTTTGTCGATGAAATCGTCTGCCGTAACAACCATTCATCACTCTGACGATCAACACTCGTCGTATATCCATACATATCCTTTCCTGCATGGTTCGGCACAATAATAAGAAATGTATGAATATTACACCACACCTCCGCCAAAATCATATTTATACACACGTTGTACAATATATTGTATGTAATATCATACGACAATTCATTGTATACTGCAAACCAGATAAATGGGAATAATAACATCATCTTATATACGATCACCGGCACCAATACATGTCGTATATATGTAAGTGCATCTAGCCACTCTGGCCACTCATTCGTAAATATTCCGGCAAGTGTTGTCTGTTTATAATCATCCCGCTTCATATGAATGTTCTTTTCATGCGCAATATAATACTTGTACGAGTTCGACGAATAATAAAGCTGCCTCCACGTAAGTCCAAACACACCGACAATCAAATACTTTACGAACATCGGGGCCTTCATGTTTCGCAATTCTTTCAGATTGTGTTCGACATTGTCTGGATCATAATATTCATTCAGTTTATAATGATGATATGAATTATGCTCGATGCACCATGATTCTGCTAATAGCCAATCGACCCAGTCAACTAGTCTGCGATAAATGCCGCGACCATACGTAAATCGGTTGTATTTGCCTTGCTGATATCCACCGTGACAAGTATGATGAGAGATTCCTGCCCAATGAACCGTCATTGATATACCCATAAGTACCCATGGAAATACACTAGTAGATGACATGAAACTAGAGAAATAACCTGCGTAAAACATAAGACGGTTATAATAAACTATCTTGTTTAAATGTACGTAACTCTCTTCTTTTAACTTGTTGTAGTTTACTTGAGATCGTTTCATGCTTGAATCTGTATATAACTTTTTAGGTATTGCGCGGATCTCGGTTGCCCATTTATGAAGTCGAGTAGATGGTTTTGTTACTTCTGATGAAGAAGACTATGATGCTGTATCCATGTCTGACATGTCAATAATATACCTTATATACCTTATATACCTTATATACCTTATATACCTTATATACCTTATATACCTTATATACCTTATATACCTTATATACCTTATATAC